CCGATCCTAAAATTTGAAATAATTCCATTTATTGTTTGTGTTTAAGTTTAAATTACTTTTTTGTAAATACTTCTTGCATTTTGTCCAAACCATACCTTACTCCAGAATGAAAAATGAACAACAAATCAGTGTCTCTCCTTAACTCAATTGAGATTTTCACCTGACCTGATTCATCCTCTTCCTGCAAAACAATGATTTGATCCCCTATTTCCTCTTGCAAATAAACAAGACGTTCTGCTTGAATATAAATTTCTGCTTTCATAACTTTTTAATTTTTATTGACGTAAATGTACGAAGTGGGTGTTGCCCCACCACACTAGAATGAGATATAATCGATCGCTTTCTCACCTATCGACTTTCCATCTCTGGTGATCTCGTAATCAGGATCCATACCAGAAATCATGATGTGAGCAATCAAATCCCCAATACAGGTAAATTCGGCTCTGTAATAATCACATTTTAAACTATACATACGTTTTTAATTTTTAGTACGTTGTAAAGGTACAAAAAAAACTGTGACCGAACAAAACCTATCGCCTATTTGTTTTCGGACGGCCGCGGCGACCTCCAGTGCGTGCCTTAACCAGTGCCTTTTGAGCCGCGCGTGAGGAAATCATTTCACTAGTGAGTGAAGGACGTCCGCGCTTTCCTCCGGTGGAAGTTTTTGGTGTCTTTGGAGTGGCACCAGAAGCAGGCCTTCCTCTACGGCCTCCACTTCTTTCGGCACGCGCGACCTTCTCAAGTTCACGTGCGGCCTTCACCTCTGGATCAAGTGCTGGACGTCCCCTACGGGTGCCCTCGACCTTCTCCTTCTTCGGTTTCAAGCCACGTTGCAGATCACTGACGCGTTTGCGTTCAGCTTTCTCATCGCTGCGATTCATCATGTTAAGGGTGCGTCGGTGCTTAATCACGGACGGGTGTAAAATAACCTGATCCAGATCAAAGCAACGACTAGCACCTCCCTCATCACGTACCTCATATCCACCACGTGGCCATCCTGGCTCACCTGGTTCGCGTTGTTTGATCAGTGAAAAAAACATACGCGTTTCATAAAAGTACGGTGCGGGTAAAACCCTATCACGTGGCTGAGGATTAGCTAGCTCAGGGAAAATATCAGCGTAGCGTTTCACAGTTCCTATTTGATCCTCACCAACCATAAACGGGGTTTCTATTATCTTCATATCTTAATTTTTATTGACGTAAATGTACGACAAAAACTCTGCCACAACAAAACCCTAAACAAAACTATTCAAAAAAAACAAAACACTTTTGGTATAAAGGTACGAAAAAACCTTGACAAAAACAAACCTACTTTGCGACAAAAACGTCACAAAAAACACCTAAAGGTACGAACACTTTGTGCAACAACCAAAAAAAGTTGTGCAACAAAAAAGTGCAGTTGTGCGTCAAAAAAAGAATAAGGTTTGGGACAAAAAGTTCATAAAAAAAAGTTTGGATCGCGTGGAGAGAAAATGGGGTGGAATTCAACACCAAATCACCGTCACCAACCAACTCGTCACATACTATAACGAACCTAAACAAAACATTACGTGGACAAAAATCCGACTCGTTCCATACTATCCCTATTCCTCATCCATTATACAACCTACGCTACAAAAAACAGCGCAAATTCAACGCAAAACCATCGCAAAAAACGGCGGCCTCTATACAACAATATCACTCACCGTCTCCGTATCTCTCGCTATTTAACCACATCTTCAGGATAACATTGTAACAAAAATTTCTTATTGTACACGGTATCCCATGCTCGTCCGTCCAACGTACTCACAGCAGCATAATGAGCAGCCATCAAAGCCTTACGCACGTGCATTCTAGCAAACTCAGTCATCAACTCCTCCGTGTTCATTATACCACCGAGTTGCTTGATTAGTTCTTTCGCCGTCACGGTCTCCACCGTATGCTGAGTATCCATTATCCTATTCATCATCCTTATTCCCCATTTATCATTTTAACCCGTTGCTGTTGTAGCCGTTGAATCTCTAGTTTCAAGTCCTCGTTTCCCGAACGTGTTTTCAATTCGATTACCTTTTTAGCCATCGAATCCATTTTACCGTTCTTATGTTCCCTAACCATATGATCCAGTACGTCCTTAACCATATCAATACCGTGCTTGGTTTGTGTATCAATGTACCCTGGATACTCTACTGTGGCTTTTGAGTAGTTGCCCTCATCATCCACCAATTTAATTTCAATGTGTTTCAACTTGGTCATGATTTTCTATTTTATATATAATTGTTCTGTCCACTGGATAACATGCTACAATAGCTCCATTGTGATCTTCAAACGCATACACACCATCAATTACCTTAAATTTAGCAGCACGACAGCTACACACGTATGTTCCACTAGCAAATGCTTTTGCTCCGGTAATTATTTGTAAATGATATGTTTTCATCTCAATATTGTTTAATATGCTTGCTATATGCTTCTTCAATCGTTTGCTCAAGTTGTCTAGCTACGTTAAACACGATCACTGATAGTTCCTTTATATGCTCACTATACTCGTCATGTTTCTCATAGTTGATGCCCTTGATTATCTGCATCTTATACCATTCCAACATTTCGTTGTAGCGATCATACATCGCCTTCATGTCTGCTATACTTAACATCTATTGCTTTCTAATCATTGCTTGATAATATCTTATCAACCCATCCTCTAAAGTAATACTAATTCCACCTTGTGGTATCCACCCCGCACTAATGTAGTGTGCTACTCGTTCTTCGAGGAATGATGTTGTGTCTGTACTTACTATTTTATATTGCATAACGAATCGTATATACGTATTTAAGTATTGTGGTGTGTGGCCACCAACTTTTGTGGCTTAATCTTAGGGTGCTATTTCTAGTTTCTGTATTTGTTCTAGTAATTTAGTTACATCTTCTTCACTTAGATATCCAACAACATCTCCGTTAGCAACAGGATTGTCATAATGAAGTTCTCCATTACTATCTAACACCGCTAATTCATATAGACCGTTTTTACCACCATATGACATTGGACCTTTAACTACACTTGCTCCATACCCGTTATCAAACGAAATACGACTGATTATACCTCCATATTCTGCTCCCATTGGGTGATCAATGAACTCTAGATCATTAAATGTTTTCATATCTGAATTGTTTTTTAGGATGAAACGCGGCTCTAGCCTCGTCCAATCGTTTTAGGAATTGTCTATTCTTACTATCACCCTTGTCCCATAGTGTTGATACACCATGCTTACGAGCCCATTCTTCCAGTGTTAATTCGTTATTCGTCTTCATATTATGAATTTACGCTACTTGTTCTGCCTGTCCAATGTATCTATTGTAGCGAGCCGTCTCATCAGCTTCTTGTCTCGCCTTATTATTTGTTTCCCAGGCATATACGCTTTCAATGAATGAGTCGAAATAGTCATATTTAACCTCAATATCACTCCATTGTTCATCACATGTTCTCTTAACCTGTAATGCTATTTTATTATACTTAGCAGGTCCAACTACTCTATAGACGTTTACATTCGTGTAATCCCACTTACCGCGTCCTGTTTCTAATACGAGTGAATTTGGCGTTTCTACTAATTCATATTGGTTCGTATCGTAATTCATTTTACAATGTAGGTAAGGCGATATGGTATGTTCGAACCCTGGTACTTTATATTCTTCACGTTTAGCAACATGAATCTCTTGTTTAACTCTATTTATTTCTTGTTCCAACCTATAAAGTTCACTATTCAATTCCCAATATGGTTTGTAGATTTCTTTGTATGCTGGTTTCCACTCGTTCTCTATATTATCAATAATTAAAGCGGCATGCTGCGCTACTTTACCTAATGTAGTTAAGTAGTATAAGTTAGTGGAATTTACTTTGTTATGGCTACTTCTGTAGTCAATATCATAGTAATTATTCTCATCATCTCTATAGCTGTAATGCTTTCTAACATTGATCGCGCTAGGCCATCTACCGTCTTCTATTGGAACGATTTCCAATGTGTCACCTGTGTATTTGACATTGTATGGACTTACATTTAGAACACTGCTGAACCAATCATGAATAGATTGATTTAATTTAACTAGTGCAGGTTCGTACACTGTTGATTCGTATTGTACAAACTCGTTCTGCTTAACTGCGAACTGTGATGCGAGTGCATCTAAAATGATTTGCTTATTCATAACCTTTAATTTTTTATTACGATGTGAATATACGAACGGAACCCTGCCAACCAATAAGAAAGCGCCTATTGGCGCTCCTTAATTAGTTTTAAAGCATTCGAGTCGAAACATAACTCACTAAACTCACCTGCAGTGATGTTTTCAGTATCATTTACTGCTACCTTATAGCTTTCAATCTTACCTGTTTTAAGGTTAACTAATGCTACTTGGTTTGATACACGACCACCTATTAGGAGGTAACGATTACCATCTTCATGTTTATATCTGTTACCTACTTTATGAGTAGCGAAATACTCAGGGAATTGTAGTTTGATTTGCTCTTTTAATTCTTTAAGAGCAGCAATCATTGATGCTGGTAGTTCCATACTATCTATTTTAAAATATTCTGTATTATTTTCTGTAGGGTATTCTTTTACATCTACAGGAATGAAATATGAATGGAAGCTATCTACTGGTACAGCAATGTTAACTCCACGGCCTGATGCTTTTTCCATAACATAATAGCCTGTAAATTCATTTTCATCGTGTTCAGTACTCCATTTGAATTTTTGACCTGATCTGCAACGATCGTTATATTGGTCTGTAAATCCTTTGTAACATTCGTAAGTAACGCCTTGTTGTGGTTTGATTTTTGTGCTCATAACTTTTATTTTTTATTTATTTGTGTAATGTAAATATACGAACTTTACTCTGCCAAGTACAATCTATTGTAATTGTAGAGTGCGACTGGGTTTTCATCAACTATCAATTCATAATTATCCATAACATGCTCATAAATGGCACTTAATGGTTCATTAATAACTTCACCCACTAATTGAGAGAAATAATTGTTAGATAAATTTACTGTTTCTTGTAGTGTTCCTGGTAGTCCACAATACGCTGCTTCGCTTACCTCACTAATAAACATACCACTGTAGAACCCATTTAACTGGTGTTCATTCATGAATTGATCAGCATTACACCATATTGCAATACATTCTTTGTCCTTTAACAATGATACTGTTGAGCTATCAATAGCATAAGCATAATTAAATCGTTGTGGGTATATAGATGATTTAGCATCACTAAACATACCTACAGCAAATAATCCACTAGGCGAGCCATGTCCCATCATTATGATGCGATCATGTTCCTTGATTAATTGTGTTAATTGATCTTTACTAACACCACCATTAACAATAATGGCATCGTTAATATTACTGTATATCGGCTTTAAAAAGTCCGTTGTTGGATCCGATGGGTGAATAATTAAATTTTTCATGACATAAAGATAGGCAAATTACTTTGCCCATCCACATTTAATTCATTATTCCTATTATGTTTCGCCTCCACCACTTTGCAAAACGTGTGTTTGGGTTTTTAGTAGTTATTGATTCTCCAACTACTAACCCTATTGTAAACAGTGCTGATAGTAAACACAATAGTATTAAAATTTGAAATAATTCCATTACTATAGTTTAATAATTGTCATCATAATCATCATCATTATCCATAAAGTCTTCATCAAGTGAAGATTCAGAATAAATCAATTCCCCTAGATCATCTAGTTCTTCATAATATGATTCTAGAGTATAAATGAATTCTTCTAGATCAAAATTATCAGGATGGCCATTATGATTCAACTCAGTGTTTGCTGCTAGGATTAATTCCTTTAAGACATCTTTAATTTCCATTTTTAATTTGTTTATTTTTGCTATAAATATGTTGATAAAATTCTAACAGTGTGCCATCAAATTGAAGCATTTCTTCTTCTAGCTCTTCTTTTTCCATTCTAAATTCAATCCAGAAATCTTTATACATTGCCTCTAGTATTTGAGCTTCTTCTCGTTCAAAATCAACAGTTAGTCTGCGTATACGTTCACTATGTAAACCTCTTAATTCATGTACTAGCGCTATATCTGTTACATCTTTGATTGCGTCGTTTTCTAATTTTTGCTCCCACATCAACCACCAATGATAATCACTTATTTCATAATCACCATTTTTAATTTTACTTTCAAGTGGTTGATATTTGTGAAGTGGACTCTTACTATTTTTAAAACGCCTCCACCAGTAATACGGATTGTATTTTGTTGGGGTGTAAGTTGCTATACGTTGACTTAATTCCATCCGTTATCAGTTTTTACTTTATCAATGTGTTTGCAAGTACGAGAATTACCTGACCAACCAAATGCAGGGCAAGTACAACTCCATCTATCATCTTCATTCTTAACTGTATACTTCTTACCTTTACTACCATCCACTTCCTGTTCAAATGTATTTTTGAACGCTTCGTTTTTAGAGTTTTTATATTCCTTTTTGAAATATATAATATGTTTTTGACCTAAGTGGTTTGGTATTTCAGTCCATTTACCATCAGCAATAACATAGCGTTTATCTGGTTCTTGTATTGAATTAAATACAATTGGTGGAATGTAACTGTGGACAATTACCTTGTCGCCTCCTACTATTACTGACATAACTTTTAATTTAGGTAAATATACGATCGGAACTCTGCCTATTCAAAGTCCCTAATTGCGATTACCTTTGGAAAGCGAGGGATGCCATCCTCAGTTAATTCAAAGTATTTAACTGTTGCTTGCTTACCAATCAAATCATTTCGTTGTAATAACTCAGCTAAGTATTCCCAATCACCATTAACAGCAGACTCAAACGGTTTACCATTAATTTCAAATTGCAATTTACCTACTTTACCTGTTAAATTACCTTTACCTTCAATCACACCTAATATTGTAAACTCAGCGTCACTGAATGTTTTATGTTTTAGAAGTGATTTGCTACGCTTATTCTCGTATTTAGAGTCAGTTCTTAATATCTGTCCCTCATAACCTAATTGCATGTAATCATGATAGTAAGCCAATAGATCATTTTCATTATCGATTTGATCAGTTTGTACTATAACACAGCACTCTGGTAGTTTTAATTTGAATAATGATTTGAATCGCTGAATGAATGTACCATCATTGCTTGGTAAATCATAAATGTGATATTGAATACAATCAGCACTTAATTTCAAATCATCTCTAGTTGGTTTTGTTTTGCGAACGCAAGATATAATTGTATTAAAATCAGCTACTGATTTATCAGCATACAATTCACCATCAAGAATTAGATCTGGATCTTGTTCGAACAATGATCTGAGTGAATAATAAATGTGAGGTGCTGAGATGATTGGTTTACCGTTTCGAGACCACATTCCATCTGCTCTGATGATACATCTTACACCGTCTAATTTTGGTTGACCAAAGATAGGAAATGTAATTTTATCTTTATAGTCCTCATAATCATGAGCCAACATTGGTTTGAAATATACTGGTGTATCTATTTTATTAATGTCTTCCCAATAACCTAGATCTTTACGTTTGATATACATTGCTTCCACTTCAGCATGAGCTTGTTGTTCGTCTGTAGTAGAATTTTTCTTACCTACGTTTTTAGCCTTACAACACGTCCATTCAGATGTTACCTTCTGGCCATCTGAGAATCCACTTATTGTTCTAAAGCAATTACCTTCGGTTTCGGCTTGCCATGTTGATACTTTTCCAGTAACGGAACGTTTGTATAGAATTGGATACATCATAACTTTTAATTTTAGAACGTCAATGTACGCTTAGAACTTTACCTCCCAAAACTGCCACCATTTTCTCTTCTTAGGAGTTTTAGGTTCAAATGGTTTTGTATTGTCATAACAATTGATAATACCCCCATAACGAGCAGCCATCATCTGTATCATTGTAGAATGCCATTCAGATGGAATCTTTTCGAAATCAGCTTTAATTTCAACAGTCAATTCAACCTGCTTATCTCTCCCTGTTAGTAATACTAAATGATCATTCATTTGAACAATCTGAGAAGCCTTCATTGTTATTTGTTGGCCCTTACCTATGGATATTGATCCGTTATTTTCTAACTCCCACATATTATTTTTTCGGATTTACAATTATTTCTAAATTATTATCTTCAAATCTAAGTCCAACAACTTCACCACCATACTCTGCAGCTTCTACTGATTCTAAGAACTTCTTTAAATCAAATGCTCTTATAAAGAATCCACCTTTGGCTTCCCCATCGGTGAAATCTTCCTTCCAAAATACTTGTCCTTCAAACATTAGTATATTATTTAAGATTAAAGATATGATTCTGCTAATTCAAACAATTGCTCGTTCAATTGAATATCCTTTTGAAAGTTCTTTACTGATCTAGCTTTACGACCACCAGATGTATATGAACCACCTAATATTTTCTCTTGAACACGATTGAATACAACCCACAAATCATTACCTTGATCCTCAGTACGTGTAGCACTAAGTACATCCATAATATTAACTGTTTTCTTAGTTCTTAACTGAGATGCTTTGGCTGCAAAGTCATTCATTTCAACCTCAGTTAATGTTTTAGCTTTGAATACATTAATCTTATTTACCAACCCTGGTAATTTAGCAATAATCTCATTAATCTTGGTTTGTAATGATTCGAATGTATAATTGGTATGTCTAATAGATACATTATTAAAATCAGCATCACTGATTACCAACCCATTACTACATACTAATCTGAAGATACCAACTCTGAAATTGAAAGCGGCTTTACCATCATGAGAATTAGTTAATAGGATTTGAGGAAACGAATCGTCTCCGTTTTCACCCTTAATCATAATATCAGGATTGCGGAACACAACTAAGTGTTTTTGGAAACCTTTGTACTTACGAGATTTAACCTCTTGTACTTTAGTTACTACCCAACCTAAATTCATTAAATCCTCTACTACACGTGATGTAGGAGTTTGTACATACTTGTCTGACAAGTGAGATGCTTTTTCAGTTGTAAATACTGACGGTGCAATTACCTTGATGTTTTCTAAACTGTAGTTCATAACCTTTATATTTTAAATATTTATTTTTACGTTGTAAATATATGTTGACAGCCTTGCCCGGCCACCTTTAGTTTAATACTCCTAAGCGAGCATAAGCAATCGCTTCACTGTATGCTTCCATTTCATCTAGCGATTCAGGTTCATACATTTCATCAATCTTAGCTACGATTTCTTCTTTATCAACTCCTCTCAATGTGAGCGATCGGGTCCAGTTCTCTATCTCCAGACATTTAATCTGCAATTCTGCTATCATAACCTTTAATTTTTAAGTACGATGTAAATGTAAGCGAGGGGCCCTGCCCACCCAAACTACATTTCTCGCTCTTTCTGTTTGCGTCTCAATACGATCCACTGTTCTTGCTCAGCCAATGAAGCGCCTCGTCTGTTTAAATCATCCCAGCTCTCCTGGCTTAATGGCACTTGTTTCTTTTTCTTATTTAATACTCTGTCTAACTTTTTACTTACTTTGTCTTGAGCTTCGTCTCGAGTTTGAAATGCCATATTTTATTATTTGACGTAAATGTACGACTTTTATTTTGCCATCCACTTTCCACTACTAATCAATTCAAATTCATCTGTATTTCTATCTATGAACTGCCATGTTGCTGATTGTAGAGTAAAATATTCATCAATGTGTCTTAATACTTGATCAGGAGTAAATTCAGAGCAACTGTATAAATCGAATTGGAACATAGGTAATTCTAAAGCATCCCATACATGAATCGAAGCATGTGATGTTGCTAAAGTTACAGTACCTGTTATTCCTTCATTTCCAGGTTCATTAACATATATTGAGGTAGGACCAGCAACAACCACCATTCCTACTTTACTTACTAATTCTCGAAGCCAGTCATTTAATAATTCTTCTGATTTGGGTGGGTTAGTGATGTAACCTTTCACTAATAGGTGTAAATGGTTGGGTACAAACATTATTCTTGATTATTTTTTATTGATGATCAGATGGTGGACAAATCATTTCTAATTCACTCCACTTAAATTTAGGTTTTTCATTTAAGAATACATAGCATTTCCATTTCTTTTGTGTTTCGAAATAGATATGTTTCTGAAGATGTGAGGGGATTGCTGCGTTTGTAGGTATTCTTTTTACAGGATTATCAAAATGAACTGTAATTAATACTGTTAAATTTTCAGCATCATCCCACTTTCTTTCTTGTTCCTCTAATAATCTCCATTCACCTCTATTAAGGTATTGGTCTTGTAGGATACAATTTAGGTAGGAAAATGTTTGCTTTAAATTTTCTTGATTATCAGAAAATGTAGCAGCTGGTGCTCCATGTCCTTTATCGTAGATGTTTGCTTTATAGTCATCCGCGTCTGATGTTTTGATGTTTGGTTCCTTGTAGAAATCCATTGAACCCCTATTTACATTCGTGGGGCGGTTTGTTGATCTATATTTAATCTTGAGAGGTTGTTCTAAACTTTGAGAATAAAGAACTTCAAATACATTATTTTTGATTATAATGTTTTGTGTAATTGGTATTATACCTTGACTATAAGATACAACAGCTACTAATGTTAATAGTAGGGATATTAGGCATTTTTTCATGCCTATAAATATATACGATTAGCCTATTTTATTACCCAATCAGTTAATAATGATACTATAATGGTAATAACCATGCAGATCAAAGCAAACACAACAAATGAATTACTATCTTCTACCTGATTGTCTCTTTTACCTTGATTTCTATTCACTTAAGTGTTCTTTAATCGATTCATAATACTCTTCACGTAAACGCCTAACGGCTGCCTCAGCACTAGCTACACCCGCCTTAAACATTTGTTCCTGATCCCCGTACCCACGCTCATTAATTGCTTTAAATACTGCTTCGAATACTTCAAATCCAAATAAATTGTTACCTAGCGCTTGATACTTATCGCTCATATTAGAATCGTTTTGATAAATTAATAATATATTCTTCTTCTTCTTTAGTTAGCTTCCACCCATTTCCAAACAATTTATGTAGTGCTAAATTAAAATCATCTGTACTTTCATCTAATGTTCTTCGTTCTACATGGGCTGCTGCTTTTACATGACCATCATTTGTAATAACACATGATTGAGAAATATAATCATTATCTTGCATTGCTTTAAAGAATGCTTTTCTATCATAGGTTCCCATCCCCCAGATAATATCTTCAATGTCTATATCAATACTAATTGAGTTCATAATTTATTAGTTAAAATTGAAAAATTTTTGTTTTTGATTTAATGGTCTTTGTACTACTACTCGTTCTTTTGGTTTACGGCCTCTAGACTTAACGATACGATCTTCATCTTGACCCCAATTTGTTTCTCGTACTTGTTTATAGAAGCGTTCACGAACATGTTTCATATATTCCTCATCTAATCCAAATTCGTTTTCCATAACTGTTTATTTAAATAGGAAAGGTTGCCTACTAACACCTCACACCCGAATTGTAGGCAGGTCGGGTCGCTTAACCTTTCCTTTAATTTATATAATCTAAGACAAGTTCTTCGCCCCAACACATTCTTTGTAATGTTTTAAATTTAAGTTCATTATCTAGTGGTTTTGCTTCTTTATAATCACTACACCACACTGATTTTCCACCATATGCTAACCCACAAAAATATTCTAATTGTGAATTCATTACAATAAATTCTTTACGCTTCTCTTTTTTCTTTCCTGTCATCTTGAATTAGTTGGGGATTAGTTTCTAGTATATTTGCTATTGAATGTACGATCTCTTCTGGACCAAAAGTTGTTTTCCAATCAAAGTCTTCTGATACTTTATTTACCCACTCCATATAAAGTTTATACAATTCGTCTCTATTAATCTTCATAAATACAATTACTAAATTTTAAACCCCACATAAGTGATATCATTCCCATTTCTCTCTCAGCCCACTGTTTATTATACCTGAATCTCTTTTTCATTTCCCTAATCCCCCATTCTTTCCAGGTATCATTTTGCTCCACAGTCATTGTCCATTGAGCATACCAATCATCTTTTCTATCTTTAATATCATCAAATGTAACAGTATGTCCTGCAATCTCAAACATTTTATTGATTACATCCACAATAAAGATATCTTTTTTTTCCTGAAGTGTTAATCTTTTAGCCATTTTGATTTGAGTATTTTAGTATAGTAATCTGTTGTTACTGGTTCTTCATTATATCTGCTTGAAGTCCATGTTTGTGGAGCTTCTTTTCTACATTGTTCTATTCTCTCTCTCTTTGATTTGGTTTTATCAGTAGCATACTCATAATATAACCATGGTTCCCAATAGTGGGAATGATATGGACTGTAAAATGTTAATGCAATTTGATATCCGAAAAATACGAACGACAATACTGGATTCCACTCATGTCTAAAATCCTCAGATGACCATTTTGTTTTCCACCCTAACCCACAGTAACTAAATCCGACTTTAAGAGGTACTGGGAAAGTATAGTTTAATTTTTCATGAAATAATTCTCCAATTGATTTTATTTTACGTGCATGTTCGGGATTAAGTTTGTTCCATTTTTCTTGTTGTTCAATCTCCTCACTAGCTGCTTTATATGCTAGTTCTGGTGTTGCTTTTACCCATTTACGAGGTAGGAAGTATGGAGTACCCACCTGTGTTTTACCAGCGTATAATTTAACTTTGAATGGTTTGAATGGACTATTCAACGCCTTTAGCCATCTCAAATCGGCAAGAATGTATTTTAGTTTCATAACCTTTATTTTAATTCTCCTAAAGATACGTCTCCATCTTTGACAATCAAATATTGTCTTGGTATTGTGTCTATAAAATAATAACGACCACCAGTGGATTTACCTTCAATATCGATTTGTCTTTGACCTGTATGGCCTACTACTTGTCTAATCTTAGTACGTAATGTATCGTAATTAGCTTTCATTAATGATTTAGGTCGAATCCAAATTGGACCTTGGAATGTTTCATCACCATAACCTCCAGTACCATACACTTGATCTCCAATTTGTTTATATGAACGATATCCTATTTTAAGGGGTTGATACTTGAATAAATCATTTAAGTACATAGCTAGATTAGGTACATCCCACATTACAATACTATCATTTAACCATTCACTACTTACACCAGCATGAGTAACTAAGAAATCATCAAACTGATAAGCTAGTTGTAAATGGTCTCTGTTAATATCAATAATATGTTGAATTGTAGGTGCCATTCTAACTTGGTAACCCGAACAGCCATTTTCCCCAATTTCAGGGAAATAATGATAATCATGATTACCAATCAACAGTATAACTTCCTTATCAGTTGTAGTTTTAAATTCAATAATATCTTGAAAATTCTGGCATTGGGTTAGACCAGGAATATCAAATGAATCAAAATAATCACCTACAAAGATGAATCTATCTGCGTCTTGTTCTTGATTAATAATTTGTTTCCATGCATCACGACCATGGATGTCTCCGATTATCACTGTTTTCATAACTTGAATTTAATAACCTATTTTTGCCACTACCAAATCTTCCACCAAGGTTTCTTAGTTTCGGGTTGTGATTTTGCTATTTTAAAAGGACGATTGAAAAATAAATTAGCATTACGTACAATGATTAATCTTTCAGATGTATCTAATTTACTTATGTCAATATTAATTTGAACGTACGTTTCAACACCATGTGCTGTAAATGTTGTTGTAACAACACAATATTCTTTTCCTTTAATATTAATTGTACGTGTCATAGCATATATAAATATATGCTCCTATTGTTTTATAGAAACCATGTCACTTGAGTTGTATATTTTATCTCCCAATCCATCAACAATTTTTATTCCTAAAGAATCACAAATCATTTTTTCAGGAATCTCATTTGCAAATCTATCTCCCCCCTTTGTAAAAATAATTTCAGACTCGGGATCTAGAGATTTAATTTTATTATAAAGTAACTGAATTGTTTTACAAACACTACTATCTTGATCAATTGATATTTTTACATGATCAACATATCTGATAGATTCAATAACGGTTTTACGGTATTGTTCATTCTGGAATGAAGGTATCCCACGTTTTAGTTCTGCTTGTTTATCATTATTTACTATAACCCACAATTCATCAACAATTTCTTTAGATAACATTAAACATTCAATATGGCCTGGATGGATTGGATTTCCATACATTGAGGTTATTCCGTGTTTCATATCTAACCAGAAATATTTTATTCAGTCTCGTGGTTCATAAAATTTACAAACTGAAGAGCGGCATTTGGATTTACTTGTTGTAAATGATCTAAAGTTAACTCATACCTATCAAGTTGTACATGATTTATAAAATTTTCATCACGTAAACTATCTACAGTGGATTGTAATGTTTTTACTTCAACCTTAAATTGATTAATTCTTTCGTTCTGAAAGTAAATGGTTGTTAATAGTGCTAACAGTGAACATGCTGTTAGTATTGGGTTTATATACTGTTTCATAATACATTATCTTTATCTTCTTCATCGAATAAATCACATCCTTTATAATCAGGATGGTTTTCTTTCATAAAATCAATTCCTACCATCCATCTCCAAGCTATCAAAGCGGATGCTAATACTATACTGATTATTGCTATTGCCATTTTATTGTTGTTTATATAATTAATCCCACCATCTTTCAATATTTTCTTCTAAAATACTGAATAGTAATTTTTTTGCTCTTAAATGATTTATATGACTCATATTAATAGCGATTCCATCCTTAGTGTCTTTTGAGAATGGAGGATTATCCATTTTGTTTACCGCTACCCAAATACGAGGATATTTTATAAAATAATCATCAAAATTTTCAGATATTTCTTTCAAATCCAATTCATAATTACCTGGATGGGTTGGACTTGGAGTAGTTATGAATTCTGTTTGATGATAATTACTATATTCATGTAAATAATATTGTGATTGTATTTTTTCAATTAAACGAGTACATAACATCATTATCTCAGCATCACGTTTAGCACTGACGTGTCTATTGTGATAACCAATGTATTTAGATTGATTCTTTAATTTGAATTTTAATATTTCCCAAATGTAATGATCATCCCAATCTTGATCTTTCCAAATAATTGGAAACCAACGAATTAGGTTACGGATACGTTTAAAAAAGCGTTTGATCTTATACATGACATAAATGTAAAGCAGAAATTTGGCCCAACCAAATTAATGGTGGGGCCAAAATAACTTACTTAGTTACAGTTGTATCATTAGGTGCGATACATTCTGTTGAATCTGTTGATACTACTGTAGAATCTGTTGATACTGCTGTAGAATCAGTTGTAGCTTCAGTTGAAGTACCATTACCACCACATGCCGTCAAAGCTGCGATTGCGAAAATTGCGATTACTTTTTTCATTTGTTTGTTTTTATTTAATAAATTTATTTGATGTAAATATACGATTGAGGTTTTGACCGAACCAATCTTATAATTGAAGTCTTGAACCTACTAGAAAGAAACTTAATATTGGAGAGCCGGGTACCGTTGATACACTAGCTTTATAATCAATGTTAAATCCAAATCTTTTGCTCAATTTAAGACTATATCCTGTGCCCACCAAACTCATTACATTATAATTCCAAGTACTTCCTAACTTACTGTTGTATGTGTATGGAGAGGCCATTAAGAACACTCCTGGAGATAAGGTTGATTTTCTGCTTATTTGATATGGTTTAGTCCAAAATGCTGTAGCTGAGGACATCATTGAGTATGAGTAATTATTTTCTGCTAATTTCAGTTTAATATTAATAATAGATAAGTTATATCCATACGTTCCATATTTTGGATGAGGCACAACGTGTGTAAACCCACCAAAAGTCATATGTGTACCTGCTACGTAAGCAACGGTATATGAATAGGCATCTATTGATTTGAGTGCTCCGTTTTTAAAATTCATCGTGCTTTTATTCGCAGATAAAGCGAATGATTTAAAATCCATCCAAATCATACTTGACACACCCCAACTAGATTCACCTGTAGTTGATGCTTGAGACATACTTAGCGACATAACAGGTGTAAACCCACCAGTGGGGTTTTGAGCTACAGTTAAATCAGAACCCAACATTATTGGATTCATTTTAACTTGTTTCTTTTCTTCTTTTTTATCCTCTTTTTTTTCTTCTTTAGATTCTTCCTTTTTTTCTTCTTTCTTTTCCTCTTTAGTTTCTGATTTACTTTCTTCTTTTTTCTCCTCTGATTTAGACTCAGACTTAGATTCAGATTTACTCTCTGACTTTGATTCGCTGCTTGAACTGCTGCTTTCGCTTTTCTTTTCTCCACCAGAATTTGATGAAGAGGAAGACCCAGAGGAAGATGACGATTGGGAGGATGAAGATGAGGATGAAGAGGATGATGATTGGGTAGACGTACCACTCGAGGTAGCTGCTCCTGAACTTGCTGCTGACGCTCCTGTAGATGCGGCTCCTGAAGCTGCTCCACTTGCTGCTCCTGAGGCTGCGTTTGATGCTGCTGAACTTGCTGCTGATGATGCTGCTGAGCTTGCTGCTTGAGATGCTGCTTGTGATACTGTATTTTGTACTGTTTGTGTTACTACGGGTGCTGCTACGGGACATGCTAATGAATTATAGTAAGCATAAGTTGTCTGGAGCCATATTTGTAATTCCCCACTTGCCACTTGTGCTGGAGTAAATGATCTTACCTGTCCATAAAATGATACTATTGAGTTGCCATTTACTATGGTTGTAGTAGCAATTTTAACTTGACCTGAACATTTATCAATAAAGGTTTGAGTAAAGATCTGCCCACTTGCTGTTTCAGCAAATAGGCAAAAAGTGATTAATAATAAACTTACTAACCATTTTTTCATTAGTTTGGAAATATTCCTTTTTTAACCATTCTATCTAAAATTCTAGCACAAGCAATATCTAATGCTTTCTTTGTTGCTATAGAAATAGTTGATTGATTGAATTTCATTTCATCCACAGTTGCATCAGACAAGAATGTTAATTCTCTAGTTGTAGTTGCTTCACCTAAACCAGATGCTGCAAACACAACACCAGTCTCAGCATTAGTAAATCGAACTTGTAAACCAATACGAGTTACCATCATGTTTTTAACTCCATCTTTTAAATTAATAGTTTCATCTTCTGATACTGAGTAATCATAACATTCGATTGTAACGAAGTATTCAGCTAGATTAATTTTACCTCTACCATCTAATTTATTTTCAGAAATACCTGCTTGTGATGCTTGGAATTGCTTAACCATTCTGTTTTTAATTTCTGTTTTATCTTCAGTAAATTTAAAACGATTAAGATTTTCTAAATATTCCATAGAGATATTAGCTACACCTAAACCAACTCTTTTTTCTTTTAATTCAGGATACATCTCATACATTTCATCAGATATACCTGCCTTTAAGATTTGAATTGGGATTTGTTTACCTTCATAATCCATAAAACGAGAAATATCAATCGCAGTTTCGAATGATGCTTTATATTGTTCAGTTTTTGTTGAACCTACGTTTTGGGCACTCACATTTATAGTCAGCAACAAACCCAATAATATTAATAAATTTTTCATATGTAAATTAAGTTTAAAAAGGGAACCTAAGTTCCCTCTTAGTTAAGCTTCGGTTCCGTCTTTCTTTTTATGAGAGAATTTATCGAATGTATCTGCACCCATTCCTATACCTGTAATAATCATTACAGCATTTACTAATTCAGCAGATGGAGCAAAATCAGCATGTGAAAATGAGTTTAACATCATTGTGATACACAAAAACATAGCTCCTACAAATGCAATAACTGGTTTTACTGAAGTCGATCCTCTTTCATCTTTGAATAGATCGATAACCCATTGTTTGAAATTCATACTTTTAATTTTTAATTGTTAGTGAGATTCATCGTAAGCATCTTTTAATAAACCACACTTTTGACACTCTAATTCACCGTCGTTATCTGAGTCACCCCAAACGTGTTCACAGTATCTATGTGCTTTCATTTCATGCTCTAATTTTAATTTAGCCATTTCTTGCTCATGTTCTTGAGCATCTTTAGCCATTGCTTGATCATGTTCTTGTTGATCAGCTGCTAATTCATGGTTTTGTTTATTTTCAACTACAGCTAAATCTCTAGCTGCTGCTGCACCTGCTACAAATGCATCTGGAATTAATGGAGTGAATGGTTTGTTGCTTTCTTTAATGTCATTAACACTACCCATACTAACACCATCTTCCTCATCCATTTTCTGAACTAACATCTTGTCCTTATCTGTATCTGAGAACCAGTAGTCAATAATCTTACCATAAGAACCAATAAATGCACCTAATAATAACATTAATAGTTCTTTCCATGCTGCTGCCATTGGTGTTTGTCCCACAACAGCAGCAAAAATACCTGCTATTATTAAAATAAACCCACCTAATACCATTGCTGTGATGTACCATCTTCTGGACATCATTTTATTTAATAATTCTTTAAATCCTGTGTTTGGTTGCATATCTAATTTTGTTTATAAATTACCACTTTGGTGCTTCTTCTTTGAACTCGTCACCTTCTTTTTTCTTAACTGGAGCTGCTGGTTTAGCTGCTGCTGGCTTTTCAACAACTCTTTCTTTAATTATAGTAGTTCCACCTGCAGATTGTTGTTGTTGATTTGAGTTAGTAATGTTGATTACTGGAGCAGGTGCTGCAGCAGGAGCTGCTTCTTTATCACCACCTGTTAATTGAGTTACACCCCAAGTTCCTAAACCCATAACTGCTGTTGTAGCAACACCAATAATAGTCTTTTTTAATCCAGACCAAGTACCATCATTGTTTTGTTCTAATTCTTCTGACATTTTATTTAAATTTATAGTTTGTTAAAATCTGTTATTCCTAATTCAATACCTTTAGAATCGTATAATCCAATTCTATAAGCAGATGAAGGCAATGCTGATGTATATACTTTAAGTAAGTTATCACCTGCTTTAACCACTACGGTTTCTTTTGATACAACTCTATTGGAGATATCAAAAATCTTAATTGTAACGGATTGTGCTGTTTCTAACTTAACATTCATAGCAACTTCAGTTGTTACAAATGCTGATTCTAGTTTAAGTCCAACTGCATTTTGGATTTGCAATTCTTTTTTAACTTCAAAAACAGGTTCAATTAAATCATCTTTATAACATCCAGATAATCCAACTGCTAGTAATACTACTACAAGTAATTTTTTCATTTTAATTAATTTTAATGGTTGTTTTAGCTATTTGAGTTCTAGACCCATCTTCTAATACTAAATATAAATATTGAGACTGTATTGAACTCGTGTAAATTTTCTTTATATTTTCGCCCGTTTTACCAGTGAATCGTTCTCTACTAACAACTTGGTCATTTTTCTTATCAATCAGGGTTAATGTATATACTCCTGGTGATGGTAAATCAAAATGTATAAATTGTCCATCAGTTACACTACTCTCAGATACATTAAATATCTTTTGAACAGGGGGTGGTGTTGGTTCTATTTCCATTTTAGTACACCCCACTAATAAGACCACAAATATTAGTAATATCTTTTTTATCATTTGATTTTTACTTTTAATTGTTTACCAGCTTTATTAACAGCATCTGTTGTTGATATTGATGTCAACCCTAATATATCAGATATATTGCTAATCGGAGTAAATACAACTCGATATTCGGTTGTTTTATCTAATATATCTCCATTTGTTATTAATGATCCTATGTTAATCAAATTACCTTTATCAACTCCAAAGTTAGTAGGATTACCTTTTGTTATAAATTCAACTTTTTCAAACTTTAATCTAGTATTATCATAATTTAATTGAAATTGTGTACCTACTAATTCTTGTTGTAGGGGATCTACTGACAATGTAATTATAACCTTATTATTTATAATTTCACCTATAGTTGATACATTTATTTCATTTATAATAGTATTAACCATTAAACTCATACTCCTAATTGAATTGCCACTAATATTAGTAACGCTTTGTTGGGACGAGTGTGATTGATTTACATCACCCAACCAAGTTACATTTATGTTGTAAGTATTATTCATTCCGCTTAAAGTAAATGGAATCAAATTACGAGTTGAATTGAATTGAGTTCCCCAATTGCTCGTTGTTATAGCATCATAATCTGATTTATTGTATAGCTTTATTAAATTTGTTAGAGTAGTATTTTGGGTAAGTGATTGAGTACCTGTTAAATGTTGTAATAATTTGTATGTGTCATTTTCATTAAATACACCATTACCATCAACATCAGCATTCATATATTGAATACCATTTGTTAAGCCTAATCCACTTTGATTACCAAATATACCTCCATCTGCTAATTCCTTAAATGCTAGATAAACATCTGATACACCCACAATGTTATTATATAATGTATTCAATTCAGTTTGATTAGTATGAGATAATTCTATCCCATGTTGTTTAAACATCATATTAGGTGTGAATGTAAATTCCGCTCTTAATCCCCAGAAAAATCCAGCTCGTCTTATACTAGATGTAAATGATGAGCCTGAGAAATTAAGTTCTGTTGGTGATGAAATCCAATAAGCTGCCCATGTTCCATCATCCCATTGATATGTTACAGGCCCATTCCATAAATCAAATAACTGTAAACTTGTAACATTACTTGCTGAGGTGCCTTGTGGAAATTCTCTCTTATCAATTAAAATTTGGTATCGTTGATTTTGAGGTTCATAATCATACACCACACACCACTCTACTTCTCCACCTGTTGTTGTTGCTCTTACTCCCCCACCACTTACTTTTACTGTATCTAAATCATTTGTTAAATCTACTTTACCTAATCCACTTAATGCTCTTGATGTATTTGTTGTTACACCCCATGTATTATTTACAAACGTATTTGCTTTTGATGTAAATTTTGTTTCATCAACATTACCACCAAAATCAAAATTAAATCTTGCAGTTAATACATCTCCGTTTGTATGTGTTACTGAGTTAGTGTAGAATTCAGTGAATGTTGCATCATCTGGGTTGGTCCAAGTTCCATATTCAATTACATACGGATTTGAAAAATGATTTGGTAAATCGTTCCATTGAGAACCATTCCATTTAGTTACTGCATAATCTTCGTTACCACTATTGTTTGGTTCACCGGGTGCCCAGTTATTGTATTGGCCAGGAATGTTTCCATTTAATTGACCATTATTAATTTTAATTAAAGTTCCTGCTTCAGGTCCTGCATCAATTGTCCATCTAGCTTCACTTGCTTCATCAGTTAACGCAAACCAAATATTACTTTGAGGCACATTATTAAAAATAAATGCATCTTCATCTGCTGAAGTGATTGTTACTAAATATCCTCTTTGTCCTTTAAATGTTGTATTTAATGATGCTGATCTTGCGTTTGTATAAGTTGCTCCGGTTGTTATTGGTCTATAAAAGTGTCCGTTTACACCATTGTAATAATATCCTACTGGATTGACTGTTGCTGCCACAGATAATGCAACATTACCTCTTACCGAACCTGTATTTACTTTTAAAGATGCTAATGCCGTATTAATACTTACCATCGTTCCAGTAACTACTAATCGAGTTTTATTACCTGTTAAAGTGAATCCACTTGCCGCTGTTAGACCTGTTGTTGTAGTTAAATTAAATGTTGTACCAGTTGGTGGATTAACTAAACTAATTGATGCTAATAAAGTTGCAGTAGAATTAAATCCACTTAATACAAACCCACTAGCATCTTGTCCTGATGTAGATTGTGTAAAAGATTTAGAGTCCGGAGCAGATACACTCTGTCCGAACCCTAAAAATGATATAAATAAAAATAATGTAACTAATAGATATTTCATTATTCTATTATTAAGTCTATTTTATTTCCTTTAGCATCTACCGCATCTGATAATACAAAATAGAATAAACCTGCAGTATTTGTTAATTGTACTTTAGGGGTGAATATTAATTTATATGGTGTACCAATTTTGATTCTTGCTGTTTTTAATTGATCAATAGAACCAAATGTTAATCTACCATCATTATGAGTTGAAAAGTTAGTAATAGTTGAACCTGAATCAAATATGATATTGTCTAATGTTAATTTAGATTCATCATAATTCATTATTACTTGCAATCCAGCTAATTCTGCTTTAGTTAAGGTTGTTGTTAATATTACTTTACCATTTTCTAAAGTAGATGTTACACTTAATTTAGCAGTTTCTACAGCTTCAGTTCTATATGCCATCACAGGTGTTGAACTCATTGATTTTTTCAAATTCACTTCACCATTAACTGAGTTGGTATACAACCCACTACTAATTCTACTAGCGATTACAGCAGGATCTGATGAGTGTGACCAGTTTAAATCACCACCCCAAGCAAACACGGCGTGTACTTCTTTTATTGGAGTATCAATTATTACTTTATTTTTTGTAACACCATCTAACCAACTCTGATTTAATAAACCACTTTGCCATCTTACTGATGTTGAGGTTGATGTTGGGATCATTGCTACTGAGCTCATATTTTGTCCCATTACGTGAGCAAACAATGCATATGAATCTGATTCGTTAAATGTATTATCATTTAACGTTATATTACCTACTTTGGTTTCTAAATTAGGGTAAGTAAAGAAATTAGGTGTTCCACCAATATCAGTTTGAGAATGTCCTAAAAATGCTTTGTATGCATCTGATACTGTTACAATATTATTCATCCAAGATTTAGTCATTGATGGTCCTACAAACACACCTAATGAATCTCCTACTTTAACTTGTGTTGTAAATAATGCTTCACCACTAGCATCCAATGGTAATTGAGCAATAGGTTGTTGTGTCCAATCAATAGTACCACTACCATCAGTTTTCAATTTCATTAATTGAACATTATGATCAGTAATAGTATATCCTTGTGGGAATAAAACTTTTACTTTGAATTGAGATGTATTACCAGTTACATTTGTTAATGATAAATTGGTAGCATTGCGAGTAATTGGTGTAATATTAGCAGATGCATTGTTAACAGCGTAAGCTAAGTCTAATTTATGAATATCATTGTAAGTATTCTGATCTTTCAATATAAATTTTTGTGTTGCAATATCTCCATCAACTGAGGTATCTGTTCTTTGAACTGTTAATTGCCCAACATTCCAATCATTATTTACGGCATATCCCCAAGGAGTTGCTTGATATTGTCCAGATAAACTAGTTTCAGCAACATTAGCTGCAGGAGTAAATCTGTAATTATTCCAACCTGTAAAGAATGTTTGAACTGATGTACCTTGTGAGAATACGGTACTATTTGGTACCATTGCTAATGCCTTGTTATTAAATGAATATCTCAACCAAAAATAACGAGGTGTTGTTGTACCTCTAGCTATTGTGTACTTTACAGTTAAAGTATCACCAACTTCATAAGGTGGTGCTGGAGTAACTGATTGAGACACAGTAATTTGACTAAATGATGTTAACGATGTTAGGAATATTCCTAAAAATAATAATAATTTTTTCATGGTTTTTATTTTTCAAATAATTTTGTGACTAATTTATCACAACCTTTTTTGAGAGCATTACTTAATGAAGTTTGGTTAAATTTACCACCTTCATCCACAAGTAAAGTAGACATGGAAACTTCAGATGAAGATTCTTCAACAATAATTTCTTTTTCTTTTATACCGTCTTTATATAAGATTCCTTTTAAACGAATGATGACTTCTTCTTCACCTTTATGGAAAACTGAAATATTTTTCTTAGTAGTTAATACATCTAAATAAACAATTTCGACACGTAATTTGTTTGTAGCGTCTGATGATATATTATAGCCTTTATCTTGTAAAAATTCTTCTAATACATTTTTAACACCAAATTCTAGATTGCGATTACCTGCTAATTTACCAACAACTATTTTATTAGTAACTTTTTCAACATAGATATGTTCATCTGCGTTATACCAAATATTGCCTGGGGAATTTTTAAATGATCCGTCAATTTTATGACTAATTGCATTAGACATTTGTAGATTTTCTTCGTGTGATTTGAAAATCTCACAATATACGAAATATAATTGTACTGCTAAGGCAGTCATTACAAGGGATCCTAGCAAATATAACACACCTTGCGCTAGTATATCACGCAGATTGGTGGCCAGGGTGATGGCTTTTTGTTTCATCTCTTTTAATTTTTAATGGGTTCAGACATAAATATGCAAAAAAAAGGCAACCATTTCTGGTTGCCTTAAAAATTGTGGAGGTGAAGGGAGTCGAACCCTTGTCCAAATGCGGATTTAATAAATCTCGTTCACAAGCTTAGTTAGTTTTTCTTAACTAACAAAATATGAAGTTTGATGTATGTGGGAATCATACTTCCAAATTACCTGGTTGTGGAATTATTTTATGAGGGCTCCACCCTAAGACCCCCTTTGTAAACACTTCTGTTCCTAGGTTATATGTGCACCGACCCGAGTTGGACTAGGCAGCTACTGCGTAATCCGCACCAACGAATGCCATAGCATCTTCGAAGGTCATTGTAGATAATTCTACGTCATTTATTGTTCGATAGGTATTTACGGATTTCCATCTAACCCGGCTTGCATCAACTATACCAACTCATCGCACCTGTCAAAACCAGGCACCCCCATGTGTTAAATAACTTCTGCTTTTTTCTTTCGTTTTTTGCCTTCTAATATTTTTTGAATATCAGCACACAATTCATATTCTTCTAATTTGATCAAATCATCCATACAATTACTTAACAATTCTTTGTATTGTGATTTCTCAATATTAAATATCATCCCACTTGTGTCTTTGAATGTAATATCAAATATATCTATTCGATCTTTACCTCGTTTATGAGCACTGAGAACACATCTAACCATTTTAAGTATTAAATCACTATCCCTATCCCTCATCATTTGAAGGAATTGCCGATTACTTTCTAACATTAATACCCAACAGGCCATATCCATAATTATTGTACCAGGAGCGGGAATCGAACCCGCACTCGCGTTGGCGAACAAGATTTTAAGTCTTGCGTGTCTACCTATTCCACCACCCCGGCATGTGCAACTTTTAAAATACCCTATGAGTTGCCAACATCGCCGACCTACGATTCGGAGAGTTTCATGTTGCCAGAGGAGTTACTCTGTCTTCGTCGTTCCACGTTCGAACGATTGCTGTAGGGGAAGGATTCGAACCTCCACGCGGCGATTCAACAAATGACACTTTTGCTAGCTAGCCTGTGGTCAACCCATTATCATTTGTCTATCTCGAACTCCGCACCCTCGAGACGGGAGGGCATGTCTGCCAAGCGTACGCCTTTTCACCACCCTACAATTCCAGCTTAATAACTATTGTTTGAAATGTCTTTCAAGCGCGGCAATTTTATCTTCAGCATCAACTAACATTGTAAGCGCTTCTTCAGCGTTGTTGTAGAAGTCTTTTGTTGAATGATCACCAATACCAGCGGCGTGATAAGACAATAGATCCAAAGTTAATAGAGCTTTTGTTTTGTCAGCTATTGCTGAAGCCATAAGCATGTCGTATAATTCTTTTTTCATATGTGGTTAATTTACAATTTTCTTTTTGCCCGTCCAACATTTTTTCTAAATTTCCTTATGTCAAATAAACGTTGCACGTGGGCCTGGTAGGAATCGAACCTACTACCTTCACATTATGAGTGTGCCGCTCTAACCGATTGAGCTACAGGCCCTTGTTGAGCTCCCACTCGGAATCGAACCAAGTTATCATGATTACAAGTCATGCGCATCGCCTGCAATGCTTTAGGAGCATTAATATGCGGAAAGACAGGGATTCGAACCCCAGATACCTTTCAGTATGCCGGTTTTCAAGACCGGTGCATTCAACCACTCTGCCATCTTTCCTGGAGTGCAGTGGGAGCTAGCTTCCCTGTGGTTACTGCACATTTTATCCACTTTGTACTCAGTACGGGATTCGAACCCGTATTACATCCGTGAAAGGGATGTGACCTAACCCTTAGTCGAACTGAGCAGCTGTTTATTCAGCTTCTACAGAGTCTAGTAAAATTACCTCAGCAATTTTAGCTTCAGATGCTGATTTTACTTCAAATTCACCTTCTCCTCTGCTTACTAAATATTGTACTGTTCTAGCTTCTGCTTCAGTTACTGACTGCGCATCAACTAAATAATTTACATTTTGTTTTTTTACTTTACCTCTATCGTCTTCAGTTGTAAACTGAACTTTTACTTGGAAAAACTGTGCCATGTTATTTTATTTTTTTGTGTATACTGAATAATCGTAAATGTGTGCTCTATATTTGAATAGTGCTTTTTGAAATTTAGTGCGGTTTCTATAATCTTCTAATGACTCACTTTCTCTACGAGCAGGACCAATTCCTGAGTAATAATCAATCATGTTATTGTTTAATTTTACTTCATTAGCAAAGAACATCATTTTAGCCATATTTCTAGAGCCAAATGGTTGATAGCCAACTTTGTACATTTGATTTACTTCTTCTGGTAATTCAAAACCAGCGTATTGGTTGTGTAATCCTTCCATATTTTATAACTTTATTTAATGTGAATATACGACGGGCATTATAGGATTCCAAGCGCTTTCATATTTTCTATTTGATCATCTGAAAGTTGGAAATCGGGTTCCTCTACTTTGAATTTGTTAGTGGTGAAACTCTCAATTTTATCCACTTGATCAGGGGTAAACACGTCACCTATGAATAGAAAATAGCAATTGTAACATAACAGTTCTAAATTCTCTAAACGATAATTGCGTTTATTATTATCTTTAAAATTAAGTAACAACGGTATCTTGTAATCAGTTACTCGACGCTCACAGAATCCACAATTAGCACAATCCTCAGATATTTTATTTTCATAAATCAATCTATTCTTAATCTTTTCAGGATTAAAGTGAGATGGATCCATCTGTCCATTTAATATCTGTTCTAAAGCAGGTTCTTTTTTAACTCCAACTAAATGTTTTGGAATGCCTTTACCAGACTGGTTGAAGTGGGTATCAAATAGAGTTTTACCAGTTTCATCATCTTTGTAGAGCTTAGCATATGCTTTGTAATGAGTGTAAGAACAATCTAAGTAACGAGCAGCGGCTCTATTACTACGAGTGTGTCTCATAGCCCTTAAGATATCATCTTTTGAAAACGGTTTTGGTTTCATAACTATTTTTTCTTCTTTTCATTCCCATTTATAACTTGTAATAACATCCACAAATCATCAGGATTTTGCAAAAGTATTTCGTTACCATTAGGATCAACTAAAACTTGTATATTCCCTTCAGGATCAATTCGATCATATAAATAGAAAAATATTAATTCAGATGCTTCTTTTCCAAAATGTAATATAATTAAATTATCAATAGCCTCATAAAATATATCATCGTATTTAGTAAGATCTAATTGAAAATCACCACTTAATAGAAAAGATCTTGTGTTTGCTTGTTCTAGATTAATTATAATTTTATTAAATAATTCTCTAGTAGCATCAGCTTGTGTCTTTTTTCTTCTTGTAAGTGTTGTATCAGAACCTAAAATTAAATCTATTGATTTTTTTGCGTCATCAACATTTCCTTCCATAACTAAATTTGTTTTATTAAATCCCTTATCTCAATACATCTATCATAGTCTTCGTTTTCTACATAGTGCTCTAATAGATTTTCAAGAGTTGGTTGCCATTTCTCTTTTTCTAATTCCAAATATGAAGTTGTACCTGCAATTTGAAATAAAGAAATTGATTTTTTCTTCTTTTTAATTCCGTCTTTTATAGCAAATATTGTTTCCTCTATAACTGCTTTTCTAATTGCAGGATGTGTACTTACTTGTTCATAGGTTGCCCCATCACCAAGTGATATTTTAAACACTGGAATTCTCCTTTTCATATTATTCCTTTTTAACAGTGATTACTCAGCTGTAACTTCTTCTTCTGGCGCTGCAGGGGCTTCTGTTGGAACTTCCTCTGCTGGTTGTTCTTCAGGCATAATTGCCTTTTTAATCATCAATCGGATATCCTGAATAGGAATTAGAAAACCAATAACATTATCAAAAGGAACATCTGTGTCCATATTTGCAGTCATATTAAATTGTTGCAAGCCTTGGTTTAATTTTGATTGTAGCTTTTGAGTCATAGCAGCTTTATCATCACCCACTAATGTTTGAGGTAATGCAAATTGTACCTTAATACCCTTTTTTGTTGGGTTATGGTTTACATCTACTTTAAGTTTTGGTTTTATGTTTAAATCTGCCATTATAATATGTTTACATATAAATATTAATTATTCTATGATCTCATCAACAAGACCATATTTTTGTGCTGTTCTAACATCAAAATACCACTCCGCTTGCCTGTCTCTGTGAGGTTGTAATATTTTTGGTGTTAGTTTTGTTTTAGAAATCAGATAAGTATCACATAATTTATCAATACGTTCTGTTTCTTTTAATTCTTGTTTATGAAATGCTACTTTACCATTAATTTCATATGCCGCTTCGTGATACATAAATGTCGAATATTTACTCGCAATTCTGTGATGTCCCGCAGCATATACTATTAAAGCCATTGACATTGCTGTACCATGGCATATAGTATGGATTGGAGTCTGCGAATTATCAATTACATCAATTAAAGCCAATCCACTGAACACTTCCCCACCAAATGAATTAATAATGAGTTTAATTGGTTCTACTGTTTGCTTTTTAGCGTCTTCATTGTTAATCTCATATATATCTTGTATAATTTGATTAACAGTTTCACACTCAATATCCCCCAATGTTATGATCCGACTTAATGGGTCTAATTTGGAACGACGCTCTCTTGACATAATTTATAATTTTCTCTTATAAATATAAGTCCAAATTATTGCTTAAACAAAGGAGGACAGTTAGAATTTGTTTTTCCGTCTCGGTACCCATAGAAACCCCATTTATATTTAAAATATTCATGGCATTCCCTCTCAATTAATCCTTTCTGATATGTTACTTCAGGTTCTACTTTTCTAGTACCTACTGAAACAAAATGATAAAAGTGAGTATTATATGTTCTTTTCATCTCCATCCCCATCATTTCACATTTCATAAAAAATTCCCAATCAACAACCCAGGGACCAGGATATGTTTCGTCCCAACCCCCAACTTGAAGATATTTAGTTTTATTCATGAATATAGGAAGTGTTGATCCACAATCATCAGATTCTTTTCTATTAATTGTTTCAGTATATTCCCAGAATTTATTAATATCAAATTCTTCTACTGTTCCTAAAGGATGAATTACAAACTGTTGAAATATTCCTGGATTAGGTTCTATTTGGTTAGGAGCCCAAACAATATTTGGATTGTATATTTCTTCTAATTTAACATCCCAACCTTTATCAAACACATTATCATCATTTACAATTAATATTTTGTCTGATGATGCATTGTATACTCCGAAATTTGTTGCTGTATTCAATCCTCTATTTTCAGGTAAATTAAGTACATCAATGTATTTAGAATATTTATCTAATACCTCTTTATTAATGTCGTAGAAACCATCTACAACAACTATAATTTGGTTTTTATTTGTTTGTCCTTCAATTGCTGATTTTAGACATACATCTAAAGCATGGGGTTCTTTATATGTTGGGATTATTACGGATACCATCTTAATGAGTTATATGTTGATAATACCTTAGAAATATACGACTTTGTTTTTGCTTTACCAAAACATTCTACAGCAAAATACCCATCAGCATCATATTTTTCAATTTGAAAACGTGTATCACCTATAGTTTCTCTATCAACTATAAAATTATGACTATCAACTCTATGTAAGGCTATATTGTCTCCATTTAGTCTAAAAGTTCCATTTTGGTTTTCTTGATCAAATGAAATAAAGTTTTCATTTAGGTCTTTAATATTATTCCATAAATCATAATGAATAACAGTATCATCATCATTTGAATAAACATACCCTTCATTTATAAGAGAAATAGCATAATTTCTTTGAGCATGACCTGCTATACTTCCTTCTTCTTGATAATTATGAAACTCACAATTTTCAGGTAAAATATATTCACTTAATATAGATAAATCAGGAGCATCTAATACAACTATCCATCTATAATTTTCTTTAGGAATATTAATACTTTTACTTATTGTCATTAGGTTTTGAGGCCTAGAACATGGTGTTATAATATTTAAAAACATAATTATATTCTTTTAATCCAACTAGTATCAGAAAATGTTTGATCTATTTTTAACATTTCATTTATTCCATCAATTACACCTTGATGATTTGGATGATAATCATGTCCTGCTATAAATCCTCCTTTTTTTACTAAAGGGAGATAGTTTTCAATATCTTTTTTTATTTGATCGTAAGTGTGGAGACCATCAATATAGATAAAATCAAATGATTGAGTTTTTAAATCTTCAATAGCATCATCTGATAGTTTCTGGATGTGTTTTATATTATTTTTATCTTCTATATTTAATAAAAATTGTTCATGAACTACTGATAAAGAAACATGTTTGCAAGCCTCGTCATTTGGATCATAATCATCTAAAAAAGGATCTATTGTAATGACCTCCTTAAAATGATCAGCAAATACTAAAGTAGATTCACCTAAATAAGATCCTATTTCAACCATTTTCATTTTTTTGGTGGAGGATATTTCATTTATATACTCAATAAGATCATATAATCCCTGAAGCATTTCAGGTTCTGTTCTCATATATCTAAAATTATTCATTCTTTTTATTTCCATTTTAATACATTGGTTATTTCCGTATGGGGAAATGTAGAACCATTAGTATAATTATTAAAATTATGGAGGATTCTTTGGGGGTATTTTGATATGTAATTCTTATCTTTTATAAACACGGCTACATAATCATACCAAATATCTCTTTCTTTATCACTAGTATATTGTTCTAATACACCACAATCATATCCATTTCTAGTTCCCCAATTAGATAATGAGTGTGCACTATCTGGAAAGAATCTCCAGTAGTCCATAGGATATCTATGAAATGCTCCTATAGATGGAGCATTAATATAAAGAATTCCTGTTGGTTTTAATATCCTTATTGCTTCTAAGAATGTTAACCAGAAGAATTCAATATGTTCAAAACATGATGAACTTACAATAAAATCTACAGAATTATCTTCAATGGGAAATTTATAAGGATCTTCTAATATTATATCTACTCCAGGCATTTTTTCTAAATCTATTCCTATATACTTAGAACCTGGTGGGGCTAATGAGCGGATGTTAAATTCTCTGCCATTTCCTCCTATTTGAGATCCTATTTCAGTTATAATTGGGTTTGAAACTTGATTAACATAAGTCCCAAAAAATCTTCTAGCGTTAGCTTCGGCAGTGGCGTGCATTAGTCTTATTTAAAATATTCAATATAATTTAAAGCCTCCATATATGTGCTTCCAAAGTGTTGAATTGTTTTCATATCTGCTTTGTGAGTAGCACCTTCAGGGAATTTTGCTTTTTCTTCTTCAGTAATAGGAGTAGCTTTAACTCCAGCCCACTGCCAAACATTATCGGCTAAATCAACAAATACCATTCCTTTAGTTGGGTGGTTAATTGTTGAGGGATACCAATAGTATCCGTTTTCATCTAATTTTTTAATGGCTCTATATAATTCAGGCAATACTGATTCTGTTTGTTCTAAATCAATTTTTTCAATATGTTGATCTGAATTTGAAGCAAATCCACATCCAAAGCAATGCCATAATTTCTTTTGCTCTTGTTCTACTTCATAACAGAAGTCTGAACTACAAATAGGGCAAGTGATTAATTTATCCATTATTTTTTTAATTTATTTGTTGTTGTTGTAACCCAATTCCCACCTAAATCTTCTGCGTTGTAATGAAGACCTTCGTTTCCATTCTGTCCTATAATATCCATTCTACGTTCTAATTCTTCTTCATTCCAGCTTTCTTGGTCATGACCTGAACAAGGGGGTGTTTTAGAGGTATCATTTACTTCTCCCAATTTTTCTTTCAATGTATCCCATTGTTTTGGAGTAAGATTATACTCATGTACACCTTCTGTAAATCCCTTTAACCAAATTACAAATTCTTTACTTGTCATCTTCAGCTTTATTTAAGGTTGGTAATGTTGTTTTGCTTAGCTTAGGAAGAGGAATTTCTTTAGTAAAATTAGCATCTAATATTTCAACTAATTTTTCACCCATTTTTTCTAAACTAAAATCATTTCGACAAATGTACGACTGTCTCTTTGCTTTTTCAACATATTCATCATAATCTGCATAAACTGCTTTCAATGCTAATGAGGCTTGGTTATAGTCTGGAGTAAACCATTTTGATTCTGCTATCAACATGTTTTCAACAACAGCACTCTTATCTATTGGTTTTATTTCACCACCAACAAACACACTAAATTCTTTACTTAAGAAATCAGTATGTCCACTCCATCCACTAACAACAATTGGTTTTTGTGCTTGGGTGAATTCAATTAATGGTCTACCATATCCTTCACCTTTAGTTAAGCTTAACATTGCTTTTACTTTAGAATGATTATACAAACCATTCATTTCATCGTCTGTTAATTCTCCATGAAGTAAATAAATGTTTGGTAAATCACCATCAACCATTGATTTAACTTCTTCTATCTTAGCAATCATTTGGTCTCTATCCATAATTGAATAATTACCACCATTTACTTTTAAAATAAGTCCCGGTTTGATTTTTCTATTTTTAAAGGTTTCAAGAAATGCTTTAATGGTTCCACCCATGTTTTTTCTATCTTCTCCAAAACTACCTTGTAACCAATGACCAACAACTAAAAAATTGAAATGCTCAGGAATACTTTTTAATATATCATCTAAAGTTTCATCAACTTTATTTGTTTTTTTATAAATTTGAGTATCAACTCCTTCAAACAATACTTCTACTGGTGCTGTTGTTTCAATTATCCCAACCACTTCTTCAGGATTATCTTTTTTACGTTGTTCATATTTTGAATTTAAGAATACCTTTTTAGAATGATTACATGAAGTTAATACTAAATCCATTCTATTACACCCTTCAATCCAAGTAGTAGCACATAAATCTGTTTCAATACCAGCAGTAATACCAATATTATATTTACCTACTTTTTGAAATTCATTAGGTACTGTAATTTGGATCCAAATATCAGGAACATTTTCTAATTTATTATTACTTAGTTGGATACAATCAATAATTTTTTTATGATCAGGATTTGATGGTTTTAGAAATCCAAATGGAGTACTACCCCATCTTTGTGATAGGATTTTAACTTCATATTTTTCTGAGTTGATAAGTGCTTTAACTACATCTCTCGATCTTGCTCCATATCCACTAAATGTATCTATTGGGCAACTAATTGCTATAACTGGTTTCATAACTATTCTGCTATTAAATAAGGATTATAATGTTGTGGTTGATCAGGGGTTTCAATAGGAATCAATTCATATGTGTATCTTGGAGTCCATTTTTTAAATGTTTCTTCAATACCATCTATAACATTTTTAGACATCAATCTAGCTGACATCATTGATTCATCTGATGTTACCCATTTGTAAGCTGCTTGGCCTCTTTCTTTAAAGTTTTGAGGTGTTATTGTTTTAAGACCATATACTACTGAAATTTGTTTAGCAATATCAAATGGTTCAGCTCTATCATCAAATATGTAAGGTGTTGGTTGAGAACCTACTAAACTTAAATTGTTTGGAAATACGGGGAATGCCCACCCACCACAGTTTTTATATTTACCTCTATGGTTGGAACCAAACTCTTCAGTGAATTTAATCCACTCACCTTTTTCATCTTCAAATCTCATTTGGTCTTGCATTCCACCTGTTACTGTAGCTATAATAGGTTTACCACACATCATAGATTCAGTTAAACTTAAACCCCATCCTTCATTACTACTAGGTAACACAGTTGCATCACAAGCATTGTAAAGTAAATTCATTACTTGTGCTGGTTGTTTGCCTTGAGAGAAGATAATGTTTCCACCTTCTTTTCCAAAGATCATATCTCGCACTGCTTCTAAATCAGTACCATGCTCATCTTTTACATGAGTATGCATTACCAAACAAGTTTTACTTGCTTGTTCTTTGGTTAATTGAGAACGAAATTTATTCCATGCTAACATTAAATCAGGTACTGATTTGCGTCTTATGTTTCTAGCATTATATAATAATGTAAAATCATATTTTTTATCACCAAACAATTGTTTTTTAAACTCTTGTAAAGCTAAATATTCAGGTTTATCTTCAGTGATAGGGAAGAAAATATTTTCATTTATTCCATGAGGAACATATTTAATTACTTTTTCTTCAGCTGCCTCCCCTAATACAACCCTATTAATGTTTTCTGTTTGTTTACTAATTGCTAGTAAAGCATCACATGACTCGTAGTATGATTTATTATACATTGGGTAAGGAATACTATCCCAAATGTTTAAATAAATAAGAGGCATTTGTTTTCTTATCTCATGCTCATTTTGAAATAACCAAATCCAATAACGAGGATCTGTAAAGATCATCATTGCATCTGGTTTTTCATTTTTGATGATTTGGCGTACAAATTCTATAGTGCCGTATCCTTTTACAGGATAAATAAATACACTAGAATCTTCAATACCAGCGTGTTCGTTAGTACTAGCACAGATATCTAATTTTTTACCTTCTTCAGGGTGATTTACACCACCTCCTAAATTGATCCAATTAAAATGATGAGCGGTACCCACTACTATTTCTCTAGCCATAGTGGATATACCGCTCGTCATTCTAATATCATCACAAAGTAATAGGATTTTCTTTCTATCCTCTTGTTTAATATAACCTTCTTTCATAACGTAGTTAGTCTTCTTTTTTCAGTTGTGTATTTAATTGGTTGTGTACCGTTTTACGGAAGTCTTCATCAGTTAAATATAAATACATTGCACGCTCTGTTAATTTTTGAATGCTGAATTTATGTTTAACGCAGGCTATTTTGAATTCTTCAAATAACGATTCAGGCACCTTTACACTTGTTAATTGCATTTTTTCTGCCATAGTTTGTAGTTTTTATATATTCGGATATAAATATATAAATTTTTAAGAGGCTGCAACTTTGTCGCAAAGTTCTGGTTTATCGTTGTAAGGGCACCATTTGCATGCGCTTTCGCCTACATTTTTAAGATACGACTTTATTTGGGGTTTACCAAATTCATCAAAACAATCTTTAAGAAAACTATTAAAATTATCTGTTGCTTGTTTTCGTTTTATTTTACCACTAGCTGGTTTAAATGATTGGACTCTTGGGGTTGGGTATTCTGATTGTTCCCAAATTTTTCGTTTGACAATGAAGTATTCGACTTCAATTTTCTCAATATCGACCCCAAATTGTTTTGAAAAGTACTCCTTGTATAATAACACTTGAGCAATTTTACTATCGTCTTTCTTTTCTCTGTCTCCCCATCCTCGTGTTGATGTTTTGATATCATATATATAAATTTTATCTAAATCTTCATCATACAGTACAAAGTCAATAAATCCTTTTAAAAATACATTATTAGCAACATTTGTTAATATTGGTATTTCAATACCTAATAATTTTACTCGACGAATACTAAATAATATATTTCTGTTTTTCTTGATCCATTTCATTATAGCAACAGCATCCTCATAAAATTCTCCCATTTCTTGAGGTGTAGTAAAATGAGATCCCATTTTCTTATATTCCTTAGAATATACTTCTGAAAATTTGGCTTGGAATAATTCTTCCAGATCCATTCTATCTGCTGCAGCTCCACTTACATTATACATCGTTTCAAGATACGATTGTATAGTTTCATGAAATGCTGTTCCAAACACAGTATGAATACTAGCTTGATAGGGTTGTTTGTTTTCTACGTAAGTTAAATACCACTTATAAGGGCAAGATGCCCACATTGTGTATTGAGAATAAGATACAGTTTTGTGAAATGCAGGATTAACCTCAGGTTGTTGGTAGTTTTTTATCTTAAGTTCAACCTCAGTTAATTTTTTCTTTCCCACTAATTTCTTGTTTAATTTTTTCTAAATACAAGATAGCATCCATATGCTCTTGTTTAGCGTGCTCAATCCACTCAAGTAAAGATAAATCAGTACGGTCTAAAGTAACACCATATTTTTTCTTCCCCATAATAGCTCTTGTTGTAAACTGAGTAATAATTGAACTTACAACTGAGTCTATTTGGTGTAATTCTCCATTCTCATCTTCGGTATAATAGTATTCTTTACTTTCCATTGATTTGTGATATTATATTATTTAATTCGTCTTTAGGAAGCATTGAAATATATTCTTTAGCTTCCTTTTTACTTACTTCGAAATACAATGATACTGCTTCTACTTCGCCAGCATCATAATCTTTCTTATTTTTAGGCTTAATATATTTAAGATACTTGTATTGTTTGGGAATAAGATCCTTATACAAATTGTATAGGTGTTCGCCCTTCATTTGCCAAGTATTCTTTTGAACAACATTAACTACTTCACAATAATCAGGATCCATACTGAGGAAACGATTAATCATCCAGTTGTTCCAACCTTCATCTCCTAAGTATGCTCCTTTATTAGTTGTAATATTTTTAATATGGTCAAATATATTCATTAGTATTGTCTTGTATTTTGTAATACGTCATTCTTCAATTTATCCATACGACTTGTAAAATGGCTATATTGAGATTTGATTTGTTTATCTAAATTATCATTAATTGCTCTTTGAAGATTTTCTGATCGTTCAAGTAGGGAATTAGTGTCATAGATTTGTTGACCTAAATCATTTATCTGGTCTTGGAGTTTATCCATTCTTTTAGTACTATAGTATACTGTAACTGCATTGGCAATTGCTACTATAAGTAATGCTATTGATGTTATCATAATTTAAAATTTAATAATTCTACCACCTTTTTCTTCTTCAGGTTCAGTGGGTTGTGATTGTGGTTGCTGTCTCATTTGTATTGGTAAGAATTCTTCATTCACACTTCCACAACTCATACAGGCAAACACTTGAATAGGAATCAAAGCATCTTGTGCTGTTCCTGTTAATAATCGAGATGCTTTTCTAAGCAATACTCCTTCTTGGAAAACTTGACTACCACACTTATCGCAGGATACTGGTGATGTCTTGTCTAAACCAATGTTTAGGTTCATTTGTTGATCCATTATAATACTTGTTTTTTGATTGTTTCTAATACTTTGGCTATACAAGCAGCAAAGTTAATTTCTTTATCAGGCACTACGCCTGCTCTCCAGATAAAATCATCTAATATAACTGATAGTTGAGCATCATTTCCATAACTAAATTCGGCTAAATGCTCAAACATATAGCGATAAGCGGTTTGAAAGTCGTCTACTTGAGCATCAGCTACAAGTTGGCGTACTTGATACCAAGCATTTTTCTCGCGTTTAGATAGTATTTGAACCAATTGTTTAGTCCAGTTATCATCTAAAGCGGTAACAACTAATTTACTTTCTTTAATATTAGATTGTAATACTTTAATTACAGAACGAATATCAGGATAAAACTCATTAATGACTTTAGCTACATCAACCATTTCATATATAATACCTTCAACATCTAAAATATTGATGCAGATATGTTTTGCAACAGCACCTTTAGTTGGTGGTTTGAGCATATGTAATTCACAACGTGATTGAAGTGGTTCAATTAAACGCTCAACATAGTTACAAGTCAATATAAAACGAGTATATGCTGAATATTCCTCAATTAGATTACGTAATGCTGCTTGAGCGGGTTGAGTTAGGAAATCTGCTTCATCCAATATTACAACCTTAATAGGTTGGAATGATGCTGTTGAGGCAAATCCCTTAACTTTATCTCTAATTGTATCAATTCCATTCTCATCGCTAGCGTTGAGGTAAAGATAGTCGCATTGAATGTTTCCCACAATTAGTTTAGCTAATGTAGTTTTACCTGTACCTGCGCTGCCAGCGAATATAAAATGGGGTATATCATTCTTAGCAATACAATCAGCAATACGATCTTTAACAGCATCGTTACCAATGTATTGTTCTAAGGTCTGTGATCTGTATTTTTCTATCCAGAGTGTGTGTTGTTTCATAACTGATTTTGATGTTTAATTACATTGTTAATGTATGCTTCTATATTTGCCTTACCAACAGGATTTGCAGAATGACAATTCCATTTTGGATAAGGAGTATCGGTTAATAGACAATGTCGTCCTAACCATACTGCCGCGTCATAACCACTTTTAGTTTCCTTCTTTTGCTCTCTTGCTTTACGTTTAGACATTCCTGCCTCTACTTTTTCTTTAGCAACATCTTCTCCCAAATCATGGTCGAATGATACTTCATCAGGAACACCATTTAATCTAATCCACGCTACGAAATCATCGTAGTTACGAACGATAACCCACCCCTCTGTTTGAGGGGTGCGGATATCGTCTAAGTATAACTTTTTCATGCATTGAATTTACATACCAAATCCTGACATTCCACCCATGTCATCTGCCTTCTTTTCATTAGGTTTTTCATGGATAACACATTCAGTCATTAGTAATGTAACCGCAGCGGATGCTGCATTTTCTAAGGCGCAACGTACCACCTTAGTAGGATCAATGATACCTGATTCAAATGCATCTACTACTGTTTCACCAGTAATGTTTGGAACCATGGTTTTGGTGTTTATTAAGCGGTTATACCACACATTAACTTCTTCACCTGCATTTTTAAGAATTTGGGTAAATGGAGATTCACAAGCTTTAAATACAATAGAACCACCCATACCAAAATCATTAACACCACGTTTACTAATAGAATTTCTAGCAGTTAATAATGCTACTCCAGCTCCAGGTAAAATACCTTCTTCAAGTGCTGCCTTAGTTGCTTGAAGGGCATCATCAATACGATCTTTTTTCTCTTCAATCTCAATTTCATTACCACCACCAACATTGATAATAGCAACTCCACCAACCATTTTACCTAAACGCTCTTGATATTTTTCAATTTCATAAGGTGTAGTATCTGGTTTATCCATTTGAGTTTTAATACTTAAGATACGCTCTTCAATCTTATCAACATTACCTTTACCATCAACGATTGTAGTAGTATCTTTACCAATAGTAGCAACTCTAGATTTACCTAACCAGTTGATATCTAGTTTAGCTAAAGTCATACCTTTTTCAGATGAAACTACTTGTCCACCAGTTAATGTAGCAATATCTTCCAAAATTGCTGTTCTACGATCCCCAAATTCAGGAGCTTTAACAGCACATACTTGCAATACACCTCTTGCTTTGTTCATTACTAGTGTAGCTAATGCTTCACCATCAATGTCTTCAGCAATAATTAAAAGAGACTTACTTTCAGTAGAAACACGTTCAAGTAATGGAAGTAAATCCTTAACTGCACTAATACGCTTATCATAAATTAAAATATAAGGGTCATTTAATGTAACTTGCATTGAATTGTTATCGGTTACAAAATAAGGTGATTTATAACCTCTATCAAATTGCAAACCTTCAACAACTTCCAATGTTGTTTCACCTGTACGAGATTTCTCTACAGTTACTACTCCATCTCTACCTACTTTATCAATAGCTGTAGCTACAATATTACCAATTTCTTCATCACCATTAGCTGATAATGTAGCAATTTGTTTAATTTGTGCTTCATCTGTAATATCTACAGACATTGCTTTTAATTCAACAACTACTTCCTTAACAGCCTGTTCAATACCACGTTTTACCTGAGTAGCATTAGTTGAAGAGTAAGCTGTTGCTTGCAACGCTTGAGTTGCAATTGAGCGAGCCAATACTGTTGATGTGGTTGTACCATCACCTGCTTGATCAACTGTCTTTGATGCTGCTTGTTTAATAACAGTTGCAGCCATGTTTTCAATTGGATCTTCCAATGTAATTGATTTAGCTACAGTAACACCATCTTTAGTAGATGATACTTGACCATATTCTTTTTCAATTAACACATTACGTCCAAAGGGACCCATTGTTGTTGCTACAGCTTTGTAGACCTTGTCTACACCTTCCTGTAGTTTTTCTTTTGCTTCGCGTTCGAAACTGATTATTTTACTCATAGTTTATTTTTCTAATACAATTAACAAATCTGTTTCCTTCATAATAATATATTCCACATCATCAATAGTAACCTTGTTACCCCCAAATGAAGGAAATACCACAACGTCTCCTACTTTAAGTGTTGTTGGAACAAAAGCCCCTGTTTCTGTTGATCTACCAGGACCAATCTCTACAATTTCTCCTTGTAGTGGTTTTTCTTTACCTAAATCAGCAACAACAATGTTACCATACTTTTGTTCTTGATTTTCATCTTGTTTAATCACAACGTGATTATGTAATGCTTTTATTTTCATTATTTTATTTATTTTATAACTAAAGTGAAGATACGACAGGCCTTTAAGGCTTCAAAACTTATTTTTTCTTACTTGGTTTTTCTTCAAGTGGAGCATTAATCGAAATTTTCTTTGGTGCTCTTTCTTCTGATAAAGGAATATCAATAATTAACAAACCTTTATCCATAGAAGCAGTTAATTGAGCCAAGTCAAATTTCATTGCTACTTTGTAAGCTAAGTCAAAGGAACGGCGTGCTATACCTCTTTGGATATAGTTGCGTTCTACTTCTGTTGCTTTTCTGTCGTGTGTGATTCTAAGGGTATCTCCCTCTACTAGGATATCTAGGTCTTCTTGATTGAGACCTACTACTGCTAATTCGAAACGTAAACCATTTTCTGTTTCGTAAATATCAACTGGGTAGTTGATTTTGTTTTCAATTGAACTGAAAGTTGAATTTGCATCTAGAAAATTTTTCCAAACGATGTCGAATGGGTCCATTGCCCAACGTTGTAATTGTGTCATTTTTTTACATTTTATGCTTCCCTAAGGTAAGCGGTTAAACATTAATTTAATATTTCATAACTGAGACCTGTCGTATCTCAAGTATAAATATGATGTTTTTAGATTTTTGCTAAAATTATATAAGAGGATTTTTGTCCATCTTCACTTTCAAAATCCAATTTCATAGCACCCTCATTACTTACCCACATAGTACCTGCTGCTCCATAATTAGCATCAAATATTGATTTTAAATATTCGGCATTGAATTGTAATGCGGTATGAATTGTGTTTTTTGATTCTAATGGCACTTCCTCAAATTCAATTTTGTTTGAATGACCTTCGGGCTCACCTAAAGTAAAATTAATCACATTACCTGTGTCTTTAGTTGTTAAATCAATAGTACAAAATTCACTACCTAATGCTTTTTTAGCTTTAATCCACTTACCAATAAATTCATTTGTAATACTAAATGAATAATCGCTTTCAAATTCCTCAACTGTAAAGTTTACTTGTGGTGCTAACATCAAATTAGCAAGCGCATACTCTAAGTTGTATTCATTGTCGGCTACTAATAGTTTAGTGGCGATGTTGCCTTGAAATTGTATATCCGTAGTAAGGAATTGGTTACATATACCAACAAGCTTTAGAAATTTACTTGTATCAAATATAACAAACTCACTATCGACTAATTCAACAGCGCCTGTTACTACTCCTACCATATCTTTAGTAGCAGAGAATGTTTTGATAGTAGCTACACCATCTTTAACACTCCACCTTACTTTCTCACCTACCCCATTTAGGTAGTATTTGTCTATCAACGAAACGAATGATTGTTTTTCCATATTATTTCCAAAGTATTTGAATTGCTATAATTGTTAATCCTAATCCTATACACACTATTGTTTTTGGTGTAAATGGTTCTTTAAATAAGTAATGACTCATTATACTAAATACAACTATACCTAAGCCAAATCCAATTAAACGGCTAGGCCATAATTGACCATTGAATGCTGCTATAAAATATTCTACTGATTTGATATAGAACCAACTTAAAGGTATGCTTATTAATAATACTAGCCAGAGGTATTTTTGGTACCATCCAAATTTCATTGCGCCTTGAAGCTGCATAAATGATCCTATTTGACCTAATAGGCCATATATAATACCGTAAACTATTTTCATAACGTGAATATACGATTAGTGTTTGGACTATCCAAACTTAAAGAATTTGCTTGCTTTCTCATGCATCGATGGAAAGTCCCAACCTAGATCCTCATAGATACCCACTAGTTTATTCATCAATGTTGCTTCAAATCCTTCATCTCTGTCGGCATACTGATCAATAAACTGCTCAATAAAATCAGGGTCTTTACCTGTGAAACCAATTACATCAATTCTATATGGGTTATCCTTTAATTGGATATATTTCATTTTATCACCTTCAGTGAAACATGGATATTGCTTATCTAGTTTCTTGAATCGCAATAAATCATTGTACCATATTGCTGCTTTAGTATTGATGGGACATTTTAATTTTAATGTACTAAATATTTCACCAACACCTGGTTTGCGATCAATATATGATGATACTTGCTTTACTCCTGTAGGTTTAGCTAACTCAGCAATAGGGATTGTTTTAACGTGTTTTTTAAAATCAATTATTTGTTGGTCGATTTCTGCTTTAGGTTTACCAAACATAATATCTTGAATTAGTTTCTCACCAAATTTAGAATACATTGGAGTCATATTTGATTTCATCAAATCAAGACCTTTCATATCTAATTCATCAACAGTAACACCTTCCTTATTTACAATATACATTGCATAACGACGTTTGCCTGCAAAGTAACCCCTTTCAATAATCACTTCCTGTTTTAATTCGAAGTAATGTGGACGTTCTTTAACATTGAAATATTCTCTAGTTACTTTATCAATATTATCATTTGCTGCTTTTTGTATTTCGGTAGCAATCTCTAATACTGCTTTAATATATTCGTCCTTTGTTTTGGTTTCAGGGTAACGTTGCAATACTAAGTCCTTACACTCAATAAACAATGAATCAGTATCAGAAGTAACTACATAATCTTTATCTGTAGTACCTAATTCATTATTCATCCATTTATTTACAAACTTAATTGATTCTTGTGTTACACGCTGACCAGTTAATGTAATTGCTTTAGATATTAATTTATGGCCATCGGTATATCTCCAACCATTAATAGCATAACAACCATAAACGTCATTCAATTTAATTTTATAGGCGTGTTGGCGTCTATTATAAAATTCACCTTTAACAGCATCACCTGCTTTGTATGCTGTTTTCATTAGGTTTTTATATTCAACACGTTTATTAAACCAATCAGTTAATACATCACATACAACTGATGAGCGATCTGTTCTAAACATAGCACCTGATGCTGCAACTAATATATCTCCATCCTCAATAAATTTAATAATTTGACCTACTGTAGCTTGAGATTGATTAGTTGTTTTATCATCTTTTAATCGCTCAATAGTAATCAATTGTTCAGGATTCATTCGCTTTAAATCACCTAATGTCCATTGATTATCGTACTTATCATTATTAACTATTCGGCCAACATATGTTTCAATACCAATATTTAACGAGCGTATAATTGACGGATACAACGATGTAAAGTCAAGATCAATAACCCATTCATATAATCCAGGTACTGGATCTTTTAGGTATCCACCTGCATATTCTTCTTTAATGTCATATAATGAAGGACGAGTGGTAGTTGGTTTATTTGGTGAAACTATACCTTGACGTTTTAGGTATGTTAATATAGCTCCATCATTTAATGCTGTAGATAGATAAATCTGTTCATAAGGTACATGACACAAATGACAAATAGCAATTGTTAATTCAATAAATTTGAATTTCTTTTCTAATTCAATTAGAATCTCAACGTCACGAATATTGTACTCAATAAACTTATTTATATCCTCAGCAAATAATCTATCAAGATTACCTTCATATTCTATTTTAGATAATTTAGCATACTTTTCTCCAATATCACCTAATCTGTAAGATGGTTCTTGTTTAGCATTATATTTTTTAAATAACAACATATAATCTAAATGATTAACACCTGCTAATTCTACAGGAGAATCATTCACATATTGTCCAAATTTAACTTTCTTAAGTGGAGATAAACGATTTGCTTCATTAGTACCTAATTGATTTTCTATTCTGTAGTATAAGAATGGAACGTCAAAATATTCACTATTCCAACCAGTAATGATAGTTGGGTCTAATTGCTCCCATAAATTAAGGAATGCATGTAATAAATCATGCTCGTGAGAGAATGGAATAACAGCTCTATTTTCTTCATTAATAGTTTGGAGTTGCTTCTTCTCATCTAAGATTAAACAGTAATACTTTTTAGTAGTATTATCATAAACAGCAATAGAGGTAATTTTAGTTGGAGCACGTTTAATAAGATCAGGTGTTAATGCACCTGCGATCTCACACTCAATATCAAAATAAACTATGTTTTGCCATTCAGGAGCATCATCACTATCTCTGTATTTATCAATTAATACTGCTGTGTTAGCATCTAAATCAGATTCATATAATGAATTATCTTTCCAATCATACTTAGTAATTGGATTAGCTCGTTTACCATCTAAAGTAGGAAATTGACCATTTGGGTCAATAATAAAACGGGGGCGAGTGTATTTAAATTCACTCCACCCCTTTTTATCATCACGTAAGTGAAATGTGTAGGTTGACCTATCGTAATAAATTGCTTGATACATAACTTAAATGTAAGATGGGGGTTTTGACACCCCCAATTACTTATAATGAATTTCTTTGCTTATCGCCTTGCCACTGCCCATTATATTCTTCAGCAGCATCACATTCATGGAAATAAATTTGTGCTACACGAGCATCTTTTTCAATGAATATGGTTTCATGAACATATAACAATGTACCCATATTTTCAGTTTCAAATCCTGGATCAAATACAGGGCTATTAATAATTGCTCCGTTACGATATAATGATGATCGTTGTTTGATAAATGCTACTCTATTGTTAGGGATTTTACAACCTTCATTAAATGTAATGTCGTATACACCCTCATATAACAACCAACCTTCAGCACCATCTAATTTGATAGATTCAAATGGAGTATATGTGGTTAATTCAGTTTTGTCTTTTAGTACTTTACCAATTTTACCATCCGCTATAAAATTACCACCAATTTTATTACCAACTTTCTGTACTGCTTTAAGTGATAAGTCATAACCTACTTGAGCAGGTTTACCTTTAGTGTTTTCTAACTTAAGTAATCCTTGTTCAAGGATTTGTTCTGCGTTTAACATAATTTATATTTTATAATTCTTCAATAATACCTAACATTTCAGCAAATGCAAAAGCAAAAGCTGCTTGTTGGATAAAACTGTATCCTAAAAGGACACAAGCTCCTAATCTAATAACACTTTTAATCATACTAAGAATAAAGTGTGTGTTTGTTTTACTTTCCTTTGGCTGCATAATCTTGAATTGGTTTTGAATCTGCTCTTTCCCATGGATATACAATCCAATCATCTCCCACTACTTCATAAAAAAATGTTGGTTGAACAGATGCTGTTAGTTTAGTATGAATTGTTGTAAATGGAATGCCATATTTCCAATAATTGTACATTGTTGTTCCTGAATCACAAATATCATCTACTACCAATGTTGTACTACTTATCACCATTCCTGGTGTAAATAAAGGAATATTTAATTTATGAGATAGCATTACTGTAGGGATTAATCCTCCCCTAGGCATACCATAAACATGTTTAATCTGATGATCACTGGATAATATTTGAGCTGCTATATTTTCTATAGCAGCATCAATATATTCCCAGGTAATAAATCTTTTATTAGAATTTTGCTCCATTTACTTCAATTGCGTGTAAGAATTCTTCTCTAATTAAATTATCTTTTTCCATAAACACACCACTAAATTTGTTTGTAGTCATCACAGAACCATGTTTAATACCTCTATGTGAGCAACAAGTGTGTTTACAAGCAATACTAACTGCTACTGACCCACATTCCATCTTATCAGCAACATAATCATGGATTTGTGTTGTTAATGACTCTTGCATTTGTGGTCTACGTCCAAACCATTCAACAATACGATTTAATTTACTTAAACCAATAACGTTTTCTGCTGGTACATAAGCTACTGTAGCATAACCTGTAAATGCTAAATTGTGGTGAGCACACATACTAACAATAGGAATACCTGATTGAATTACCAACCCATCATATCCTTCATCGTTAGGGAATACTGTAATGTTAGGTTCATCAGTAACAGAACCTACAATTAAATCCTTCAACCATGCTTTAGCAACACGACGAGGTGTATCTACTGTTTGACGATCTGCTTTATAATCAAATCCAACTGCTGTGAGGAATTGGGCATATGCTTCAGAAGCATTTTCGATCATTTGCTCAATTTCTTCTGGTGTGCGAGCTAGATTACCATTTGATTTTTCTAATAATTTCATATTTTTATTTTTATTTTGAATATAATTAAAGAGATTTGACATCCCAATATAATTGTCTTACTTTTGCTCCTAACTCATTATTATTTGGAGTACCATTAATAATATATTCTGGTACTAATATGGATCTATGAACACTGCCTCTATCATAACAACTAGGACATAATTGTCCAAACCCTTCAATATAACCCATTCTCATATCAATATGAGTATCTTTATCGTAAGCGGTCTCTACCTTACAAATCATGCAATGATCTTTTTCCATATTATTTTAGTTTATTAATTTGTCTAATCATATTTACAGCACCGAATGCTGATAGTATAGCTATAATGACATAACCCCAAATAATTAACTCTTCCATATTATACATTTAGTGTTTTATTCCAAGCAGCAATATGCAATCTTGTTAAACCACGGAAACGATATTTTTTAGCCATTTCAAGACAGAATTGAGTACGTTCTTCAAATTCAGCAGCATCATCTAAACCAGGCATACAAACAACGTTTTTAAGTGGAATATTAAATGGTACTACAAAGTCACGGAATAATTCTTGCACATCTTCTTCTGTGCTGATAACGAATTTAAATTGATAGTTCTTATGTTCCATAATACGCTTAATAGCAGCAGGAACAATACGTTGCTTTTCAGTCATACCTGAATTAGCTAATTTAGGAGAGCAGTTAATTTGATCTAGTTGATTGAATAATTCGTCTCCAATATAGATTGTACCATTTGTTTCAATCTCACTATATGGAGTAACTGAAGTATCTAATTTATACCAGTAATATAGAAAATTACAAATAGCTTCTTGATGCCCCTTAATTGTAGGTTCACCTCCAGTCCAAATAATATGAATATTACCATCTTTGATATCATCATAAATGTCCTGTTCTTTCCATCGATCGATTAGATATTGGAAATCTTTATCTTCACCTCTCCATAACCACTGGCTTGTAGAATCACAAGTCCAGGTTGCTTTACCTTCAGCATGAAGGTCACCAACGAATATTTCTCCATCTTCTAATGTTTGTTCTTTCATTAACTTGTTGGTAAACATTCTACTCATACCACAGGTAAGATTACAAACACCAAAACGTACGAAGTACGAAGGAACACCAGATGAAATACCTTCACCCTGCACACTGTAAAAATCACTACTGATTAGTAGTTTATTTGGATCAATTTTGCTCATTTAAATATTGTTTTTATATAATTGAATATAGGACTAAAATTATGCCATTCCAAAATAATGAACATAATGCTTGGATGTTTATCTCCGCAAAATCCTAATACGTGGATTATTTCATGCATGTTTAAAGTGAATTTATATATTCTTGTAATCTATCTTTTGGTTCCCATACTAGCTTTTCTAATGCGGAATCGTTTTCACGTAAAGTTTCTCTGTAGTTTCCTTTTTGATCTGACATGTATACTTTTACACAGTTAAATCTTTTAATAAACATATCTGCTACTTCGTTTATAGAATAGTTTTTACCTGTTCCCAATTCCCAAGCATCATTTTGTTTATGGTATGTTAAACCTATTTTATAAAGACCTTCTACTATATCATCTACATGAGTAAAATCTCTTTTCTGCTTACCATCACCAACAATTGTAATTGGATGATTTTTCTTAATCTGTCCTCTCCATCTACCTATAACTGCTGCCCAATCTCCTTCAGTAATTTCTTTAGGACCATAAACATTATAAAATCTAACTATTTCAACATTTAATTCATAAACCTCTTTATACATTTTACAAATTTCTTCTCCGATGTATTTGTAACATGCATATGGGGATCTATGTGGGTTGTGCCATCGAGAAGATGAACCAGCATATATTAATTTAGCACCTATCTGTTTTGCAAAATCACAAACAGCCTGAGTGCCCATTGTATTTACTCTAAAAGTTTCTGATGGATTCTCAAATGAGGGTTGTATTCTACTAAGTGCTGCTAAATGGTAGATTATTTTAAAATCTTTATCCATTAATGATATTTGTTCAATATCACCTGAATGGTAATTACAACCATTAATTTCGTTCTCTTTTGAGCCGCTATCGTAGTTATCTAAAGATACTACTGTGTGTCCTTCTTTAAGCAATCTTGCTATAAGATTTGAACCAATAAATCCTGCTCCTCCAGTTACTAATATTTTCATAGTTTTAAAATAAAAAACATCTCCCCCATCCATAGACGAGGGAGATGTTGGGGTGGTGAATTAAGCAGTTGCTAATTCTGTGTTTTTAACACGACGACGAGTTAAATTATACATTGCATTTGCAATTGGATTATTTACTCTACGTCTGAAGGCTGTAATGTTAGATAAATGACTAACAGAATAACCTGTTTCTTCAGATAATCTTGTCAAATCACCAATACGTTGACGGTGAGTGAAGAATGACAATTTTGCTGTGCGGTTTAAGTAGTTCGCACGTACTTTAGTTTGATAACTCATAACTATATTTGATTTATTGTTTACGAATTGTGTTCAGCTAATACTTTTTCTACATGAGCCTTAGCTACTTCCCATGTTACAGGACCTGTTTCGTCAGCATATGCTACAGGATCAGGACGTCCTAATCTAATGAATGCTTCAATACGCTCTACTGATGCTGCTGATTTATAATCAGAATACCATTCACCATATTCATCTCCTTGACAGTAGTAAATTGGTTTATAAGATGTATTAGTACGTCTATACACTTCATCAAAATCGAGATTCAAGATACCACAAGATCTTTGCCCATCCTCTAAAATGTCAAATTTATTTAACTCAAGATATGGAGTATAATGGTATACTAATTCAGAATCCCAGTTACCAATTTTAAACGCTTCAAAATCAACATCGCGGAACTCTTGTCTACAATCAGGATAAATTGCATGATCACCAGCATGAATCCCCATTGCGATTGCTACTGAATCTCCTATAGCACAATCATCACCAATATTTTTAGTTGCAACTGATAATGCTACAGCTTGAATCAATGAAGCAAATATTTTATTACGATTAGGTACAACTGTTTCTTTCATGTTGTCCTGCTCATAGTGCCCTTCTGGTACATCGGAACCACCAGTTACTAAAGCTGAGTTTAATAATTGCGATAAACCATCTAATTTAATAATTTGAAAGTTTACTTTTGGATAGAATTCTTCAAACCCGTTTGGAGCGTGATCATGATGAAATACTCTTAATGGATTAGAGTTAATGTACTCTACTAATGATGTAGCACGCTCTAATTCTACTTTGTGTTTTTGACCATAATCAAAACCTAATGCTGTTACTTCATAGCCGCTAGCTAATAGGTGTAACAATAATGAACTACTGTCCATACCACCTGATAATGATAAAACTGCTTTTTTCATTCTAAATGAATTTATTTGGGATCGTATTTATTTATTAAACGCTTACTCCCGTTTAAGCGTTGTTGAATAATGCTTTAATCTTGAAAAACTGATCTAAAAACGGTTTTTCATAGGTAATAATAATGCCATTCTTAAATGGAGAATGAGCAACAATCTTAGTACCACGTCTCGCGTTTACAATCTTAGAGAAGTCATGTACTTGTTTGCCCAAAGCAGAACCTGCTGGTTTGCCTAAATAATCATAAAGTGAAATCATTGTTATCATAACTTTTTATTTTATAAATTTTCTGAATTGTTGTACGTTGAATGTAATATCTTCTATCTGCCCACTCAAGTCTTTCTCAAAGTAATGCTCTAGTTTTTCCTTTGGTTTCCATGTTAAACCACTATCAGTGTATCTTTGTCCTTCAGCACCAACTAAAATAGGATTGGACGTATCTACTGATTTAACAAATGTCCAATCTTTATATGACATAAACTCTTGTGGTAATGAACATCCTAACAAATGGTGGTAATGTGACTTTCTGATAGTATTAGATGCAACTAAACGTCTAATAAACTCCATTCTACCATACATTGCTGCTTTTAAATGATCCATTCCTTCATATTCATATTGGTATGCAATGCTTGAATGATTAAATGCAATATGAGTATAACCTAAATCAACTAATGTTTGATATGTTGTAATTAATTCACCCATGTCTTTACCTTGACATACAGCCATTAAATTAACTCCTTCAGGTAGATTTGGTTTATGATTAATCATCCAACTTTTAGCATTAACTAATGTTGTTGTTGAATCGTTCCAGGCATCAGGTACAATGAATATATCAGGACGAACTAAATTAATCTTTTCTAATAAATCTTCTGTTGTATGCAATACACCTTCAAATAAACCATTATCCATGATAATGAAACGTTTATCTAAACGTGATTTTTGAAAGAATATTCTATATTGATCGTACTGATCAATCAAGTGAGGTAAACAATAATCATAATCATTCCATTTATATGCATGATGCATTAATGCTAAAGGTAATTCATGACTAATCTTCATAGTGTTTTAATTTTTTCTTTAATCTATTAATTCTAATTTGACAATACCATTTACCCATATTACCAGATGCATTTTTATATCTTTCTTCCCAATACTTAATACCTTTGTTAGTTTTAGCATTTGCTTTTTCAAGATAATCAATGTCCCAATAACTGTTATTTTCCAACATAGCTTCTTCCCAATATCCTTCAGTATAATGGGGAGCTTGTTGTTCATACTCTTCGCGAAGAGCTTTGCGTCGTGCTTTTTCTAGATTTTTACCTAGTTTCTTATTCATATATGGCGGTATTTTTGTTGTTTTCCATGAATTCTACTCTTACAACACTAACCCTACCATTAGTTTCTTCTTGAACAAATGTATTTAATTTTTCAAAAACATATTTTGCGAACTGTTCTGCGCCAACAGCTGGTAATATTCTAAGTTGAATAATACCAAGTTCACCCATTGTTTTGAACCCACCCAATGCTGGGTCATCTTCAGTTATGATTGTGGTATGGTCAAACATATAGTCCATCCATTCTTTAGGATTTTTACCATCAATATTCCCTTTAGCACGTTTCATACCACCAAAATCCCAAACCCAATTACGTTCATCTAATTCACCTTCAAACCATACTCTAAATGATACTCCATACCCATGGAGGAACCTGCAGTGAGTACCTTCTGCTTTCCATTGACGAAATACTGTACTGAAACCGTCAAACAACTTTGTTGATTGAAACTTTGCCATTTTATTTATCTTTTTTTATTGTAATATTTGATCTGAATAAGATTCCTGCTATTAAATTTAATCCACATGCTTCCCAAAAATTAATATATCTTAACCCAAAAATATTTGGCATTAGTTGGTTCCATAAAAATTGTAGAGGTAGACCAAATAGCAAAGCAGCTAAGGCTAATAATCCTACAAGGTACAAGGCTTGTTCAATTGGTTTCATGTTGTTATTCATTTTCTATTTCGTCGTTATTTAATTCGTCTAACTCTGTTTGATTTACTATTTTCCAGTTTTTATCATCATCAATAATACTGTAAACTTGATCCATAATTTCTTCCAACTCTTTAGTTAATGAAGTAACGTCAACATCGTCTTCTGTTAATTTGGTTTGGATTTGTTCTGCTTTATTTAGTAATTCTATTAAGTTCATTTTTTCTTATTTGGAGTGAATTTAAGTATTTCCTCTGACAATACCACCCTTCCTTTAGTATCTCTTGGTTCATAAGGGCAATGTCTGCAATGATCACCACAGCAACTACCTCTATTAATATGAGTGAGCGCAGTAAAAATCACGCGCTCACCCTCTATATAGTAATCAACTCCGTTTCTTAATTGCTTATCCTTCACAAGATACACATTCAGATAAACGTTGTAAATTGTCTCCTCTCAATACTGATTCGGTACGTAAGTAGTATAATGTTTTAATACCTGCTTTATGTGCCTCTTTATGTACTTGAGATATCCATTTTGGAGTGTCATTTGGATCAAAACATAAATTTAATGAAATTGCTTGATCAATATATTGTTGTCTAATAGCGTTTTGTTTTACTATTTCTAATTGATTAATTTCTTTAAATGTTAAGAACACTGATTTTTCTTCATCAGTTAAAATATAACTAGGAACATTAATTACTGATCCTTGATCTTTTAGAATTTGATCCCAAACACTATCAATATTATATCCTTTTTTATCTAGTAATTCTTCTAGAATTTTATTTCGTTTAATGAATACGCCTTTTGCTGTTTTAAGGTTATATACATTCGCTGGAATTGGTTCAATAGATGGTGACACACCTCCCGAAATATGAGCATTTGATACCGTTGGTGCAATTGCTAAATGATGGGAATGTCTTAATCCAGTACCTTTACACCATTCTGGCTCACCGTATAGTTCTGCTTGGTCGCGTGATGCTTTTAAAGTTTCTGTCTGAATAAATTCAGATATAACTCTAGTCAATGCTGATGATTGAATACTAGCAAATGGTATTCCTTTTGATTGTAGTAATGTATGCCATCCTAAAACACCAATTCCAATTGCTCTACCTTTAGTAGCAGAACGAACTGTGTTTTCCATGAATTTGATGTTCTTAGCTCTATCAATAAATTCTTGTAATACACCTTCTAAGAACCAACATGCTACTTCTGGTAATGTCATACCATTTTCGAATTTATAGTCTTTCCATTCATCCCAACGTGCTAAATTCAATGATGATAAACAACAAATGAATGAATGTAATTCGTCTGTGTATAATGAAATCTCACTACAAATGTTTGTCATTGATACATGAAGATTTAACTTCTTATATCCTTCAGGATTTGCATTGTTAACATTATCTTCAAACATGATATAAGGTTCACCAGTTTCAAGACGTGTTTTTAATATATCACCCCACAAACGCATAGAACGTTCATCTTTGTTTTCTAACTTATCCATAAATGTGTCATCAATAACAACACATTGGTGTAAGTTCAAACATTGACGATTAACATCACCTTTTGGTCTACGAATTTGCAAAAATTCTTCAATATCTGGGTGGTTGATGCTTAAGTTAACAGATGCTGCTCCTCTTCTAACTGATCCTTGATTTGTAGCAAGAATAGTTGAATCATAAATTTTACACCAAGGCACTACACCTTCAGACACACCATTATCTCTAATGGCTTTACCTCTACCTCTAATACGAGATACTCCAATACCAACTCCACCACCTTGAGATGATAATCTCATTAATTCAGAGTTTGCATCAGCAATACCTTCAATAGAATCACCAACATCAATACCAAAACATGAAATAGGCATTCCACGCTCAGTACCTAAATTTGATAATACTGGGGATGCTAAACATAGCCAGTTTTTTACTATTGCTTCATAGAATATTGGTTGTAAGTCTTTACGTCTTAATCTACGTGAAGAAGCTTTACTAACTCTTTTAAATGCACCAAATACATCTTCATCAGGCATTAAATATCCTTTAGAAATCATACTTAATGCTATTTCATCCATCCAAGAAGGAAAATCTTTACCTTTAACCCAGGTACTGGTGTCTACTTGTATACTCATCTTATAATTTAATTTTAAAGGTCTGACCAATCTGCGTTTGACTTTGAATAACTAGTCACGCGTCCTGCAAAGAAATCTTGGTGTGTTTTTCCACTTGTTAAATGTCCAAACCATTCCATTTGTTTTAATAGGTTAGGATCAATATCATTGAAAATACCATTATAACCTAATTCAACCATTTTCTCATTTGCTCTTGCTTTGATAAATGTTTTTAGTTGAGGGATGTTTAAACCTTCAATATCTCCCATTTCAAATGCTTTATCAATAAAATCAAATTCTAACTGAACTGATAATCGACAAGCTTCTGCTACACCTGATCTCATTTCTGCTGTATTTAATTCAGGTTGTTCTTCTAACAATTTTTTAAATAACCAACATCCTGCTTTTGAGTGTAATGACTCATCTCTGACACTCCACTCTACAATCTGACCAGTTCCTTTCATTAAGTTTCTTAATTGAAAAGACATCAATATAGCAAATGAAGAAAATAAATTAACACCTTCAGTAAATGCTGAGAATATAGCTAATGATAATGCTTTTTCTTCAATGTTATCACCAGGTACTTCAATTAAGCGATCAATTTTTGCTTTTGATGCTTCGTCTTCTAAAAATGCTTGGAAGTTATCTAATCCTAATTCTTCATTTAATCGAGCATAAGCTTCAGCATGGATGCTTTCAAAATCAGCAAACACACGAGCCATAGCTTGAATTTCTGGTTTTGGGAACCATAATGATACTTTAGTAGACCAATAATCATTAACGTGTACTTCTGTTTGAGCGAATGATTTTAGAATATTTCCTATCAAATTCTTTTCTGAATCGGTTAATTTTAATTTCCAATCGTTTAGATCAGAAGCCAAAGGTACTTCATCAGCCAACCAATGTACTCTATGTTGGTCTTTATAAAAGTTGAATGCTTCTTGGTATTCAAATGGTTTGTAGAAAATACGTGGTTCAGTTATCATTTTAATGAATTTAATAAGTTAATTAATGTTGGTTTTGATTGCATACCCAAGGTACGCTTTACTTCTTGCCCATCAACTTCTATTACTAAAGTAGGAACTGAACGAATGTTATATTTTAATGTTAAATCTGGATTGCTGTCTACATCTATTGTTTCAAAATTAACATCTGTTAATTCTGATTGAACTTGCGCTACTAAAGGAGCAAGTTGCTTACATGGGCCGCACCAAGCAGCCGTGAACCTTTTTACCGTTACCATAATTTTTATTGTTGTAGTTATAAATATAGTATATACTATTGGTTTTTACTAAGCTCAAAAAACTTCTGTTGAAGATAATCTCTGTCGTCATTATTAACGCTACTGTATTGATTTACAGGTTTAGAGTCATCTTCATCATCATCGTCTAATGGTGTTTCGTATATATCTATTTTTCCGTTTGATGTATCTATTTTGGAACCAAATGTTAATCCGTCAGCACCATATCTATTTTTCATGACGTGCCAACGTCCTGTTCCGTTTACTTTATCTTTTCTTCCTCTAGCTAGAGATAAAATAATATCTCCAATCATAATCTTTTCATACGATCCTGCTGCATTATCACCTTCAATAATACTACTTTTAGCAGCACCTCTATTTGCTTGTGAAGGGGATATAACTGGTATTCCTAGTTCCTTAGCTAATGCTTTAGCTCCAACATAAACATCATCAATTTCTTCCTTACGTTCTCCATTTCTAGAACGAGATGAACTCTTAACATAATCAAGATAATCAATAATGATTAAATCTGGTTTGAAACCATGTTGCATTTCTAATTGTTGGAGATGAGCCTGAATTGTATCGAATGATGCTCTTTTAGGTGGGTATTCTTTAATAACAACTTTACCTCTAACTTTACTAATAGTTTCTTCAACTTTAGCTCTATTTTTATCCAAAGTATCAACAGGAATACCTGTAAATACAGCATCATATCTTTTACCTACGTAACCTTCAGCTAATTCAAGTGAATAGTGTACTACATTATACCCCATAGCAGCAGCATAAGCTCCCATATCAATAACAGCCCATGATTTACCACCCCCAGGATTACCAAATACTAGTACTAAATCACCTTTACCCATTCCCCCCTGAGTTAGACTATTGAATACAGGCCAAGGGAAAGGTATTGCATTTCTATCATCTATTCTGTATCTTGATTCAATATCTTTATCATATTCATGACCAATATTTTTATCTTCACCTGCTTTTAGAGCATTATTCATTAGTGTTTTAATACTATCATAATCACCCATTCCAAGCAAGTCAACAGAAGTCATGATTGCTTTCTTTACTTGTTGGTTTTTACAAAAATTAGTAAATTCATTTTCTACCCACTCTAAATCATTGGCTTGGGATTCTTTATAAGCCTCTCTTAGCCCCTCAGTAATAGCAATTTTTAAAACATCATTATCAACTTTTTTTACTTCAGTAGATAGTACCTCCATTGTTGGTACTGTATGATACTTAGAAAAATATGATTGTATTTCTTTAATAACCCATTGATTGGCTTGATTTTCGAAATATTCTTTTTCTAAAGAATCAGACACATTTACTAAGAAATTTTTCTGTGTTAATAGTGCTCCAATTACTTTCGTTTGAAACTGAGGTCCGTATGCTTGTAATTTTTGTAATGTTGTCATAACTTTTTAAATTTAATTAAGAGAATTTAAGTAACCAAAAACTTCTGTAAGCCAATTATCTACATTCGGTATTGATTCTCCCAATTTATCATTTACATATATTTGGTGAAATAGATACTTATTTAATTCATATGAATCGTTAAAAGCATCTTTTACCAATTGTTTATTTTCAGGTGATAAGAAACTTCCATCTAGAGACATTAATTTTCTATTAATTTCTAGTTGATGTCTTCTTTCTACTACTGATAGATATAATTTGTTTTCATCTATTTTATTAGCAGATGACTCAATAATATCATTTAATTCAATTTTATTCTCACTGATTAATTCAGGGAATAATTTAAGTAACTTAACAGGCCCTAAACCAGTAATCCCAGGAATATTATCAGATTGATCACCCATCAATATCTTGTAGTTAAGAAAATTATAACTACTAACACCGAATTCTTCTAATACATCTTTTGGTTTGTATACTTTCTTTTTAACTGGAGAATATACTTGTACTTTGTTTGAGATTAATTGTAAGAAATCTTTGTCCGCAGACATGATTGTTACACTTGTTGTCTCATTATACGCCTGGAATTTATTTGATAAATAACCAATAATATCATCTGCTTCCAAACCATCAATACTAATAACAGTAACTGGAAGGCATTTAAGATACTGAATCAATCTTGCCATCTGATTGTTTATACTCTCTGTTTCTTCTTCTTTTGAAGAGAAAATAGAATAATTTGTCATGCGATTAACATGACGATTTGCTTTATACTCAGGGTATAAGTTTCTTCTAGCATTCGAACCACCAACACCATCAAATACAATTATCACTTTGGTTGGATTAAGCATTTTGATTGCATAACCAATTGATTTTAAAAACCCAGTTAGACCACCAATGTGGTGGCCATTTGGGTTAATGTGATTAATCATAGTAAACGACCTCAAGAATGTATTGAGGCCGTCTATGATTAAAATTGAGTCTAATTGTGTCCTAGTGTCTGGTTGAATACTTGAGATTAGATCAAAGTATTTATTCTTGGACATCTACTAAGTTTATTTCTTTAAAATTTTCTTCCATTTCATCCTCTTCAACAATATCAAAATCAGCTGATCCTAGAATTTGGAGCCATTCATTTGAATGTTCTTTTTTATAGTTATCAATTGCTTTTTTATCATCAGGGATGAAACCATGAACTGTCATTGTAACAGTACCCTTTGTTTGCACTCCAGTAACGTGATTTTTATCAGCAGATATCTTAGTACGTTTAGCAAATTCAACGTCTTTACCATCTTTAGTTGCTTTAATTTTGCTAGTACCACTGTTTGATACATTACCAAAAGTAATTACAAAAGATGAATCAAAGAACATTGTATCACCACCTTTATTTTTCAACTTAGGTTGTTCCATAGGTGAATTTGGTTTTGCAACCCACACCTTATTAACTGCTACAAATGTATTTGTATACGGTTGATTTTCTTTACGAGATAAGATAATCTTTTGGTTGATAAAGTTACCAAATGTTTGAGACATTGCTCCAGCATTCCACTCATTGTTATTTTTATTTGATTCAACAGATAATCTACAAGGAATTGATCCTACTGAGTCCCACAGGAATAGTAGATCAAATGGTAATTTTCCTGCTGCTTGTTCACTTAACAAATCAGCTACGAAAGCACCTACATCTTCAATTGTGTTTAATGAACCTCTATCTACATAAAGGAAAAAACCTTTATAATCAATAACTTCACCTGTTTCAGGATCAGCTACAGATGTTAGTTCAAAACCCATTTGTACAGCATGTTCCCAATTCCATTTCATCTCTGTGATGATGAAAACTGGTAGTACGCCCATTTTTTGTGCAGATACTGCTGCTTCAAGCATTGCCGTTGTTTTACCTGTATCTGAATGGCCACGTAACAGGGTTATATGGCCCATTGGAATACCAGGAATAGATAATACGTCTTGGAATGCTTTTGAAAGCGGGATCCACCTTTGTGGTTTAAATTTAACAGATTGATCTAAGAATTTAGATTTCTTAAACGCATCAATGTTAAATGATTTCTTTAACGATTCGGATACAACCGTCGTTAAACTGTCTTTACTTTTAGCCATTTTAGCCATTATTTATTAATCATTAAATAGTGAATCAAACTTATCAGTTGCTGTTGCTCTTGGTTTTACATCCAAAGAGTAAGGTTGGATTGGAGAATTGAGTTCTTTCAAGAAATCATCTTCCTCATCCACAATTGATGTTGGAGTTGCTTCCGGAGTTGATTCATCTTCAGGAGATAGCCACTTCTGCAATATATCTTTTAATGCATCATAAGTGTACTTTCGATTAATAGATAAGATGTCGGGTTGTTCTTCTAATGATTTAGTTACAAGTGCAGCATCATCAGAAATCGGGGTGGATTTTGGTTTTGGTCTTAAAGTACATTTAATACCTTTTCTACCAGCAATTACATCTTCAATTGCTTCAACTGTAAAATCACGACCATCTGTAATGTCTGTAAAATCACCGTAATCTTCATCACTAGCAATACCCATTAATTGGTCATTAACTAATTTACCAACTTCCCATAGACGTACACCTTGACTCTCTTCACCGCGAACGATTACTGGAGCAAAATAGCGTGTTTTAGGAGAAATTTTGTTGGCTAGAGTCCAATCATCTTTATCAGATGATTTACGTAGTTTCTTAGCAAAATCTGTGATTGGGTCTTCTTCACCCCAGTTACTTAGTGCTAAGATTGGTCCTTTTGAAAAACCATAGTGCATTTGAACTTCGCGCAATGGCCACTCTTTTCTAAAAGTGTTTGGGACGATTCTGATCTGGTGTTTACCTGCTTTTGGTTTCCAGAAAATTTTAGTGTAGTCGATTTTTTCACGACCTGCGCCTTTGTTGGCGTTCGCTTCAAGCTTTTGCTTGACAAAACTTAAATCCATATTGTTTTTGTTTTAATTGTAAGTCGTTCTATGAACGGAATATATTGTGAATCTATGATTCTAAATTTGGCCCTCCAAACTATTTGTTGAAGTCTATTATCCTATGGATTGCTGTATCTAATCTACGTAGGTCAGGACCATCCGTTAATAAAATACAATTTTTATAGTCATTCCAATTTACGATAAAGTTCTTGTCCATCACACCATTATTTAAAGTTCTTATTAAAGTATTAAGAGCATTAATGGTGTATAATGTATTTGATTCTTTTTTACGATGTAATAAGATAGTATTGGCCATCGGTGCATCTTGTACGTTGCCCGAGTCAATATTATAAGTACACATCAATTCTTCGCTTTGTGGAGATTCAAGAATGAATATCTTATTGAAAAGAATAGCGTAACGACGATTGATTGTGTTAACTGTATTTTCCAAATCCAATGGAGTTGTAAATGTACAGAATAATTTGTTCAAGTCTAATTCGTTTAATTGTTCCATAATAAATATTTATATTTTCCCCAAACCGTGGTACGATTGGCCTTGTTTAATGGTTACCGGATATTTTAATGTATTTATTATATCCGAAATTAATTCTTTATCTTCTTCACTATAATCAAATAAGAAAGCATCATAAGTATACAATACTAATTTTGTTTTTTTACCTTCTAATTTACTTAATACTAATCTTAGTAATTCAACATTAGTTGATGTTTCTTTACTTTGAACTATGTAATTAAATAACTTTGATCGAGTCATATCAGCGTCAGGCATAAATATCTTATTATCTGTCGCTAAGTATTTTCCATATTGGTAAGTATCCCACATACCATCTATGTAAGATAATACTTTTTCAAAAAATGGTTTTGATTGATATTCAGACCAAACACCACCATATAATTGCTTAAATGTTAGTTCTTTAGCTTCTTGTTGTGTTACACCTAATATTTCACCTAGATATTCATATGTGTTTCTATCTTTAGGAAAATTAAATCCAACTAATTCACCAATTAATCGTGGATGATAACCCTGGAAATCAATTTCAATGAATTTATCATTTTCTGATTTAAAACAGGCGCGTTCACCATCATCTTTATTTAATGCTGCGAAATTAATGCTATTAAATGTATTAGATGGGCGTGAAGTTGTGGTATATAGATTATATTGAGTGTATATTCTACTGCGATTTAAATTAAATTGTGGGTTGGTTAATTTCCCATTGTAATAATCAATAAAGCAGTTTTTATCGACCATTATGCCGTTTTTTTCAATATGATAAAATACATCTGATGTGTAGAAATTTTGGAATTGGAATGGTGTATCACCTAGTGTGGGTTGTTTAATGATAGGTAATACCATATCAAATATAGTTTCACACATTTCATAATGTTTACTAATTGGTATTAGGCAGTTAACATTAGGTAATGAATAGTATTTACTATAATAATAATTAATACAGGTATTGTCCAATGACTTGATATCAACTTGTTCAATAAAGTTTACATCATATAATTTATCAGACAATGGATATAAGTAATGTAATGCTTTTTTCTTATCTAATGTCCATAACTTATCAGTGTTGTTTAATAACCAATCAGTTAGTTCTGGTTTGTCTATACCAAATGATTCATTGTGATTTAAACAAAATATGTATCCCTTTTTATCCTTAAGTGGCCTAAGATATATTAAACTTAACTCAGTAAGAGATGGATGGAAATTGTCATTGAATGGGATGAACCGAATGAAGCAATCTCCAAATGCGCGAGGCAATTGCGATGATTTTTCAACAATATAAAACATAACCTTTTTTTTGTAGACTTAAATGTAATATAAAAACTTTGACTTAAAAAGTTTCTTCTTGAAGATAAAGTTTTATTCCAGGCATTTTTTTATCGGCCTGTTCTACTTCATCTATGTTAAAAGTTCCCCCTTTTCTAAAACCTCCTGTTACATCACAATTTAATACTACTGTTTGGTATAAAGGATTATTTTTAACAGAATTATAAGTATCAATATTTATTTCTTTTATATAAACAGGAATAGTATGGATGTATTTAATAAAATATCTTAACACAAACTTTTCATCAGTTGATATATTCCCTTCTTCATTTTCTTCAGAAATAACATCATTTAAATTAAAATAATATCCATTTATTTTATTATTTTCAACTAAACTAGATGCTAGTATTAACTGTTTTGATCTTCCTGTATATACTTTTCCAGGATATGCTTTGCCCTTCACTTCACAATAATATCCTGTATAGGGATTATAATTAGAATCTAAATATTTTTCCCCTGATGTATAATTTACTTTTGCTATATTTTTAGGTGCTCTCATTATAAATTTTTAAGTATATAATCTTTAATTGTTTTACCTTCATTAGCAGCTTTATCAGTTGAAAGTTCACCATGTCCGAAAATTTGGTTCTTTTTAAATCCTAAAAATTGTATAAGACGAGCGGCTGCTATTACTTGAACAGGTAGTACATCTGCATCATTCTTTGCTACTACCTCTACTCCTATTGATTTACCGTTATAGTTTCCAGCATGCCATCCTTTAGCTCCATCTGGCATAAATCTATAAATTCCTCCATTCCTTCCAATTACATATTGTGCTGGTAAGCCTCTGTCATAGAAAGTTCTATATGTGTGTATTGAGCCTTCACGTCCGTCTCTTCCATCACCACCTGCTGTATGGTGAACAACAAATATTGTTGGAGGAGAGGAAATAGTACCTAAATTAAATCTATTTAATTTTGTATCATCAATAATTCCCGCTTCTGTCAATATTGGGATTTTTTGTTTTGATAAATCTATATCTGATGTTCCTTTTGTAAAGGTGTATTTTGGATAGTATTTAGAGAAATTTTGAGTTGATACTGCTTCTCCTACTTTAACTAAAGTCCCTCCTTCTGCATTTTTTACATTTTCTTTCCATGTTCCAGTACCATCTGTGTAGTTAGAACTTCTTAATCCCCCACCACCATTTCTAACTTTAGCAGTAGCACTAGTAACTCTACTTCCTTGTAAAGTAACATCAAATAAATCTACTTCTTCACCATCTGGGTCTTCTAGAATAATTGTTTGTCCCTCTAATTTAGTTGTCCAACCACTGTCATTAATTGTATGTCCTATACCTGTTAAAATATATCCTAATCTTCTACCAACTTCACCATCAGTTTTATATCCTTTAGGAAGTAAATCTGGGTGGATATTAAACATATGTCCTATAATTAGATTTGATATACCATCTATTTCTAATGATAGTTTTGTTGGGATAATTGCTTTAAATTTAATTGGATTTGCAGACAATGCTCTAAAAATTGCTATAACATCTCTAAGAGCACCTTCATATTTAGATGCTTCAGTTACTTCAAAATCTGCTTCAAAATCACCAATCCAGCTTTTACCCATCCAACTAATAAATTCATATATAGGTAATAAATTAGTTAATAAATTTTCTAATTGAATAGCAGTGCTATCATCAGCACTTGTTGTATTCATAGCATTTATTTTTTTCTTTAAACGGTCTTTTACACCTTGGTTAAAACCAACCATAGTATCATTTTCTAAGCCTAATTGACCACCCCCTGTTTGGGCTCCTATTGCTACGATAGAAGATTGTTCAGAAAATATTTGTGATTCTAATGAATAATTTCTTACAGTAGACCACAAACCATTATATTTTCCTGTTGGTTTACCATCTTCTGAATAGAATGTAAATGCATTATTATAAGCATCTGCTTTATTTTGTGTATCTACAAAGTTGATGTCTATAATTCTAGCTATATTATCTACAGGATCAACGTGTATATCAAAATTATTTACATTTCCTGTCGCAGTAGATATATCTGCTAGCATTTTCTTTAGAAAATCATACAGATTAATAGTATTTTTTTCAGTTTTATCTCCTCCTTCTAATCCAGGGTCTTTACTTATTTTTAACAAATAACGTAAACTAACATATATATTTCCTATTTGACCTAAACCTGCTTTACAAGCGGCATCGGGAGTGCCACTATCATCAGCTACAGAAAATGGTTTTAAATTATCCATAAATGCAAGAGCATTTGCGGCACCTTTTTGAGCATCTTTTACTTCTTTTGTTTTTCGCTCTAATTCAATTTGAGCTGTAATTGTTGCTTTTTTAGTTTTAATTATACCTAAATCTGTTCCTTTTAAATTCTTTAAACCTAAAGAAATACCTTCTATCTCTGATTCTAGAAAAGATGCATCTAGAAAATCATAAAATTGTTCAAATTGATAATAACCTTTTCCACCTGTAGATACTTGTGGGGTAATAAACCCATCCTTTTTTTCAACCTTTACTGCTAATTCATATTGTCTTTGCAATTCACGAGCAGCCGAATCTACATCAATGCCTGCTTTATTACAAGCATCAAAATATCTTGTAAGAGAATCTGCAATAGTTTTTTCATCACTATTATCCTTCACACCCTCAGGTATTACTGTGTTATTTATTACTATACTAGCAGCAACTTCTACTGTAATTTTGGAGCCTAAAAAATCCATAGTTTTACTTGTACCATCACTATTCTTAACTTGAGGTCCTGGGTCCCCTACAACAGTTGTAGTTGCTGCTGATCCTGTAGGGGTTGAAGCTAAATCTTCAGGTAATTTAAAAGCTCCCCAAATATCATTTTTAATTAAACATACTGTAGGATTTACAGATATTTGTAAAGGATGGCATAAGCCTAATAAATAAGGGGCTTCTGGTTTTTTTAAATTTCCAGAAGACATTTTTACTCCATTTTGGTAAGGTCTATCACTTGTTGTTACACCAACAATTGGTTTATTTCCATCTTCTGCTACAATACCTACTGTTATATGGTTATTTATTAACTTACATAAAGATTCTAGTGTAATATATTTTTGACGATCAGAATCATCAAATTCTTCATCTTCTTCACCTTCTCCGTGTAATTCAATATCCATGGTAAACATATCATATGTAACACCATATTTATCAGTTACTTCATACTTAGCACTTTGGTTTTCTGATTCAATAGAACACCACAATTCGTATATTAATCCTGAAATAAAGTTTCTAGAATAGAATTTTTTTAGATCTTCTGGTTTTGGAGTCTTTGCTGAGGGTGTTATTTTTAAGTACCCATTAGCTTCTAATGATATTAATGATAAATTAGCTGCTGAGTAGTTTATTTTTAATGATTCTATCATTTCACCGATAGAAATCAGAGTTGTTGAGCAATCATATCCTCCATCTGGTCTTGCAGACCATTTATAATTTTTTACTATACCTAAGAATCCACCATAATTTCCCTGTGCTCTTTCCTCTTTTTCAAATAATTGTTGAAATACATTTTGATAATCTTTATCAATGAGACTGCTATCAAATATATTAAATGGAGTTTCTGGGGTTGTTACTAAATCTCCATTATTATTAATATAAGCAGTCCAACCCCATTCTAATAATACAGAATAACCTGGTCTCATGTAAAGTAATTCTAAATCTTCTAATTGAGTTATATCCCAACAATTAAAATTTATTGTTACTTCTCTTAATGAACCATAAGCACCTTTTGATTTAACCTCAGCACTTGTAATACCAGGCATTGGTCTAATACCATACAAATGTGTTTTACCGCTTGGTGTTTGCAATGAATATGCATTTTCAGGACCTTTTCCTACACCACTTCTTAATTTATCATTGTGTAAAGCACCACCTAATAAAACATAATTTTTAGCTAAGGCTCCACTATCTCCATTCACATCAACAGATGAAGACATTCTTAACCATGCCTTTGCACCGTTGTGGATTGATATGTCTGTTAAATTACGTCTATTAAGAGCCTCTCCTCTTTTTAAGAGTTGCTGTTTGATATGAGACGGGAATGATTCTTTAAATATAGACATAACATTATTTGTAATTTAAATCGTCAAACATTTTTAATATAGCACCTAAATCTGTTGGTATTCTTAATTGAGTACCTGGTGTTAAGAACATAGATCCTTTGTTTATATTATTGTTTGCTGATGATATGATCCACCAATATTCTGGGTTTTTGTAGTATGAATAGGCTAATAGATCTAATCTATCTCCTATTGTTGTGATAACATAGATATCATCCTCGGTTAAAGGAATGTTTGGGTATTTCTTTAACTTAAGGTATTTAGTACCTGTTGGTGTTTGTATAATATCTCTTGTTGTGTATCTCATTATCTAGCTTGTGATCCTGTTAAAAATCCTGTTCCACTCATTGGGTTATCTAAATAAGATAAAAATCCACCTTCTTTATATGTAGATAATTCTTTTCCAATAATAGTAAAACTAAATTGTGCATTTATATACATTGCTAATTTTTCATCTATATCCCAAGATGAAACATCAGGTATATCAAAAGAAACTGATGTTAATATTCCTGGTTCTGCAACTAAGTAATTCCCTAATGTTACTTTTGTAATTATTCCTCCTAATCTATTATTACCATCATATTTTCCAGCACCTGCTGATTGTAATTGACTTAATGCTCTATGTTTTTCAAGTAAATGAATTCTATTAAAACATGGGACTTGTATGTTAAAACTTACATCTCTTTTATGCTCAGTGAAGGTATAAAAACTCTCTGACCTTCCCACATATTTTACTGGGTTCCAAGTTGAGTTTGAATTATATTTAAAACCTGATAAATATGCTGAGAATACTACTGTTCCTAGGTCAGTAGTGTCAAATGGATTTATTGGATCGAAAGTTACTAGCATTATGTTTCGATCAATTCTATCAAAGTTGGGAATCGTATCTCGTCCACTAAAATATTTAAAAGAAGGTTTACCACTACCCTTAATCTTTGGATCTCTATCTATGGTAATTTCTTCTGTTTTAAAATTTGTTTGATTTATTTCAGTTTTTGGAGAATCAGCCATTTCTCCATTTTCATATATTGTTTTTAATTTATTTTCTTCAGGAATGTTCTTTACATTTACAATAGATGCTTTAACTAAATTCTTCTTTGCACGTTTACCACTAGCAACAATAACTTCATCTAATTTACTAGATATATTTTCCCAGTCAGATAATTGTTTTTCAGCATCTGCTTGAGATATTTTACTAGTAAATGTTTGAGTGCCTGTAGGATCATCTCCTTTTTCCCCTATAAAAGAATCTCCTGATGTTCCAACAAAAGTTGTAATCTCTCTACTTCCACCTATATACTCTGTATTTTCTTTAGTATATTTTAATGCAACAAATTTATCAAAAGAGGCAACTGTAAGTGGATTTATTGAAGGGATAAAATCTGTCGCTTTGACATCTACAAAAATCTTTCCATTCCCAATATCATCTTGTAATTTACTTGTTGAAACTTCTGTACTATAAAAGAAATCATTTCCTTGTCTTTTTCTACCTAAGGCCTTAAATTGATCAGTTTCTACAACTTTATTTAATGGGAAGAGGGGTGATAATGGAGATGAAATAGATCCAGTAGTCCAAATTTCTTCAGATGTTTCAAATCTGCTTTGTTCGGTTAATGGATTAACAGATATACTTCCAATTATAGTTTGGAATTGTGATTCAACAAGAGCGTCATTTATTTTTCTTTTATCTTCAGTAAAAGTATGTCTATTGATAGTAGTTCTTCCTATACCATATAATGAATTAGGACCTCCATTGTAACTATCAATAGTAAATTGACTAAGTAATGCTTTTACATCTAGTTTATTTCTTTTAAAATTAGTACGATCAAAATCAGTACGGATAAATTTTTCTCGAAAAAAATCACCACCAAATTCCTTAGAATATTGTCTTAAAAGTTGATTAGTAGCTCTATTAGCTTGTCTTCCTTCTCTGTTAGTAGCTCTGTTAGCTCGTCTTCCTTCTCTGTTAGTAGCTCTGTTAGCTCGTCTTCCTTCTCTGTTAGCAATTCTATTTTCTCTTCTTTCTTCTTGTAAATCAAAATCCTCACCAACACCTCCTATATTATCTCCTAAATTGAATTTATCTGTTAAAGCAACTAATCTATTATTATCAGAATTTTTATTATTTTCAGCAACTACCTTAATGTATTTAATACTATCATCCGTTACTGGGAAAAGACCATGTCTTGTTAAGTGTCCACCGAATGCTGTAAGAGGGATTTGACGAAGGGTGTTAATACCTAAATTATATAAACGAGTTGAACCAAGCAACCCACCAAGACTTTTTTTAGTTTCAAGTTTAGGATTAGATAATTGCAATCCAACTTGTTTAGCTAAAAATAAAGGTCCTTTAGGTAAGTCTTTAAAAAATTTACCTATACGAATCGTATCAACTATTGAGGCATTTAAAGCTCCTATATGTCCCCCTCTAATTAAACCATCATCAAATTTAGTAAGTCTAAATCTAGTAAGGGGTTTATCTAAATCTTTTAATTCGGTTTTTACATAAGGTTGCCCACTGTTACCCCCGTCTGAAGTATCATTACCGTACTTCAAACTACGTAGTTTGGTAGCATTTAACTGTGTTATTATAGGCATTCCTTGATTTGTTTATTAATAACGACCGTCAGTTGGACCTAAATCGCTATATTTACGACCTGATTTTGATTTGTATTGTTTTGCACGTGGGTTGCGTGGTGCCTTAGGATCTAATTCATTTAATGTAGATTCTGGTCTAACTTTAGAAGAACCATTAAAGTCAACTAATTTAACTTTAGGATCTGTGTGAATTGAATACTGATTGTGTAATTTATCAGTTGCGGTACCAGCAAAATATCCAAATTTTCTAGCTTCTAATCTATTAGCTGTCAAACCCAATTTGCTTTTGTCTTTTTGATTAATGATTGCCATTTTATTTAATTTAAAATTGTCTATGTATAAATATTAAATTAGGCCGTTTTGTAACGTCCGTTCATATTTTGTGTTGTACCTACTTTCACACTATCCATTATCACTACACCTTCTTTATTGATTAATTGACCAATAGCCGCTCTAACTTCATTAAGGGCGGATACTACTGGTGATAAATCAATAGATACTCCCCCACCACCACTCTCCCCACCTGTTAAATTTGTACCTACTTTAATTTTACCATCAGCACCATACATTGCTTTATCATTTGGATCTAATTGTACAGAACCAAACTCTCCAGTCATTACAGGACCTTTGCTTGGATCAACTATACCATCTTTCATAGCCATATAAGTACCTAAAGAAGCCATAACAGCTGCTAAACCTGCTATAATCCATACTGTGGCGGCACCAAATGAAACGGCTTCTGCGGCTGTAACTGTAGCTGCTGCTGTCCCTGCGGCAAGTGTTGCTTCTGTGGCTCTTAAACCTAATAATATTGGTATTTTAGCTATTTGTGCTAATATTCCAGCTTTACTAAGTCCTTCCATTAGGGCTTTTCCTCTGGCTACAATTAAATCTTTAAGAGCCCAACCATATGCTACTACCTTGGTGGCTAATGATTCTTTTTCTAGAGCTAAGCTTAGTGTTTTAAAAGATAATTTACTTCCTTCTGTAGCTAATCCTATTGCTGCTTGAGCATTACCAAAGGTAGTAGCAACATTTTCTGATATTTTACTTGTTAAAGATGCTGCTTGATATCCTGCTTTTCTACCCATTAATGTTGCTGATAGTCCTTCAGTAACTGCTATTGCTTTACCTATTCCATTTATGGCTAACATTGTTCCATAAATGCCTAAAAATAACCCTCCTATTATTTTGATAGGAGTAGCCATATAATTGATTATATTCAAAGCTCCACTTAATAAATCTAAAAAGGAACCTAAAGGGCCTGCTAACAAATCTCCTACAATTCTTTGTAATTTCTCCATAGCAGCATTAAACTTATCTTGAACATTTTGTCTTTCAAGAGCTTGTGCTGCTTCTTCTTCATTTATTTGAGCTAAAGATTTACCAGATTTAACCGCTTCTTCTCTTTTTCTTAATTGTTCTGCTAATTTATCAGATGTAGTTCCTAAAGATTGAGCATAAGCATTCTGTGCTAATACATTCATATTAGAAAACTTAGCAGCTGTTAAACCTTGGTTTGCTAATTCTTGAGCAACACCAGCCATATCACCTTGTAAAGCTAATGCTCTAGCTCTTTCTAAATTTAAAGCCTGACCTGTTAGTAGTTCAGCTTTTAATTCATTTTCAATTGATGATTCAAAATTTAATAAAGATTCTGCTTGTGATTTAGTGTCTTCTAATGTAGTACCTAATGCTTTCATAGTTACTACAGCTCTAGCTATACGTTCAGGGTTATATCCTAAATTAGCAGCTAATTGGCCTGATACTTTAACAGCTTCAGCTAATGCTGATTTGAAATCAATACCAACTTTAAGTTGGTTTCTCGCTGTTGCTAAACCTCTAACAAATGATCTATATGTTTCTTCAGATGATTTACCAGACAATGCAGCATATCTTTGAACTTGAGCTGCTTCATCTGCTTGTAATCCAACCTGTTTAGTTAATTTAATTTGAGTTTCAAGCTGGTCTGCTGTAAATTCATAAGCAAATCCAGTTGCCTTTACTAATTCACCAAATGCTTGAGTTAATGTAGCTGTATTTACATTTAGATTTTTAGATGCATTTTGTATATCCACCATCTTTTCCCTAAATGCATCTGCTCTTTGAGTTCCATATCCTAATTGCTTTCCTAATTCAACTGCTTGTGCGTTTGCATTTAGAGCTGCTTTGAAGAAGAAATTAGCAATTTTTAACAATATAGTTAATTGAGTAACAGGATCTTTTAAGGCTTGTCCTATTCCAGAAACAGTTCCTTTTACCCCAGTCATTAACACATCCCATTTAGACCCGGTTTTAGCAACTTCCCTCATATCTTCTTTTAGGTTTTCAAAGAAGGTACTACTAATACCTAATTTACCTAAAGCACCAACTATACCATCTACTATTTTTCCAGATATTCCTAGCTTTTCAATAATTTTATTTTCCTCATCTAATCTTTGTTGAGTAAGTGTTTGAGCTCTATGTAAATAATTGTTGTTTTGATCTAGAAATTTACCTTCCTTATCAAACAATCCATTTAATTCTCTATATTGACTTATTTCTTCTAAAACATTTTTAAGACCTCTTTCTTTAGCGTTTGCTTCAATTCTATCTAAATTCTGACCTTTATATTTAGTATCTAAAAATTCTTTACTTTTATATAACTTTTGAGTTTCTATTTGAAGTTTTTTCTGATTGCTTATTAAGTCTTGTTTAGATAATCTACTAATATCTTGAGAGTCATATTTTAATTTATCTGCAAGACCACTTATTTTTTTAAAGCTTGAATTAATATCTCTAGAAGTAACATTAGTTTTAGATAAATCTCTTACAACGTTTTTTAATTGATCTGCTAGATCCGTAAACTCATTAGATAAAGAATCAAAGTGACGTTGAGAATTGATTAATTCTCTATTAAATTCAGCAGTACTAGCCTTAACTTCATCCATTCGCTTTCTAAGAGCATCAGCGTTTAGACCTGAGTCTTTAAGGTACTGTTCAATCTGTTTTAATAGTTTCTCATCCATAAGTAGTAAATTACCTATATAAATATAAAAAGCGCCTATTTCTTAGGCGCTCTTGTTGAATATGTGGGTTTGGATACGTTTGGTGTTAATGGTTTAGATGATGTTTTTGTTTTATTTTCAAGCTGTTTATTTTGTTTTTCTATAGCCTCATTTTCATCATCGTAAAACTTTTTCATTTTATGGAACGTAAATCGACGCAACCATATCGGCATATTATACACTGTATTCCAATCATATCCACCTTTTCCATGAAATACTATTTCGTGGATTTGGTCAAATACCATAGGTCTATCTTCCTGAGTCAGGCCAAAAAAAGTTAATTCCTACTGGAATAGAAATGCCCTCCTCTGCACCTTCAGGGTAGTGAGTCATATCAATATCTGGTTGGATTTGTGCATAGTATTCACGTAATGCTCTAGCATCTTTTGCTGTTAAACCATTATCAACAAAATCACGAATAGTTGCTAATTCTCTATCACCATTGACTGATGTGATTATATATTTTAAACGAGTTGTAATTTCAAATGAACCTTGTGGGTTAATTTTCTTTAAACCTTTAATTTCAGCATCAATTTTTTGTTCATCACCATGTGTTAACAATTTAAATGTTACTGTATTTCCAGATAAAGGCATTTTAAATGTAAATTCATTATTACCTTCTTCAAATAATGATAAATCAACTTCTTTTTCTTTTAATGCTGATAAATCAACACTTACTATTTCTTCAACACCTGTCTCGTAATTATAATTTTTAAATTGATATTCAGCACCATATCCTAAAATACGAGCACCTAACAGTATAGCGTTTTTATCGCACACTAATATATCATTAAAACTAACTGGTGTTACTATTAAGGATTGCATTACTCTATTGAGTACTGATCCATCTTTAATATAATTAGCATTAGTAAGAATATCTTCTTCTTTAGCTGTCATATATTTCATTTCAATTTCACCTTTAGAAAGTGGTGAGTCTTTCGGATATAATAATCCTTTTGAAGGCAACGAAACCGTTTCGGTTGGCATTTTAAAATCGCTCATATAACATTTTTATTTTGTTCGTATATAAATATATAGAAAAAGAAAGCGTCTGCAAAGCAGACGCCTCTAGGAAAAGAAATATGAAAGGGGAAATTAAAAATTCAATACACAGTAATCCATAGCAATAGTAAGGGAAATGTTAACTGCTGATTCACTAGCCCAATCGTATTCACCAAAGTTTGCTGATTTTACATAAGCACCTTTGATTATCCATTCGCTAACGATGTCACCTACTGGACCTAATACGTTCAATACTAAATCTTTTTTATAAAAATCAGAATAACCATCACGGCCTGTTACTGATTCGTGAGCCAAACGAGCCCATTCCATTACAGCTTGAGCACCACTTGGAGTGATTGGATCATAAAGTTCTAAGTTCATATCTTGCCACTTAACTTTACCTTTTACTTTACGGTAAACGTTGATGTGGTCTAATACGATTTCACCTGCATCAAATTGAGGTGACGCTGCCTTCTTAATCAAGTATGCTGGAATACCGTCTACATACATGATGAAACGATTCTGCACCTTTGGTTCGAAAGCGGTGAACATTATTTGGTTTGCGTCTAATACAGCCATTTTATGTTAAATTTTGTCTATTAATAAATATTATTGTTTATAACTCTTACGCTGGGAATGTTGCCCCAGTTGGTAATACTGTGAAATCTAACACAATGAATTCTGCTGTTTTACTTGGTTGTAAATAGATTTGACCAACTAATTGGTTTCTATCGATTACATCAGGTGTGTTATTAGAATCATCCATTACCACTTTATAAGCATATAAACCTTGACGTTGTACTACTGATTCTAAGTAAGGGTTTGCAATGCTCATAAATCTGTTTCTTGTAGCTGCTGTATTTTGTTCAAATACTAATGAACGACCTACTTGACCTAAGAAACCTTTCAAGGTAATCAACAAACGACGAACGTTAATTCTGTCTAATGAAGTTGATTTTTTCTGTAATGTCTTTTGACCAAACGCTACAACACCTTCTCCAGGGAATGAAGCTAATGGGTTGATGTTTGTATCATATAAAGTATCACGATCTTCTTGAGATAATCTTCTTTCAGCTCTTAATACTGATCCAATTCCACCACGGTTTAAACCTGCTGGAGCGAACCATTCAGCACCTACTTGGTCGTTGAATGCGAATACACCACCCATTACTACAGATGGAGGACACCATACAGCCTTACCTAAGTTATTGCTAAACAATTGTACCCATGGATAATATGCAGCACCATAACTTGAACCATTAGCAGCAGCCGCTGTAACAGCAGCAGCTACGTTAGCTCCATATGCTGTAGTATCGATAATTGCCATTGAATCACCTCTACCTTCACATACTGCAATTACATCATCTGAGATTGAACTTAAAGCACCAGTACCTAATGTTACACCAGGAACTAATAATAAGTTAAAGCTATAATCATCTTTATTTGATAATAAAGTTAAAGCAGATGTGTAATCAGCAGCAGCAAATCCTTGACAGTTTGTAGCTGCCGTGTCATTTGCTTCAAAAAATACAGCTGTTCTGTTAGTTGCAGCTACACCACCACTAAATGAACCACTACCTGCTGCTGGTAAATAACCACCAAAAGTTGAAGTTTTATAATTACCTAAGTTATCAATTGAATCGATAGTGTTGTTTACTGTTTTAACACGTACATATGAAGAACCACCTTGGAAACTACCTGAAATTTCTACTAAGCCTTTTGAAGCATTGTAAACAGGTTTTGCATCACCTACTACACGAGAGATGAAGTTTGGTTGAGCTGGGTCTAAAGATAAGTTTGAGAATGTTTCTAGAACATTTTTGTTATTTGTGTTGTCATCACCACGACGAACTACTAATGTAAATGTACCTTTTGTACTGTTAACATTAGTTACTTCCCAACGTACGTTCTCTATTGTACCATTTGCTAAAGCACCTGATGTTTCAGAACCACTGTTGTTTGCAATATCACCCCATTGAGTAGCTTCTAAAACAAAAGAAGCAGTTGAGTTTGATGTTGCTGCTGCTGATGAGCTAGCGTAAGTGTCGTAAGAAGAGCCACTAATAATTTTAGTTACTAACAATGAATTTCCACCATTGTTGAAATATTCTTTAGCAGCAAGTGATGTAAAATATTCATAGTAGTTACTTCCACTTTTGAATATATCACCAAAAACTGATAAATATTCACTATAAGAAGTTACAACTGTTGGGGCCATTGGGTTACCTTTAACTGTAGGACCAACAATAGCAGCTCCAACCTCTTGAATACCTCTTTGTACTAAACTCTTGTCGTTTTCGCGAGTAAAAACGCCTGGAGAGATAATTTTTTCTGCCATAGTATTTTTTAATTAATTTGATTTAAATTATTCTGATAATAAATATTCGGAAAAATACGTAACCGATTGGGGTTACGGTAAGATCTCACCTGTCTGGATGTCTAGATTTCCTTCTCCATATTTTTCACGGATCTTAGTAAGATAATCATCTTGACGTTGATAGTTAGATGTTATATCCCCGTATAATCCTGTTAATTCATTATCAATTGTTTTTAATTGATTTTCTAATTCGTGTTTTTCATACTGCAATTGACCAATTTCAAATATTGTTTTTGAATATTGTTCACGGAGCTGAGTAAGCTCAGTCATTTCTTGTTCTGTAATTTTATTCATATTATTTTTCCCATTTATTTTTTGGACAACTTTTTTCTACAGGGCTAAATACCTTTTTATTTAAAGGACACCCACAAGCATTACAATACCAGAAATTCATTACTTCTTGATGAGTTTTGTGTTCACAACCATCACATATTGATAGTCTATGTTCTGCTATTAATTTTTGTTCAGGGGTTGGATTAGCTGCTGCTATCCATGCTTTTCCTATTTCTACTAGTTTGTTCATATAACTTAATTTAATAAAGAAAAGCCCCTAAATTAGAGGCTATTTCTTCACTTTATATAGGGGGGATTAGTCTTCAACTTTGATCAATTGGAAGAATGTTTGATAATTACCTTCTGTTTCTACATGAGCGAAATCGCTAATATTGAAAGGTTTATATTCTAATTCTCTTTCTTGATTCAACAAATCATTGTATTCCTTTTGGAATTCAAAGAAATCTTGGTTTGGTTCTGTTTTGAATTTTGGGTTACCTTCTTCGTCGACACCATCTTCTTTTCTGATAGATGGAGATAGTTGGTATCCACCACTTTCGTCGGTTGAACCATACTTCATAATTAATTCATCACGAAGTTTGTTAATTGATTCTTTTTCAGAAGTCAATCTTTTATTTAAATCAGTGATCCAATACTTAGTAATCATATTAAGTTTTTCACTTAATAGACCTTTAGAAATTGTTTCACCTGTTTGTTGGTTTACTAAACCATTAATTTCAGCTTCGAGATTTAAAAACTCGAATAATTTTAGACTAATTTTTTCCATAACTGTAGTTGTTTCTTATTTTGTTTTCTTTGGTGCTTTTGTTTTTGGAGCTGCTTCAGGTTTTGTTTTAGGAGCTTTAGAAGTTTTAGCTTTAGCTTCTTTTACTACTTCTTTAACTTCTTCAACCACTTCTTTTACTGCTTCAATTTTTGATTCAATTGCATCAGGAATGTTGTTGTTGTTTGCATCGGCTATTTTACCCTTTCTCATTAGAACAAAGGTAACAGCGGCCACGAGTACTAATACGATAATAAGTGTTAACATGTTTTATATTTTTTTGTTCGTATATAAATATATAAGAAGGTCCAAAAACGCAATCTTATAAAGAAGAAAGACGAGTTTCTATTTCCTGTCTAGCAGCAATGAATGCTTCTTCTGTTGATTCTTCAATAACATTATTAGCTAAATCCTCAGCTATTTTATTATAAAAAGAAGCTGGAGCTGTAACACGGATTGAACAGTCATTAGGTTCGTTCATTAAAACGATAATTTTTTGAGTATCGGTATCTACCGATAAATGCATTTGATTTCTTTTGTAATAATTTATCATAAATTTTTATTTATTAAGGTTGGGGAGGTAAACATGTATTACAACTATAATAATAACATGGATTTGGATATGGATCACAATCATACTCATAACAACTACAATAATAACTACTACCACATCCACAAGAAGCACTATTAGACTCTATAAAAGTACTATAAGTACCACAATTTCCATTAGCATATACATAATATAGATCACAACCACTACAACTAGTATTGAGAAATGTTCCGTCTGGTTGGCAGCTACTACAAGCTGTTATAGCTGTAATCATACCTGATGAGTTGATTGAATATACGTTAGTTCCATTAGAAACCCAACCAGCGCTTACAATAGTTGTTCTTTTCTCATCCGTGTATAAATAACACCCCACTGATAAAGAAGAGCAATAAGTATAAAAATATAAACATTGAGCCATAATTTAATTTTTTATTTTAACAAGTTCCTTCTCCTCCTGAATAACAACACACACAATCACCTGTCCCAGTAGCTGCTAAGGTACAAGCCTCACTAGCTGAAACTGAGCTATAGCATTGGAAATTTGGATGAGCTACTAATGAATAAGCTTTAATATAATAATTAGTATTAGCTTGAACAGTAAATGTATAAGATAATGATTGAAGAGTTGATGATGTATTGTTAAATGGTTTAAATATTTGTTGATTGCTAATTAAAGTTCCATTAGCAGATACTTCTAAAAAACCAAATCCAGGAGCATCCCACCCATAACTAGCCCCATCAGGATTTATTAGTCCAAAATTTGCTTGAACATAAACACTATTTCCTACCCTAACAACTGCATTCATTTGAGGTGAATATTGTGGATTTCCAAAGAACATCCCATCTAAATTATTAGCAGGATCTAATCTAAGAGCAGATCCATTAACAAAACCAAATAAATCCACATTTTGATAAGGATTTGTCTCTTGACTCATCTCAAATAATACTGAAGATGCTCTTAAAGGATTTAAATAATTCCAATTACAGGTTAGATTAGGAGAAGGTCCAGTAGAAAAATTAACTCCATCTTGAAAACTACTATTAGGTATAAAAGACCCATCAGGAGAATCTCCAGTGTAAACATGAACTCTATTAGCTACTTCTTGTCGAGTTAAACAACGATTTGTAGCAGGAATAGATTGACCAGCCTTTAAGCCAAGTAAATTTTCATTTACCATAGCTTGGAGTTCATTTCCTGTTATTTGAAAATTGCTGCTTCTAGCCATTATTTAGATTCTAATTCTTTTATTCTAGCTTCTAATTGTTGAATTGCTTTTATTAACACACCTACTGTTGATGGAACATCCATCGTATTTTTCTTTGGAGTAGATAGATCTGATGGAGTATCTTCAGCTATAAAACCAATGTGAGGTCTATTGTCTTTATCATCCTTATAATTAAATGACACTACATTAACTTTATTTAATATATCTAAAGCATCACTTTCATAAGGAATAATATTATACTTTAAATAGCGAGAAGAAATTTGGTAGAATCCTTCAGCTTCAATAGTATTCCCACTTACTCTAATTTGTGAGTTAGTTGTGGCTCCAGTTGAGGTACCATTGCTAATTAATAAAGCATTATTTGTTGCTGGTGAAATTGCATTAAACCCAGGGCCTGTTGAACCTTGGTCGCCTTTGTCGCCTTTGAATCCTTGAAAACCTCTATCGCCTTGATCACCTTTAGTTCCTTTATCACCTTGGTCGCCTTTAGTTCCTTTATCACCTTGGTCGCCTTTAGTTCCTTTATCACCTTGGTCGCCTTTGTCGCCTTTAGTTCCTTTATCACCTTGGTCGCCTTTGTCGCCTTTAGTTCCTTTATCACCTTGGTCGCCTTTATCACCCTTATCACCTTTTAAACCTTTATCACCTTGGTCGCCTTTATCACCCTTATCACCTTTTAAACCTATATCACCTTGGTCTCCCTTATCACCCTTATCTCCTTTAAATCCTTGATCTCCCTTGTCGCCTTTATCGCCTTTAAATCCTTGATCTCCCTTGTCGCCTTTATCACCTTTTAAACCTATATCGCCTTTGAATCCTTGAAAGCCTCTATCACCTTGGTCGCCTTTATCACCTTTTAAACCTCTATCACCTTGAGGACCAGCTACTGTTGAATTTGCACCTTGAAAGCCTTGGTCGCCTTTGTCGCCTTTGTCGCCTTTGAATCCTTGGAAGCCTCTATCGCCTTGGTCGCCTTTGTCGCCTTTGAATCCTTGGAAGCCTCTATCGCCTTGGTCGCCTTTGTCACCTTTGAATCCTTGGAAGCCTTGATCACCCTTATCTCCCTTATCACCTTTAAAGCCTTGGTCGCCTTGATCGCCTTTTAATCCTGTAGCTCCTTGAAAACCTTGAACTCCATTAGTTCCATTTGTACCTGCAATACCTTGAGGACCTGTAGCTCCTTGCGGTCCTGTATCTCCTCTATCTCCAGTTCTTGCAAATGTAACAATTATATCTAAATCATTTGTGAATGAACTTACTCCTGATAACCATGTAATAGGTACTCCAAAATAGTTTGTATTATGGGTGTGGGCTCCAGTTATTGCAAATAAAGCAAAATTTGTTGTGCTACCTTTTTCAGTTACAGTAAAGTGTCCTTTAATTGCTGATGTTGAGTCATCAACTGTTTGTAAATAATTGTATACAGAAACACTAGCATCATCTACTTCACTTATATATAATTCTGAAGCTGATGATAATACTAAGTTATTAAATTTTAATTTTCCATTTCCAGGAATTGTGTTTGAGGTGTTTGTACTAAATGTATAATCAAAAGCAGCACCGCCAAAATTACCTGTTAAACCTTGATGGCCTTGAGGACCTTGTACTCCTTGAATACCTTGAGCTCCTGTACCTACAGCTCCTTGAATACCTTGTGGGCCTTGGTTACCTTGAGGACCAGGAATTATAGAATCATTACCTACATGACCTTGAATACCTTGAACACCAACAGGGCCTTGGATACCTTGATCACCTATAGGACCTTGATGACCTTGATCACCTTTAGCTCCTTGGTCGCCTTTTATACCTATACTACCTTGTATACCAACAGGACCTTGATCTCCTTGATCACCTTTAAACCCTTGGTCACCTTTAGTACCTTGCACACCTATACTTCCTTGCACACCAACGGGACCTTGTACACCTTGATCGCCTTTAAATCCTTGATCGCCTTTTGATCCTTGAACACCTATGCTTCCTTGTACACCGATTGGACCTTGAATACCTTGATCACCTATACTTCCTTGATCACCTTTTACTCCTATACTTCCTTGTGCACCAATACTTCCTTGTGCACCAACCCCACCTTGAAATCCTACTGGGCCTTGAAGACCTGTAGGGCCTTGATGACCTTGGTCGCCTTTTGACCCTTGAACTCCATTTGAACCTTGTACACCTTGAGCCCCATGATCACCTTGATCACCTTTAGTACCTTGTATACCAATACTACCTTGAACACCAACAGGGCCTTGAAGACCTTGAGATCCTGTTGTTCCTTGAGGTCCTTGTGCACCTACAGTTCCTTGGATACCTTGAGCTCCTTGAGCACCATTTGATATTGTAATTTGATTTATACTACCACTCAATTCGGTCCAGTTATCATCCATTTCCTGCCAAGTAAGTGGACGTAAGAGGTTTGATCTTAAAGATAAAGCCATAATTATTTTTTAATTTGTCACGTATAAATATGAAAGGGGATGATTGCTCACCCCCTTCTAAAAATATATATTAATATTTTAATTAACAGTCTTCGTAGCTACCAGTACCGAATACTTCAGCAACTTTTTCTTTCAATTTAGCATAACCAAATTCAAAGATATTTGCTTCTTCTACTTCAGTAAAATCTGGAATCATTACAGTAACGCTTTCAGAAACTGTAGTTTCTACGTTAGTATAAGTAATACTTCCTGATGCATCTACACTTTGAGAAGGTACATTTACTGTTCTGTAAACAACACTTTCAGATGGAACTCTTAAATCAACATATAAGTTATCACCAATTTGTTGGTTACGAGCTATTGTTCCCATTCCTCCAGGACCTGGGTACAAATTAGATGCTGATGTTGCTGATTCTGCGTCTAAAAATAATTGAGTTTGAAAATTAGCAAATCCACCTTTCTGAATTTGGTAATTTGTAATACGAAGGTATGCTTCGCTTGTGATACCTAAATCAGTACCAATTTGAGTTGTAATTCTAATTGCCATTGTTGTATAGTTGTTTTTACGTGAATAAATATTAGCGATAATGTTCTCCCCCAAGCCATAATACAAAAGATCTACGAGTTCCTACAGTTACTGGTGAAACGCGGTGCATCATATATGAAGGAAATATAACTACTGTGCCTCTGCCACGAGGAGCTGTGATATGCCCTTTACCTCCTTGCCAAATATCTAAATCTCCACCCTCATATTCGCTAGGATCGGATAATTGGACCGTAATAGACACTTTACGGAGCGATAACATCCCAGGCCCAATGTCTTGATGCCAGATGTAATGCCCTCCTTCTGAAGCGTAGTATTCAGTGTATTGTATTTGTTCTGGGGCTGAATGTAGGTCAAAATCCCATAAAGATTTATTAGCTTCAGCAGCCATATCCATTAATTTACCATATAGCCAATTCCATTTCATATTTTGTGGAATCCATTTAATAGATGATGAGCGAGCTTCTTTATTATCACCACCAATTGTGGTAGCTTGAACAAAGTCAATCTCAGCAACATCTTTGTAAATTTTGTCTAGTTCTTCATTATTAAAACCTTTATCAAAATAATAATAATTTTGAAGATCAACGTGTTTTTTAGAAAATAAATAGCCTGTTTGTACCATTTTTATATTTTATTCTGTTTCGAAAATATTCATTTTACTTGAGTATGGCTCTTCAGCCCATAAATTTATAGCAATTGCTCTTCTAGTTCCTGTTAAAACAGTATCAACTCTATGAGGCACTTTTCCAGCATCGAAAATAATTAAACGATTTGGCCTACACAATATAATATCAGGAGAGTTAGATTCACCATCAGTATAAACATTTAATGCACCTCCAGTAAATTCTGATCCTATTGGATAGTATACACATCCAATTGTAGGTGTCATTCTATCTCCTGTAGCTTTTCTATATGCAACATCATCATCATAATGCATTTCTAGATAATTTCTAAATCTCCCATTAGGATCTGCTTCTTGAACACCTGTCCAATATTCAAATCCATCAATTGTATATAGTTTATTAAGTGGGCAATTATTTCGCCAAATATATTCTATTAACTTCTTTTTAACAGTGTTTACTTCATCATTCCACCACCCTTTCCAATAATAATACACACCAGGATCTTGAAAGAAAGTGGTATCATTTGTAATCTCATCTAATAATGTTTGATCTGTTATAAAATCATCAAATACTGTTATCATTTTGTTATTGTTGTGGGTTATAAATATAATTTACATATCCTTCATCTTTACCAAATCTACTTTCAACCCATAGTGGATGTGATGGATTTTCTTTGTAAGCCCAATCTTCTTTTCCTAATTCTTCAAAACGTTTAGCTATTCTTTCGTTGTAATGATACATAATTGTTCTTACTCTACGTTGAATATCTGCACGAGATAAATCATGGGTATTTTGACCTGTATGGTTGTTGTAAATGAATTGGATGTAACCAATTTTATTTATTTTACAAATTTTGGTGTGTAAAAATGTTCTAACTATTAATTCATAATCATCAGCAATCGCTAAATCTCTATTATGTCCACCAACAGCAAAATATGTATCTCTTCTCCAAGCACGAACGTGATTTGGAACACCAACAATATGTCTGATTGTTTTAGGGTTAATGTTTTGTGTAATTACAACATCCCATTCAAATCCTCTATATTTTTCTTTTCTATATTTACCATATCCAAAAGCAAATCCATCATCATATGTTAACGATTCCCAATTTTCATCTATTTCTACACTATCATTAAAGAAGAAACCAGCATCTGGGTGTGCTATTGAAGCATTGATTAGATCCATTGTACAATTGTCTGTTAATAAATCATCATGATCTAATTCTGCTAATAAGAATCCTCTTGTTAAACAAGCGGCTCTGTATTTTGATTCTCCAATAATACCTCCTGTTTTTTCTCTAAAATCATATACTTTTACTCTTGGATCTCGTTTAGCAATTTCTTCTGCTATTTTAAGTGTTTTACCACCATCAGATGAATCGTTAACCATTACCCATTCCCAATCTTGATAAGTTTGTTCAAGCAGTGAACGATAAGTATTCCATAATTTATTTCCAGTATTATATATTGGTGTAAAATATGATACTAAATGTTCATTTGATGCTGTTAGCATTTGATTCATAGCTACATTGTAAGCTATATCTCCATTTTCAACATCATCTTTTTCAACATTTAACCATTTTTTTCTTACCTCTAAAGGTTGATTAGTTAAATTAGTAAATTCTGAAAAATGTTTTCCAATAGTGATAATTGAATCTGGTTTAAAAGATGTTAATAGTTCTTCTATATTGTAATCATTTGAAATATTTAATACATCTAAACTTACGTCTTCATATCCTAAATGTTTAGTACTTTCTAATTTTGCTGTACCACCTACATAAAGTACTTTAGGTACTCTTGCTTTTTTCTCTTTTGTTAAGTAATTGTAATAACAAAGTTCTGAATGAATAAAATGAAATTTATCTGAAAATTGTTTATATAGATTTTCAATAAATACACCATCACCACAATATCCACCTTCATATCTACCTTGTGTATATAAACTTTGTTTGATAACATATTGAGCGGAGTCTATGTGTCTTAGCTTCATATGTTCAGGGCCTACTTTTCTAACATCTAGGCCTGTAAAATCCTTCTTATTAACAAACTGCTCATAAACAAAAGCATCTTTATCAGGATTAGATTCAATTTCTGATTTGATAGTATTATAGAAGTCAGGATGGACAATATTATCATCATCCAATATTACTATATAAGTGTCTTTATGTAATTTATCAATAATATCACTTAATTGAGGATACAAATAATCAGATCCATCTCCTTTTATAAAGTGAAATCTAGTATTTGGACTTTGTAACTCATTCAACATTTCAGCATCAATGTCTTTTAATGTTGTTGTATCAAAGATAATATGCCAAACTACATTTATCGGACTTGGAAATACCGATTTTTTTATTGTCAATAAGTTTTGCTGACGCGTACAACGCGTTAATATATGTAATGTTACCATTCTACGTCAAAGAAAAATAGGTGAAAGAATCTTGCATTTTCGATTGCATCTCCAAAATAACCTGTTGCTGCGTGGATTGTTTTTGAATCAAACATAACCAATCTATTATAAACGTTTGCAACAGTATCTACTACTTCATATGTTGTTGAATCATAAAAATTCATATTGTTACTTAGCCCTTTGAAGGTATTAAAATAATCATCACCTCTTGTTTCATCAAACCTAGTAGCACCTGTAATTTTGCTTTTATATGTGGCTGTACCTGTTTGAAGTGGGGCATCTGGTGTTAAGTACACCATTGCTGCATATGTTTGAGAATCAACATGGTAAACGATTGGATCTTGAGAAGTACAATATTGGAAAACACCATTTGCATATGATTCATAATTCCAATTTGTAATTTTTTTACCTAAAATTTCTTCAAATTTTTCTTTAGTACCATTTAAGATAAATCTGTCGTAACTACGTTTTCCTTTATGATAACCTGATTCTTTAAATTCTAAATTATTCATAGCATAATTTCTAACCCAATCAGGGTCACTATAGAAATTATCTACTACAACAATACCTTTTTTAGATACAGGGTCAAACCCTGAATGGTAAACTACCCATTTTTCAAATGTGTCTATGTTATTTACAACAGAGTTGTCTTGTAAGATAAGACTAACAGGTTTATTTAATTCCTGTTTTGTAAGAAGGATTTTAAATCCAATTTCTTCTGTTGGAATTTGAGGATAAAATTCCTTCACATCTGGTCTTGATTCAAATCCAGGAGAAATAATTTCCTCACCAATTAGAAATGCTTTAATAGGTTGTATTGGGTGAGATATCCACCCACTAATAGTACAAACATCGTTATTAATGACAACTTTGTCAATGTACCACAATACACCATCAACGTTGGTTAAATGATTAATATGATCGGCCATAAAAGTAATTATTTTATGGAATATACGATGAAACTATTTGATATCCAAATTTATTTATTATCTACTAGATAATTTATTTGATTTTTTAGATCTTCGATTTGTTGTTGTTGTTCTTTCATACCCTCTACTAACAAAGCTACAAGTTTTTCATACTTAATAGTCTTGTATGTTTCAGACATTTCTGGTATAAAATCTTTAGCTTCATCTGGGTCATTACTCGGAGTATTTAATTGTGATTGATACTCAGTAATAAATAAAGGTTCTACAGCTTCAACTTCTTGTGCAATAAGACCAATATCTTTAGTACCTGCTCTTTCTTTTACAATGTTTACTTTTTCATCATTCCATGTATAAGTAACACCTCTAAGTTGTTTAATTTTATTTATTGCATTATCAATTGTAATAATATCTTTCTTAAGTCTAGCATCTGAGTAATAGGCAATAACATCACCTGTTGCATATAAAGTACCTGTTATAACTACACCATCACTAGCTGTTCTAAATTTTTCATTACCGTTATTGTATAGGTATTGAGCAGCATCTACATATGTAAGTATTGACCAGTTATTTAACCAAAATCCTGTAGGCCCAGACGCACCATTTGTATGCATCATTAGACACATACCACCATCTACTCTCCAACCAGAATATCCGTTATTACTACCACCCATATACCATGAAGTATATGAACTTGTATTTCTATGTAAGTATTTATTATTATCATTATAATCATAAAAGGTTCCAGCATACATTCCAGCACCTGTTAACCAGTTACCAGAATCATCACACCAAGATCCCCAACTACTTGATTGATTTAAGAAACCAATTCGATTTGAGTTACAATGAAGTTCTCTAGTACCTTCATCACTATCAGTCATATAAATTGATGATGCATTTGTACCTAATCCTACAGTTAGATTACCATACATGTATGAATGTCTAGATGAATCTAATCTAATACCCCAAGAACCAGCATTATTTAGTATTCCAACATTATTACCTGTATCAGCATAAAAGCATCCTCTAACAGCACTACCATAACCACCAGGTCTCATATTAAGCTGTATCCAAGAACCATTAGATGTAGCAAAATTCCACTCACCAGTAGATGATGCATAAAAATGGGTATCAAGGGCGGTGTTATATAAACCTGAGCCAGAATTCTGATTTCTAAACCAACCATTATTGTATACGTTTGCAAATGTTGGACCACTATCGGTTCTAACTTCTTGGTTCATATTTGCAGCATTTGGATCTGACGCTGTGTTTAATAATCTTCTCCAAGAAGTCCATGAAGTTCTACCATGGTTTGCTTCAGACCTAACCCAAAGATTTGTTCCAGTTCCACCATCATAATGTCCACCAAGTTGATACATATTATAACCATTGTAACCAGACCATGTAATAACATGATTCCAACCACCACTACCTGTATAACTAGGGTGCATAAAATCAACTCTTAATCCTCCACCTGCTAAACCTTGATCTACTAAATTAACAGGAGTTTCAGAAGTTAAATAACTACCATATTCATAATAAGCTCTAAGATATTGACCGCTTGTGTCTTTTCTTGAAAAAGAAGATGCGTGTAAACTATCTACTGTATCTGCATTTGATACAGATTGAGATCCTATATTGCCAGAGTCAATTACATCATGCCAAGTACCAGAACCTCTATATTGCTTAAATCTACCTTCTGCCCAAAAGTTACCACCACCATTAGCATAGTAATCACCGTTTGTAATAATGCGGTAGTTAGTATTAATAGCCTGACCAACACTTAAATAATCAGCATGTATGTGGTATACTCTAGAAGTACTATTTGGGTCTACATAATATCCTGTATCTTGTTTATCATAAAATATATTAGCACGGATATCATTTGTGTTAATCTGGCTTCCATCATTAACTGTTAATTGAGCATTAAAATAGAAGTTTGATCTATCAGTATATATATGAGCATGACCGCTATTAGCTGGTCCAAACCAAATATAACCGGAGTCCGTATAAAATCTTACACCCCATGTACCGTCTCCAGTAAATCTTCCACTGTTTGTTGAAGTGCCAAATCTAACTGTATGTAATACAGATGTACCATTAGGATCTGCATAATAAGCTGTGTCTTGTGAATCATAAAATATAGGAGCTCTTACAGAATCTACACCTTGCAAATAATTTGCATAAGCATAACCTACAATATTACCATTAACCATAAAAGCTAATGGGTGGTTGGAATAAGTACCTATTCTACCAACTCCTTGACCTGTATGAGAATACATTGTAGTAATAATTCCATCACTATTACTTTTAACATCAAGTCTAGCATGACTAGAACCTGTTAAATTTAATCTAGCATTCCATCCTCCATCATTAGATGCATTTACATCACCCACAGAAAGATGTCTTAACCAGGAAGTGCTTGCAAAATCTCCATAATATGTACTATCATTTCCATCATAAATTATATTAGCATATATAGTACCAGCATATGTTGTAGAATCTAAATAAATTGTATTTCCTACAGGATTTAATCTTAATGCTTGTCCTGAATGAGATTGGACATAGGAATATGAACCATTATTACCTATTGATATTGTAAAGTTATTTACACTACCTGGGTTTGTAGTGCCTCTTAAAAATCTACTATCAGCATCTGATGTGCTATATGTGTATGAAGTATAGTTACCTGAATGTAATAATGTTCTTGATGTTGATCCATCATAAAAAGCTCCTCCACCATATATATATGTACTACCAGTTCCTTTAATATATGTACCTAACCCACTGTTACCATTGTACCCAAAAGAATCAGACTGGCCAGAAAAGTTAATTGCTGTACCACTAGATACTGTGGTAATAATACCAGACATAGTACCTCCAGAAAGAGGCAATGCATATGATGAATAGTTACCTGCGTGTAATACTATATTACCATTGTATGTCATATTCCCAGTATTGGGAATAATAAAATCTGTACCACCTGTAGTAGTAATACGCATTCTGTTACCAGATTGCATTCTAAACCAACTATCAGTACCATCAAAATCTATTAATGCACGACCTATTGTAGCACTTGTACTAAATGTAACAGCTGTAGATGTACTAGCCCCTCTAGCAGTAACAGTAGCTAATGTATCAACATAAACATTTGGACCTGCTGCACCTTGTGCACCAGTATTACCTTGAGGACCTGCTACTGATGAAGCAGCACCAGTATTACCTTGTGCACCAGTAGCGCCTTGTGCACCCGTTGCACCTTGGGCTCCATTTGAACCATTAGTTCCGTTTGTACCAGCTGTGCCTTGTAAGCCTGTCGCTCCTTGAGCTCCATTAGTACCATTAGTTCCGTTTGTACCAGCTGTGCCTTGGTCGCCTTTAAAGCCTTGGAAGCCTCTGTCACCTTGGTCTCCTTTGAATCCTCTGTCGCCTTGATCGCCTTTGAAGCCTTGAAAGCCTCTATCGCCTTGAAAACCTTGAGATCCTTTATCACCTTGAGAACCTTGACGTCCTTGATCGCCTTGAGCGCCTTGTCTTCCTTGATCACCTTGGAAACCTTGGAAACCCCTAACTCCCTGATCGCCTTGAAAGCCTCTAGGGCCTTGATCGCCTTGATTTCCTTGAGAACCAGTTGCACCTTGTGCACCAGTACTACCTTGAGCACCTGTAGAACCTTGGATACCTTGAACAGACATATCTGTTGTAAATGACCAAGTTCCTCCACTACGTAAATACAATTTACCATAGTCAGGATCTGATTGTGAAAGTGAGCCTCCTACTAATCCGAATTGACCTTCGGGGCAAGTATTGTCTGCTAATAATGCAGCTACTGAGTTGTATGTTTGATAGATTGTGAATCCTTGGCCTGTTATGCCTTGATAACCTTGGTCGCCTTTAGCACCTTGAGGTCCTGTAGAACCTTGTGCACCGACTGTGCCTTGAATGCCTTGTGGGCCTTGATTTCCTTGATCACCTTTAGCACCTTGGAAACCTTGATCGCCTTGGTCACCCTTAGCGCCCTGAATGCCTTGATCGCCTTGATATCCCTGATCGCCTTGGAAGCCTTGTATTCCTTGGTCACCTTGGGCTCCTTGAATGCCTTGGTCGCCTTGGAAACCTTGGTCGCCTTGAAAGCCTTGATCACCTTTAGTACCCTGAATGCCTTGAAATCCTTGGTCACCCTTAGTGCCTTGACGTCCCTGATCACCTTGAGCTCCATCAGCTCCAACATAACCATCTTGTCCTTGAAAACCTTGGATGCCTTGTGGGCCTTGTGGACCTTGGTTACCCTGTGATCCTCTTGAAGTATAGTATATCTCCTTAGTACTTTCATTAAGTACTAAATATTTGTCTAATGAACCTGATGTGTCTTGGGGAACTACAGGTAGTCTAAAACTACCTGATACTTCTAATGAACCTGTAACTGACGCGTTGTGTATTCTCATTATATTATATCGGGGTTATTCTGATATAAATATTGAGATATACTTGCTCTTAAATGTTAGTTAACAAATAATATTATTTTTAACAGATGTATGAACAATACCCAACAACACTTCCTGGGGTTCCGTTACTAAAGGAAACAATTTCTGCATTAAGATTAAATGTTCCATTAAGTGGGGTAGAACCAATACTATTACCTCTTAACCACCTACCTGTAGTTGTTTGGTAAACAGTTATAACCTCATTACAACCACAATACCAATCACCAAATGATTGATATGAATCTAATGCTGTAGCTGTTACACCATTCATAGATTCTGATGAATATCCATAAAATTCACTCATAGCATCTGGTGTTGAGAAACCAGCAGCCGCGCTTAGTGTTCTAAGACTGTTTGAACTAGATCCTAATTCGGTTTTTATTTGTGATATGCTTATTGCTCCTGATGATTGTAGTGCCATGAGTATAAATATTAAGGTTTTGGTATTGAATCTTTTACATTTTTAATAGCATTAAACCAAATACCATCTGTTGTGATACTACCACTAGTATTCAACTCATGCCATAACATATCTAATTGATTTGATAATTTTGGATAGATTTGTTCTCTATCTCTTTGATACTGAGTGTCATAAACTTGTTGTAAGCCTGTAAAAAATCCAAATCTTTGTATTTCTGTATAAGGTGTTCCATCCATTGGATTTATTAATTCTGTTCCATCATCTAAAGGGTGTGTCATATTATTAATTATTTAATTCTTGTTAAAACTGATGAAGTCATAGTTACTGTGTGTTCAACTAATACATTAAAATAAAAGGTACCACTATCTCCTGATGTGTTATTAAATTGTAAATAATTATGATCTACATTACTAGGATTTTGATAATTGGAGCATGAATATCCTCCCCAATCAGATTCTAATATATTAGAGTAAGAGGTTCCATATCTAGATGTTGTAAAACTAAATATACCAAAGGTCCAAGATGTAGCTGATCTTACTGCCATAAAATATACAGTACCTATCATTCTAACATATCCTGTTAGGTTACCTATTAAGTTAATAGAAGAGCCATTTGAAATAAATGAATTTCCAGCATATTCAAGCATTGCATAATTACCATTAGTATGTATTATATTTGAACTAATAGAATTAGCACTTAATGTTGGTGCAGTTGTTGCTTGTAAATTTGCCATTTTATCTTATTCTTTCTGTTAAATATGATGATGAAAAAGATGCTCCACCTAACCCAGTCCATCTTACATTAAAATAATAATTTCCATTTCCCCATTCAGTATTTACGGTGTTCGTAAATCTAATAAAATTTGTTCCATAACTTGGATTATGTCTTGATAATGAAAAATATCCAGACGAATCAGTTAATATAGAAGTACTTAAACCATATTCTGATAATTGAAAATAGAATTGTCCAGTTTGAAATTGAGATTGATTTACCCACCATCTAACAATCCCATACATCCTTTCATGAGCACCCACATTAGCAAACAAATCAACATAATTGGTTGCACTATTAACGGAACTTGGTATAAAAGCAGTACCTACAAATTCTCTTAAAACTTGTGAAGAATTTGTATGTAAAATTTTTGGGGATTGGTAACTTGTTGTAGCAGTTAATGTACCATTTACTGTTGTAGCTTGTAAAGTTGCCATATTAGTTAATTCTTGTTAAAACTGATGAAGTTATACTATTCTTAGAGTTTCCAGTAAAGGCAGTTACATTTACATGATAGTTTCCAAAAGCCCAAGGGGCATTATAGTTATTAGTTATTCTTAAATAAGAATTATTTCCACTTGTCCATGTTGAAACTCCCATCAACCCATCCCAAGTTACACCAGTAGCAATTTTTAACCCATATAAGGATAATGCAAACCAAAAATCATGAGCTGTATTATAAGATTGGTTTGCAGGGATAGATACATATCCATTTATCCATGCATATCCATTTGTATTTACAAGTATATCAGCATAATTATTTACTGGGTCAACATTTGGGGTTTGTATACCTACATATCCAGCCCATTGTTGAATACTACTTGTAGATTCATTTAATACAGTACTAGCAGAAATAGATGTTGTAGCATTAAATGTTGTTACTGTAGTTGTTTGGAGATTAGCCATTACTTAGAATTTAAAACATTTATTTGTTGTTGTAAATCTTTTATTGCTTCAATTAATACTGCTGTTATTCTACCATAAGAAACTGAATCTGGTTCTCCTTCATTGTTTTTAAGAACAACATCAGGTAAAATTTCATATACTTCTTCTGCTATTAAACCTAATTCTTTTAAACCTGTATCTTTTTTAGTATAAGATACACCTCTCATTTGAAGTACTTTATCTAAACCATATTCTATAGTTTTAACATTTTCTTTATATCTTATAGATGAATTTTCGGTTAAAGTTCCTAAAACAGTAACATTTGAATTATTATGAGCTCTTAATGAATTTAAAAACTGTGCATATTTGGCAGTACCCCCACCATTATATATTGCCCTAAAAAATTCAGTACTTTGACTATCATAAATCACAAAATCATCAAAATCTGCTTTTAAATAGTAATCCCATGCACTTTGAGTTCTATATCGTATATATTGATTTGAAGTACTTCCTAATTGTATATTACCAACAACATGAAGTCTTTCTGCGGGGGATGTAGTGTTTATACCAACATTCCCATCATTTGATATAATTCCTAAATATGATCCTGCACTTCCTCTCCATTGTAATATATTTGAACCTGCGTTTTGTTGTTGTAGTTCTAAAACAGGTTGTCCTGTGCCTGAGGCATTAACAATGTGTAATTCTCCTAATGGACTTGTAGTGCCTATACCAACATTACCATTTGTTTTAATCATTACAATACCTGAACCAGTTGAAGAATCAAATCTGATATCGTTTGCTACTCCAGTTGAACCAATATGTATGACATTTGTACCTGAGTCCTGTCCAATAATCCAATGTTGTGATAATCCTGCTCTAAGTGCAGCATCTTGATTTATTAATATAGATCCACGAACGTCAAGTCTTTCTAGAGGAGATGTGGTACCTATACCAACGTTACCGTTTTGTAATAGTGTTAAAACAGAAGTGGATGTATCTGAATTTATAAATCTAAAGTCATTAGTTCCGTTTTGGTTATAATCATTAAGTAATGTCCATCTTGGAGTTGTACCACTTGCTACACCATTCAAAAAGTCTATTCTTGTAGCTCTATTAGTAGCACCAGTACCTGCTAGTAATCTAACACCTGCTTGTCCTGTATCTGTGGTAAGATAAATAACAGAGTTCGCACCACTACTTCTATTAATTGTCAAAGCTTGAGATGGATCTGTAGTACCTATACCAACATTGCCACCATTTGGTTGCAAAGAAAGATTGTAATTTGTAGAATAATCTGTTGTATTTCTTGATTGTAACCAACTATAAGGATCACCAAAACCAATATCTAAAACACCATTTCCTGCAGTTTGACCAAATCTAGCTATACCATTTTGAGTACTTCCTGAAGTTGAAGGTGCACCAAATAATCCCCTAACATGAAGTGTAGAAGATGGTGTAGTTGTACCCATACCAACATTACCACCAAATGGATTCATCCATATGACTGGATTTTTGTTGTCTGCATTTCGCATATCAATAGCCATTACTTCTGTAAGACCATAATCTGTATCTGCTCCCCAAGTCGTAACACTAAATCCTATTTTACCTGTAGAATTATAAGATGGAGATGCAGCACCTGTTATTCTACCTGCTATTCTACTTGATCCTCCTGTAAATCCAAGATTTAATGTACCTGTTCCTGAGCTATTAGAATTTATAACTCCTGCTACATCTAATCTATACCCAGGTGATGCAGTACCAACACCAACATTACCATTAGTTCCATCTATTGCAATACCTAAATTTGCACCTCTTAAATGTAAATCTGCATATGTTCCACCTGTTTGTTTATATGAAACTATTTGAGCTGTTGAACTTTGTTCTTGTATAACAATTCCAACAGTAGTCATATCAAATGCTGCTTGCCCCATTACATGTAATGTTCTAGCAGGAGATGTAGTACCTATACCAACATTACCATCATTTTGTAATACTAAAACAGATCCACTAGTAATAGCAGACATATCTGAGTTAGTACTTCTAAATCTTAATTGATTTGGTCCATAATCAATAAATGCATTTTGGGTACCGTGTGATAAAAGATCTAGTTCTGCTGATCCATTAGATGCTGTAGCATTTAATCTTAAACCAACATTAGTAGAGCGAACTATATGAAGACTAGTAGCTGGAGAAGTAGTACCTATGCCAATATCACCTGAAGTGTCTATATAAATTTTATTACTATCCCCACCTGTTGCAAGTGCTAGTGCCCCTGTTGATTGTAGCTGCGTATATACATTCCCACCACCATAAGAAGGATTTAATGTAAAAGAAAGTGTACCTCTATTAAATTGAGCATACCCACCAACACTTATGTAAGTACTTAAATCTTGTACAATACTATCTCCTATTGTACTTGAACTTGTAAATTTAGATAAATATCCTTGAGTACCTGATACTCCAGGTCCTGCAGGGCCTTGATTACCTTGAGCACCTGTAGGGCCTTGATTACCTTGAGCACCTGTTGTTCCTTGAATACCAGTTGCACCTTGAGGACCAGTTGGTCCTTGGTTACCCTGTTGTCCTGTAGGTCCTTGGTTACCTTGAGCGCCTGTTGTTCCTTGAGGACCTATAGGGCCTTGATTGCCTTGAGCACCTATAGAACCTTGTATACCAGTTGCACCTTGAAATCCAGTTACACCTTGTACTCCTTGAGCACCTTGTGCACCTACGGCTCCGCTTAGATTTATATTCCAGGCTGTACCTGAGCCAAGCGTTCCATTGCTTGTTGTTGCAATGCTTAGAGCACCCGTTCCACTATTATAAGTCCTTACTCTAGCAAAGAAAAAAATTGCGCTATCTGCTTGGCTTGTTAATACTATACTTTGATTCACAACGTAGGACAATCCTGTATCAACTGTAATATTTGTTATAGAACCAACGGAAATACCTGAATTCCAACTAAAGGCCGATGTAGTAGTAAACTGAACTGATGCTCCTTGGGCTCCATTTGAACCTGCCGCACCTTGAGAACCAGTTGCACCTTGAGGACCAACTGCAGCAACACCATTTACCAAAATTGAACCTGATATATTTACTGAACCAGTAAATTGATGTGTATCATCAGCACTATCACCAAACTTTGTTGAGCCTGATGTATATAGTATTGATGATGATACTATTTCTGAATGGTATTCTTGTGCAGTTAATCTACCTTGTACGGTTAAATCTCCTGTTAATGAACCTGATCCTGAAACTGCAATGTCACCAGCTGCAGTTAATAGAGATGCAAGGATTGTATTTTTACTTTTGGCCATTATATTGTTACCTATTTAATATAAATATAAATATTGAAGTTGCTGTATTTTAATCTATCCTATTATCTATTTATAAGTTGTTTTACTAAATCTTTAAGTTCTTCTATTTCTGTCTTTTGAGATTCGATTTGTGTTTGTTGTTCTTTAATTGCTTCGATTAATAGACCTACCATATTACCATAGGCTACTGAATACATACCTGTGTTGTGATCTTGGTGTACTACTTCTGGTAGTACTTCTAAAACTTCTTGAGCTAATACCCCTGCACGTCTAATATTTCTTTCATCTTCTTCTGAATCCATTTTTGTGTAGGTAACTCCTCTAATAGCTTGAACTTTTTCTACGGCATTTGTGATAACTTCAACATTATCTTTTACTCTTGCATCTGAAAAGGCGGTGATATCCCCACCTGCTAAAATTGAACCATTTCCTTGATCAAATCTTATTTTTTCATATGCTGTTCTATTACCACTAGATCTAGAAGGTACAGTAAAACTTCTAAGCTGACCAGTACTACTTTCAGAAGTTACACAAAAATAGTTATTTGGATTATCATGATATAATCCCCATCCTGTATAAGGTTCAAAATCTACAAATATACCTGTCCATCCTTCACCAGTTACTTGTTGCATACCAAATGCAGCCCCTGCAGATGAGGTTCCAGAAGAATTTAATAACAATCCTGGTTGGTTATATGTTGTTGCGTTTAATGAGTAAGGTGTGCTAATACCACTACCTAATGTTACATATCCTGAAATGCTATGATCTCCAGAGGCATTAATTTGCCATCTATAACCACTACCACTACCATCATTTTTATATACATAAAAATTACCATCTCTACCAACTACTTCCCATTTATTATTTGCTGAGGCGTCCTGGAATTGTATAATATTTCCTGATCCTCTTAAATACATTACTCTTGATGAGCCATCATTTGTAAGTATTAGATTCGGAGCAGCAATATAACTATTTACATTAAAACTTGCTAGGTTTTCCCAAGTTACATTTCTTGTAAAATCTATTTTAAGAGCACGTGTCCAAGTACCTGCTTGTCCTATTCTTAAATTAAATGCATCGTTGCTTACCCCATCATAATATAAATTCCAACCCCACCCACCAGCTGAGCTATTAATTGATGGGTCCCCGGTGCTATTTGCAAAATCTACAGCATATAAATGAGCTTCACCATTATTATCACAAGATATTACAGCTCCATGCTTTCTACCTGATGAATAATCATGAACCCATAATGAAGTTCTATCTATTCCTGAACCATATGGTATTAGGTTAGAACTATAAGTAGAAGGGTTTTCAGTTGCTAAAATACTTCTTGCTCCTAATAAACCATTATGGTTTAATCTCATCTTAATTGTAGACCAATCAGTACTACCATTTCTACTTGTATACCACTCATGTGAATGGTCTTCTGAAGCTGTACCAGATCTCCAATGACCAGAATAGTAACGCATATCGTTACCGTATGTTCTTATTACACCAACATAATTATCTTCAATACCTAATTCTAAAGAAGGGTAACCACTAAACCCTCTTACTTGCACCCCAATAACAGTACTTCTTCCAGAAGCTCCACCATCACCCGCTGTTAATATAATATTATTAGTTGTGTTAGTAATATATCCAGGACCGTTTGTAAGTTGGTTTAAGTTAGTTAAATTACCTGCATGCCAAACAGTATTCCCATTTACATTTAAACTTACATATGCACGTATTTCATCAGATTTAAAACCCATTACTTTAGTCCACCCTGATGTGTAAATTCCAAATGCTCTAGCTGAATCAAAATGTATACCCATTCCATATCTACCAAATACACCTTCTGATGAACTAGCTTTAATAATACCTTCATCCCATCCTGTACTATATGGTCCAAATCTAATTCTTGGCCATTCTACAGTATCTGTATTAGTTAGATTAAATGTAACAAGCCCAGTAAATGTACCACCTCCTAGAGGCATTGCGTATGAACTATAGTTACCTGCATGAAGAACAGTATTACCATTTACAAATGCATCAGATGTACTTACTTCAAATCTAGTACCTTCAGTACCACCTCTATTATAAAGAGCCCATCTATTATTGCCTGCAGCTCCCATAGACCACGTACCTGCACTAGATATAATATCCACCCAAGTATTAGCATTACCCGATTGAAAAAGAGCAACTTGGTTTTGTGAATTATTTACAGAAAATTGACCATTTAATTGTATAGTTACTCTATTATTGCTACCACCATAAGGTCTAAATTCATATTGCCCACCATTATAAGCTCCAATATCCCATATAGTTGTTCCATTATTTAAATGGCTTACATATGACCAGTTTGAAGTAGAATTAATACCTATATAAGAAGCTCCACCTGAATTGACATATAAACCTAAGGTATTAGTACTGGTTAACGTAGCTGATGTACTAGCTCCTCTACCTGTAACAGTAGCTAAAGTATCTGTTAATGATGTAACAGCATATGAACCTATATTTTTAGAAGTAACAAGATCAATCCAAGAAGACCAGTTATTACAACAATCTCTTAATGAACGAACTTTAACAGCAGGGCCTGTTGTTGATAACCAATCAGCAGACATTTCAAATCCTCTACCACTAAGGTTAAATTGCATAGCAATGTCATAAGTGTAAGGACTATTAGCTCCACCATCATAAGCACCATATATAGCTAAACCATTAGCTATTTTTTGAGTTCTATCTACATTATAACTTATCCCTGTTCCTAAAACAGTTGCAGCATTTGCTCCTTGAGCACCTTGGGCTCCTGTCGCTCCTTGAGCTCCATTAGTACCATTTGTTCCATTTGTACCAGCTGTACCTTGAGCACCTGTCGCTCCTTGAGCTCCGTTTGTACCGTTTGTACCATTCGTTCCGGCGACACCTTGAGCTCCAGTTGCTCCTTGAGCTCCGTTTGTTCCATTAGTTCCATTCGTACCTGCAGTTCCTTGGGCACCTGTCGCTCCTTGAGCTCCGTTTGTTCCATTCGTACCTGCAGTACCTTGGTCGCCTTTAAAGCCTTGGAAACCTCTGTCGCCTTGATCGCCTTTAAAGCCTCTATCGCCTTGGTCTCCTTTATCTCCCTTGTCGCCTTTTAATCCTTGAAAACCTTGAGTCCCTCTATCACCTTGAGAACCTTGTCTTCCTTGATCGCCTTGGAAGCCTCTAGCACCTTGATCACCTTGGTTACCTTGATCGCCTTTAAAACCTTGTTGGCCTGTAGAGCCTTGAGCGCCTGTTGAACCTTGAATACCTTGTACAGACATATCTGTAGTAAAGGACCAAACCCCACCGCTTCTTAAATATAATTTTCCATAATCTGGATCTGATTGAGATAAACTACCACCAACTAAACCGAATTGTCCATCAGGACATGTATTGTCTGCTAATAATGCAGATACTGAGTTATATGTTTGGTAAATTATAAAACCTTGTCCTGTAATACCTTGGTATCCTTGATCACCCTTAGCACCTTGAGCACCAGTAGTACCTTGTGTACCTACTGTACCTTGTATTCCTTGAAAACCTTGGAAGCCTCTATCGCCTTGGTCACCCTTATCGCCTTTAATACCTTGAGGACCTATAGGACCTTGGTTGCCTTGATCTCCCTTAGCGCCTTGAAATCCTTGGTCGCCTTGATCGCCCTTAGTTCCTTGGATACCTTGATCACCTTGGAAACCTTGGATACCTTGAAAACCTTGATCTCCTTTAGCACCTTGTAAACCTGTTGGTCCTTGGTTACCTTGAAATCCAGTTTCACCTTGAGGACCTACACTTCCTTGAGCTCCAACAGAACCTTGAGATCCAGTGGGGCCTTGAGCACCAACAGCACCTTGATTGCCTGTTGCTCCTTGAGCACCAACAGATCCTTGTGCACCTGTTGCACCTTGATTACCTTGAGAACCAATTTCTCCCAAGTAATTATTTATTTCTATAGTATCTCCTTCAGCAGCACCATTAGCTAAAACAACGGTTGTACCGTTTGATGCTGTATAATCTACTCCTACTGTTTGTTTAACACCGTTCCAGAATACATCTACTAACCCAATATTATAACCACCAGGTACTGTAAATGTCGTTTGATTTAATGTTGTTGTAAATACAGTTACATTTCTTGCTGATGCACTTATTGCTCCTTGAGCTCCAGTTTCACCTTGACTACCTTGAAATCCTATAGGGCCTTGAAAACCTTGAGCACCTGTTACTCCTTGATCTCCTTTTACTCCTTGAAAACCTTGGAAACCTCTATCACCTTGAGTACCTTGTACTCCATCAGCTCCAACATATCCTGCTTGGCCTTGGAAACCTTGGAAACCTTGATAACCCCTCATACCACCAACAGTAGCAACTGCAGTACCTGCTACAGGAACTGCAAAAGTAATTGTTAATGTATTAGCGTTTGTTGCTATAGTAGGAGCAACTAGAATTTGATCATCAATATCATATAATTCTACTACAGGATATTTTTCATTTAAATTATGTGTAAACACCCATGTTGTTGAGGCAGCAAATGTTTGTTTGGCTGTTCTTCCATCTCCAGAACTAGCAGCTGTATTATCAATCCATACAGCTCCGTTTTCAGTTATTTGTAGAACTTGTCCTACAGATCCTGTACTATTAGTATAGTCACGAACTGTATTTGGTAGTTTTACACTACCACTTAATGTTAAAGCTCCTGTAATGTTGTGAGATGAACCTGAGATTGAAAGTGATCCTGTGTTTTGGGCGTTCGTTACAAGTATTTCTTCAATACTTTCGCCTGCTGATCCACTTTTCTCAAAATAAATTTTACCGTCGTAGGTATTCATTGCCAACTCACCCAACTCCAACTGCGATGTAGTTGGTTTGTTGCCAGTGGTTGCACTCCTACGTAACTTAACAATTTGCGCCATATCTATGGTCTGTTTTTAATTTAGTATGTACTAATATGTCTTATGATCTATATAGATCGTGTATAAATATTTACTTAGAAGCTAACTGCGATTCTAGGTATGCTATTTTTGCATTTAATTCTTTTATTGCTTCTACTAATAATGCTGTAACTTTTCCATAGTCTATAGAATGTCTATCATCAATGCCAGCAAGTAAATCAGCTTGGATGCTTACTACTTCAGGAACAATTTCTTTAACATCTTGAGCAATGAAACCAATTTTAGTAGATTTATCTTCAGTATCTATTCTATTGTAATAGACACCATTTATTTTTACTACTTTTTCTAAAGCATTAGTAATTGGTATAATATTTTCTTTAAGTCTAGCATCTGAATATGCTGTTACATCCCCGGTAGCTGTAGTATTACCACTATTATCAACTCTTAAAATCCAAGAACGACCTGTACTCAAAAATCCAATTGCATTATCTGAAGCGTTATGTATATAATTTCTAGCTGTACCGCCACTTACTAAAAAGTGAATACTAGCATCAGAATTACCAGATCTCATATAAAAATCAGAACCATCTTTTGGGTATAAATGCCACCCTGTAGTTGACCAGTATATACCATTACTGTTAGTATGATTTCTAAACCAACCTCCTGTTGTGTATACATCACCACCTCTTACTACACTAAAACTAACATCATCAGAAGTTCTTACATATTGATTCATATTCCAAGCATATGCAGCATTACTGGATGTCATTATTCTTTCCCAACCAGACCATCCTGAAGGAGTATATCCACTACCTACAGCATATCTGTAACTTAATCCTGAAGAACCACCCCACCATAATTGCATTTGTCTATGAGAAGTATTAAATTCACTCCATGGAGCGACTGTTTGCATAGCTCCCCAATAATCACCAGCTGGACCACCATTTTGTCCAGTATTATTAAAGTGCCATCCTACTCTATTTCCATCATAAGTATTAGGCCCATAACTTGTATCTCTCCAATCGGGGATATTTATACTTCCTGCATAACCACTAATATTTGTTACTCCAGTAATATATCCACTATTATTAGTAAATTGAGATATATTCATACTAGATAATGATCCTGCACTAGATGCATATCCTGCACTATCAGCATATCCTGCATATATTTTGCTCCAACCTCCCCAAGAACCACCTTCTAAAAATCTTACAGAAACATATGGATTACCCCCAGTGGATGTTCTATTCCAATAAAATTGAGATCCATAGTTACTATATTCGTTACCTAAACCAATAGTCATTCCATAATACTGAGAGGCTCCTGTACTAGGACCATTAGTATTTCCTTGCATATATCTAAAACCCCAATCTCCATAGCTATTAAAGTTAGTATAAGTACCATGTACTTGACCCATATTATTAAATAACTGAGTAGACGATAGACCATTTAATTGAGATGAATTTGTTGCAGTAGTAGCTGTTGTTGCACTAGTAGCTGAAGTAGCTGTAGATGCATTTCCTATAAAATTACCACTATTATCTATATATGATACGTCTGTACCATTTCTTCTAAATTGAACAATTCTATCAGACCCACTATCAGAAACAATATACCATCTAGCAGCATGATATTGTATTTTACCTTGTGTACCCGGGTCTCCAGTCCAGTTAGAAGTTGAATTACTTCTTATATCTGAATTTGTTATTGTTATAGTTCCGGTCATTGTACCACCAGAAAGAGGTAATGCATAAGAAGAATAATTACTACTATCTAAAACAGTTCTCCATGCTTGCCAAGTACCACTATTTTTACCTCTAATAGCTATTTGACCCGTTCTAAAATCACCATATATTTGATGTATCCAAGATGAATTATAAGCAGATGAATATAACCCACCATCTGTTTGTCCAAATAAACTTACAGATGTATTATAACCTAACTGATTTTGTGTTACTGAATCTGGATTGATTCCATTCGCACTACTAGTTAATGTTAATCCTGATACAGAGCCTGCTGTTCCCGATGTATTTTGGTTCCATGTTGGTATATTACCAGCATGATAAATTATATTACCTCCTACAGTAGGTGTGGCTCTAGGAAAGTTTACTACACCTGTATTAGTTGCAGTCATAAATAATTGAGGGCCTGTTGCATATGAATCTGTTGTTGCAAACCCCATTGCAGTACCACTACTATTATTATTAGAAACATAAATACCTGCTTGAGATTCAGAAGAAGAACCTCCCATAAAAGTAATTGCTGCTTGGTAATTATTTCCTGAAGTACCAGCTCCATTTTGAAAATGGTAATTACCTATTATTGTTTTCCCAACATTAAAACTGTTATTAGCAATACCTGTAGCCGTATTATAAGTAGTATATAAAATACCACTCATAGTATCTCCAGACCTAGCTACAGCATTTAAAGAACCTGCTGTGCCTTGAGCACCTTGTACTCCTGTACCTGTAGCTCCTTGAGCACCAGTACTACCTTGGGCGCCTGTAGCTCCTTGAGCACCTGTAGCACCTTGAGCACCATTAGTACCATTAGTACCATTAGTTCCGTTTGTACCTGCTGTTCCCTGTGCCCCAGTACTACCTTGAGCGCCTGTAGCACCTTGGGCTCCAATAGTACCTTGAGCTCCATTCGATCCGTTAGTTCCATTAGTTCCTGCTGCTCCCTGAGCACCTGTTGCTCCTTGAGCACCATTTGTACCATTTGTACCTGCTGTTCCTTGTAAACCAGTAGGACCTATATTTCCTTGATCTCCTTTAGCACCTTGTAAACCAGTAGGACCTACTGGACCTTGGGTTCCTTGATGACCTTGCTGACCTGTAAATCCTTGATCACCTTTATCACCTTTTAATCCTTGAACACCAATAGCCCCTTGAAGACCAGTTGGTCCTGTAGCACCTTGCAATCCTGTTGGACCTATAGGACCTTGAGGACCTTGAACACCTTGAGGACCCCCTGCTAATAAATTTGTACCTACACCAGCAGAAGCTGCTGTTAAGTCAATATAAGCTCCTCTTGCATTTCCCCCTTGTTCAAAAAATCTTAATCTATTTTGCCAAACGTCTACTGTTACACCTACACCAACAAGTGATGTATTAGTTGCTGGTTTACCTAATAGTATTTCACCCCCTTCATCTCCTGATTGGTATAATATACTTAATTTTTGACCATCAAATTGAAGTAATGATTCTCCATTAAATGGAGTACTACTATTACCTGTAGCAGTAACAACATAATTGTCTGTGTTATTAGTTATTGAAACTGATGCTGATGTGCCTTGATTTCCTTGAAAACCTTGATCGCCTTTAGCACCTTGATCACCTTTAGTACCTTGAAATCCAAATCCTTGATAACCTTGGAAGCCTCTATCACCCTGGTCGCCTTGAAAGCCTTTATCACCGGTTGGACCTTGAAAACCTTGAAATCCATCTCCTTGGTAACCTTGAAAACCCATGTCACCCTGAGCGCCTTGGAAACCTTGATCTCCATCAGCACCTTGAGAGCCTTGATATCCAAAACCTTGATAACCTTGGAAACCCATATCGCCTTGAGGACCTTGAAAACCTTGATCGCCTTTAGTACCTTGGACTCCAGTAGCACCCTGTGCTCCATCAGCACCAATATAGCCATCTGCCCCTTGAAAACCTTGATTACCTTTAGCACCTTGTAAGCCTGTAGGACCTTGATAGCCTTGATCACCTTGGTCACCATGGTCACCTTTAAATCCTTGATGACCTTGGAAACCTTGATCACCCATATCACCTTGAGTACCTTGAACACCTTGGAAACCAGTATCACCTTTAAATCCTTGAGCACCAGTAGGACCTTGATTGCCTTGATGGCCTTGAACACCAATAAGACCTTGATGGCCTTGGTTACCTTGAGCACCTATATTGCCTTGATCGCCTTTAGTACCTTGATGTCCTTGAGCACCTTGAGGTCCTAATTGTGTATAAGTAATTTGTTCTACATCTACAATAACTGAAGGTGATTGTGGTTGACCATTTGAAGGTAAATTAACAATTTGTGCGTGATCAGAATTAGATTGAAAATAAAATTCTAAATAATCTCCAGCATTAACTGTAAAAATATAAGCTACATAAGGTAATTGATATGCACTATTTGATATTAAAGTAACAGTAGATGAACTTCTTGGAACATTAACTCCATTTATTTTAGCCCAAATAATAACATCAGCTGCAGAACCTCCTTGAGTTTTTCCTATTTGTGCTGAATATCCTATTCTGTAAGTTCCAGCATAATCAAAAATAATTTGAGATCCACTAATACGAACCCCATTTGCATTTTCAGTTGTATTTAAGGTCCATACTGTTTCAGTATTTGCTGCTGTTACATTTTGAGTTTGAGTAGATGAAAATTGTCCATAGTAAGCTACTGTACCACCCACACCTACAGGACCCGCTATACCTTGATAACCTTGATCGCCTTGAAAACCTCTAGGACCTTGATTACCTTGAGGACCTACTACTGTTGAATCAGCACCTTGATGACCTTGATCACCAATTAAACCTTGGAAACCTTGATATCCTTGAGGGCCTTGAGCACCTTGATCGCCTTTAAAACCCTGGATGCCTTGATGGCCTTGAGCCCCTTGATCACCTTTTAAACCTTCATTACCTTGAAAACCTTGAAATCCTCTAACCCCCTGTGCACCTATTTCTCCTAAATAATTATCTATTTCTATTGTATCACCTATACTAGCAGGATTTGTTAATACTATTGTTGTACCATTTGATGCTGTGTAATCTACTCCTTCAGTTTGCTTAACACCATTCCAAAACACATCAACCATAGTTAACGTATATCCACCTGGTACTACAAATGTTGTTTGACCAGCAGTTGCAGTAAATATAGTTATATCTCTAGCAGATGAACTTACTGCTCCTTGGGCACCTGTTGCACCTTGACTACCTTGAAATCCTAAAGGACCTTGAAAACCTTGAGCACCATCTGCTCCAAGGAATCCATTAGATCCTTGAAAACCTTGGAATCCTATAACTCCTTGAGCACCAGTTGTACCATTAAATCCTTGATCGCCTTTATCGCCTTTATCTCCTTGAAAACCTTGGTCGCCTTTTGTTCCTTGAATGCCTTGAGGACCTGCTATGCCTTGAAAGCCTTGGTCGCCTTTTATACCTTGAAAACCTTGGTTGCCTTGAAATCCTTGAACACCAACTGGTCCTTGATTACCTTGAGGACCTGCTATGCCTTGTGGACCTGGAGTTCCTATTGATCCTTGAGGACCTAATGGGCCAGGACCTCCTGAAGGGCCTGTTGCTCCTTGAGCACCTTGAGCTCCTGCTCCTCCTGTTTCACCAAGAGTTACAATAGTTTCAACACCGTTAACATTTTTCTTAAGATAAACCTTACCATCGTAAGTATTCATAGCTAACTCACCTAATTGTAAGTCAGCAATTGTAGGAATCTTTCCAGGCGTAGCTGTTCTACGCAGAGTAATAAGACGAGACATAAGCGCTCAATATTTTTAAGTATATACTTGCACCTTGCGGTGACCTATCTATCAGGCATATATAAATATAAAAGGGCTCCGAATTGGAGCCCTAATTAATTATATATTTAAATTATTATTTTAGAATGTACCGCCGTCTATAACATTAGTCATTGTCCAAGCGCTACCATCCCATTTAGCATATTGATCTGCAGCTGAAGGAGCAGTCATTGAAACTACTTCACTTGAAGCATTGCCATATATTAAAGCATTTGTTGTTAAAGAAGCTGCATTTTGAACTGCAATTCTTTTTTCTGATCCTAATGGACCTGCTATCCAGTAATCGTTTGTTGTATCCCAAAGTAATGAACCAGATACTGTATTTGGTGAGGTTGGATCTTTAACAACCAAACCTGCATTTGTAGCACCAGTACCATTTAATGAAATTATATTATCACCAATTTCAACTGTTGTTGAGTTTACAATTGTTGAAGTACCACTTACTGTTAAATTACCTCCAATTACTAAATTGTTTGCAAATGAAGCATTTGAACCACTTAAAGTTAATACTGTAGCTCCAGTACTTGATTTAATATCATTACCTGAAACTTGTAAATCACCTGAAATAGCTACATCAGAACCAGATAATGTGATTGCTGTACTTCCACCACTTGATTTAATATCATCACCACCTACTGTTAAATCACCACTAATTGTTACATTATTTGGTAATCCGATAGTTATTGTTTGTCCTGAAATTGAAGTTTCAACTTCATTAGCTGTTCCTACAACTGATAAAGCTTGAGTTAATAAATCAACACTTCCTGAACCGCTATCTGATGTAATATCTAATTCAGTTACTAATCCAGTTAAACCAGCACCATTACCTACAAATGAACCACTAAATGAACCACTAGCTGATGTAAATACACCTTGTTGAGCATAAATTGTTCTCCAACGTTTACTATTTGTACCTAAATCAAAAGCAATATCTACATCTGGTATGATGGATGAACTAATATCAGCTCCGAATGTTACAAAATCTGTATTAGAATCACCAACTGTGATATTACCACCTAAAGTAATGTTACCATCAATTGTTGCGTTACCACTTAAATATAAGTTAGAACCTGTAATTACACCTGTAGTAATACTTGAAGGAGTAATTGCACTTCCACTTACAGCACCTGCTAAGTCTAAACGAACATTACCAGCTGTTTTTAAAATGTAAAGATTTTTACTACCAGTTTCATAGAAAGAAACACCTTCTAATTGGCTATAGCTAGAAATATCTGGTGCAGAAGAACCATAATATAATTGAGGGACTGCTTTGTAAGAGCTTGAATCTCCAACGAACAATACAGGGCCTACTAGGTTACCTATGGAGCCTGTACCTAATATAATTTCACCAGCATTTATTGGTGTTATATTACCGACGTTGGCTATCGAACCGCGACGGTGTTTAATTATTTGGGCCATACTTTTTATTTATAATTTAATGGAATTATGTCTATTAATAAATATTAGATTAGAACGTACCCAAGTCAACTGATTGAGGGGTTGTTTCGTCTCCTAAAGTATCTATATTATCTATTGTTAAAGATGCAGAAGATATTCCAGGTTGATCATGTATTACAGCATCTCCATATATGGTTATTGCAGGGATTGATGATGTTTGTTGATAGAAGGTTGCTGAACCACTGGTTACAGTTAAATCACCTTCTATTACTAATGAACTCCCTGATAAGCTTAATGGAGATAATATTTGTTCTAATCTAATTCGTGACATTTTTATATTATATTATTTTACCTATTACTATTATTTTATCTGCAGGTACAAATTCATATTCTAACAATGTAGGATTTATTGTTAATATTGAATTTGATCCTACAGTTTCAAATGATACAATTGCTGATAATGGTATGTAAAGGCTATTAGCAGTAAATGTAAAGTTTGATAATGTAGGAGCAGGAACTAATGATCCTTGTGGTGGGTTCAATATACTAACACCAGCAAATACTGCTTGGGTTGGTGTTACAGTTGTAGCTACTCTTGTATTATTTGTTTGTAAGTATTCAAGATCACTAGCTGCTACACTTACAAGAGTAATATTAGTTGATCCTTCAACAAATGATGTACCACCACCTATATTTGGTCTAATTCCAATTGTTTGTACTTCTTCAGCATCACCTGTTGTAGTTTCTAAACCAAATACAACTTGGGATTTTGAATAAAACATATCACTATTAGCTAATTCTTTATTAATAGAATCCGGAATTATATACCCATTTAATGTAATACTAAATGTTGTTTTTGCAATTCTATCATTATCTGATTCTACTGACACTGTTGTAGCAAATGAATCGATTTTAGATCTAAATTGAAAACGTTTTGGATCACCCCAATATGAATCAGAAGCAAATTCTACAGCTTCAACAATTTTATTATTTTGTTCTACATAGTTTGTAAATATAATACATTCATATGTTACAGTAACGTAATCAGGTACTACAGATACATAAAACTGAGATGATGGAACTTTATTTGTTAATATTGAAAATTTATCATAATGGTTTTTAGCATTATATTTTGTTTCAAATACTTGAAATAAATGAGCTTTATTACCATCTATTTTATTACCTAAAGTTCTATTTTTTTCAACATTATTACGTCTGAATACTATAATAGGAACTCTAACTTTATTATTTGAATCTCTTAAGAATCCATCCTGTTGTATTGATTTCCATCTTTCAGGAGAACCATATATTATAGGAACATTAATCATTTCCCCATCTTGGAAGACTTGAGGTTTGATTGTGTTGTTAAAATAATATATAATAGCTCCATCTAAGTCTTGTAAACCAATAGAAAAATCTTTTATTTTATCGTTTTTACGAGAAATTTCTTTAGCACGATTTTGAGTAAAAGAAGTAGTAGAAACTGGCTTGCCTATTGATTTATCATAGGCTGTTATTTGTGACTGTGCAGCCTCAAATGGTTTTGTTGTTTCTATAGATCTTTTTCTCATTATATTCTACCTTGCTTTTCTAAAGCCATTAATTTATCTAAAGCATTCATCGCTCTAAATAATTGATTGTATAATTTACTAATTTCTTTTGCTGTAGCAGCAATATCTGGATTTGTGGAGAAAGTGAATACATCAAATTCTCTTTTATTTTGAATAATATTTCTTTTAATACCATCAATTTTAGGTAGATTAATTACTTGAGAAGCAGACATTTCAGGACGATTTGGATCCTGAGGTAATGGGACTAAAAGTCTTCCTGTTTTGTATAATTCTCTTTTTTGATCGGGAGTTAAGTCTGAAATAGTTACTTCAGGACTTCCCATAATTTCGTCTAATATATCTGTTAATTTCATAATTAATATTGTCCTACTTTTTCAATTGTTTGTAATCTAGGTAAAAATTGTAATAAACCATCTACTTTATGAGTAGTTGATGCTGCAACTTTAATTTTTTGAATATCTTCTTCTGGTGTTGATGATACAATATATTTTAATTTTAATAAAGCAAATTCAGCTACATTAGTTGCCTTTGCATCTAAAAAATCACTTTGTTGTACAGTTACAACTACAACTCCAGGAAGAGCTCTAACCTCATTATAAATCAATACTTGATTATAATTTGAATTAGTTTTTATCAATACTTCTATTTTGTATATAGATAAAATTTCGTTTAATATATTTTCTAGTTTTATCATGATTCTAATATATTTAATCTTGTCATTCTTGTTAAAGAACAATTCAAGATATATATAATAAGGTTGCCAGATGCATTTGCTGATTGAGCTGATACAGGTGATCCTGCAGCTGTATAAAACTGAGCATCTGTTGATGTTACTTCATAATATCTATCTCTATCAACTACTATATCTCCCACTTCTGGAGTAAAGTTAAATTGTTCAACTGTTAATTTTGGTATGCTTATTGTAATGTTTTGAGTAGGGTCGGAACCATAATCAGCATCTACATAAGATAAAGCAGTTCTTTCAATTAAACACTTTATTTCCATTGGAGGATAATACCATTTCTCCATTGACTCACCATACATATTAGCTACTGTATTATCTAAGTCACATTTAAAATACCCTACCTTCATACCAGCAAAATTAATTGCTTGTTGAACAGTAGCAGCTGCTTGACCACCAGGTCCTGGGGCAGGTGATGGTGGTGCAGGTGGAGGAGTTGGACCTGAAGGAGCAGGGGATCCTACTCCACCTCCTTTTGGTGGAGATGGTATAAATGGAGCCTGTGAAACTGTTCCTCCTTCTTTTCTAATTCCTTTTTGCATTACTTAATATAAATTGGTAAAGGAATAGATGCTAAGGTATCTTTTAAGAAACCTGCTTCTTGTTGTTTTCTCTCAAGTTGACTCTTACGAGAAACTTCATTTAACATTTCCTTTAATTCTAAGATTAAATCCTCTTTTTCTTTTCTAGCATCCGTAATCAATTCAGAACCATTTATCGGTCCTATACCTTGAATACTTGTACTAGAATATTGAATACGAATATGTGCTTCAACTTCCCTAGCTAATGCTAAAGTATACTTAAATATCCACATTCTACCAACGGTATTAATGTTCATATATACAGGATTTCTGTAAGGAACATTCATTACATCAGTAACAACATTTTTTCTTCTATCTCTTAATATATTATTTTTATTGCTTTTTTTAACATATTCAAAGAATAAATTTAGATCAATAGAAGGTCTTGGGAATATTCTTAATTGGTTATTTTGTAATTCAAATGAATAACTAGCACGTCTAATAGTATCGTTTAATTCAATGGATTGAATTTTCTGTAAGTCAAAATTCATAGGCATTAACAAGAAGTTAATACCAGGAGAAAACTGACCAAATCCAAATGTTTCAAGTAATGATTGAACACCAGTACCTGTACCAGCATATGGATCAAAATATCTTGCGATTGCTGGGGGTTGTTCATAATACACTCTTCTAACCTCGATTGTATCTCCAGGTTCTAATGATTCAGAAACAGCAGCCCAAGCATTTAAATCATAATCTTGTTCTCCAGGAATTAATTTTAATGAACCCTTTTTAATATCATAACTACCACCCACATTAGCTTCAGCACCATAACCATCAGCAATAACTGATGTTATAGTTGTTAAGTTGTTGCTTAATACTTTATCATTAAATGTTTCTAAAGTAGTTTGAATATAAACTGTTGGAATTTCACCATTTGAACCTGTAAATCTTGCACCATTACCCGCAATATTAGGAGTAGTAGTAAAGAAATAAATGTGAGAAAATCCTTCAGGAATTTCATAATTAGATCCTGATGTTACTCCTGTAAATTGAGCTGATGTTCCGTTAATTCTAAAATTAGTAATATTAGAATATGATAATGAAGAAGAAATATTTAAAGTTGTTGCAGTAGATCCTGTAGTAAATACCATATTAGTGCCAAATGAAGCAGAAGATACTGCTGTTAATTTAGCTGCTATGTTTGCTGCGGTTGCTGCAGGTGTACTTCCAGTTACAATATAAAAATTTGTACTAGTGTCAGGTAAACTACCAGAACCAATATTAAAAGTTGTAATAGTATTATTACTACCTGTTACAACAAATGATGTTGAACCTGAGGTAATACTAACGCTAGCTGCATCCCATGATGAAGTAGTAGCATTGTAAAATGGTGTAACAACTGTTGCACCACCAGTTCTGTTAAATTGATTATATACAAATTGGCTCAAATCCATTATAAGATCACCAGGTCCTGTATATGTTGGGTCATTAAATCCAGATCCTAAAGTAAATGAGTTGATATAATTAAAATCAGGCGCGATAAAATCGTTTATAGAGGCGGAAATAACCCAGATCTCATTATCTACGATAGACGCTGAATAAGACTGATTAAAGTTTACTTCAGCAAAATTCGCTGGTCTTGGAGCAGACCAAGATACCGGAGAACCAATATCATCACTTAATATATGTGTGTATCCTATATTTGAAAATGGAGAGGTTTCTGAACCTTCCATGTTAATATAGTTGTCTCTAATTTTGTATTGGTAAACTAAATTACCGTATGTAGTAACGGCTTCTTCAAATGCAGCATATACAGTTAAATCACTAATGTTCAATGTTGATAAACCTATACCTGTACCTAAACGTTGAGCAATATACTTAGCAGCACTCTTAGCATCACGTAAGAATTCAGGATCATCAGTATAATATTCAAAAGGACAATTGCCTTTTACATTAGAAAGGTATGATACATCACCACCGTAATTATCATATAGTTGCATTAAGTTAATCGCCATTATTCACTAGTATTTGTCATGTATAAATATTGAATATATTACTTCCCATATTCATAATCCAATATCTTACCAACTAGGTCCGATCTATGGTTTGTTGCTAATTTAATCCACTGAATTTCTTCAATTTTTTTAGATAATTCAATAGCATATGATAATCCATTTAATTCACCTGTTGGGTTTTTAATATCAGTTTGTTCATTATCCCCATTAATCACTATTTTACCGTTTTTACCCAAACGTGTTAATATAGCTAACATCTCACCTTTAGTTAGGTTTTGAGCTTCTTCAACAATTAAAATATCATCAATTGTTTTACCACGAATAAACTGAACAGGTAATGCTTTAATTTTTTCGTCCTGTACCAATTTTGCAACTTCATTTTTATCAGAACAACATTTAGATAAATTTTCTAATAGAGCTTCCATATATGGATCAAACTTTTCACTTAATGCTCCTGGTAAAAATCCTAAACTTTTACCTACCTCAACAGCAGCACGTGTATTGTATATGCAATCTATTTGTTTTCTTTTAAGAAAATCTAATGCTGCTTGAGCACATACTAATGATTTTCCGCTCCCTGCTCTACCTGTTATTATAACAATTTGGTTTTCTACTATTAATCGTTTTGCTTCTTTTTGTTCTTCATTTAATTGAACTGCGTTAATTGATTTAATTTCACTTTTGCGTTCGCGATTAGGTTCTCTCATATGTAACGGTTGTTTAATTTCCAATAAATATTAATAAAAGAAGCCCGACCTTACGGGGTCGGGCTCTTTATAACTATAATACTGAGACTATAGCGGGGTATTGTTTAATTAAATTAAACAGTTTCTAAACCATGAACGATCACTTTACCATAGAATTCAGGACGAACCATTTTCTTAGCGTAACGAGTCATCAAACCTTTACGTGGAGTAAATGTTGTTGGATCGTATACTAATGGAGTCATCATTACAGGGATGTAAGGAGCAAATACAGCACCAGTTTCTAAGAACTGAGCACCTTTATAACCCATCAAGATGATGTTTTCAGTGAAGTAAGGGTTTTTGTAAACTTTGTAACGGCTGTTTAAAGAACCGATCTTTTGGATACCGAAATTGAATTCAGCTTTATCACCATCACCATCAGAAGCAAATCCTGGGATTGATTCTAAGATAGTTGCAACAGTTGGAGATACTACTAAGAAGTTAGCACCACCACGTAATGTTAATTGGTGAATCTTGTTAGATACTTTTTGTAACTTAGTACCTAAAGTTTGGAACCAACCACCTTGAGTGTTGAAGAAAGTGTTTGTTAAAGAAGCGAAAGCGCTACCGTTCCAAGCTACGTTGTTCTGAGCTGACCAATATTCAGTAGTTGAAGTTGGTACGTTCTTGATCAACATTTCTAAGATTTCTAAATCGATTTCCATAGAGATGTATTGGCTCATCAAGCTAGTTAATTCAGCTTCAGCGTCGATTGAATGGTAAGCATTCAAATCTTGAGCGAATTCTGGAGTCCATTGTGCTTTTAACTTACGAGTTTTAGCAACAACTGCTTCAGACTTCATGTTAACGTCTAATGAAGGGATAACGATTTGAGAAGCGCTGTTAGCGTTAGGTACGCTGTAGTCAGCTCTGTCTTCGAAATCACCACGAGCGTTATCACGGTTAGCTTTATTGTAGAATAAAGTTACAGTACCGTGAGCTGGAGAACCAGTTGCGATGAAGATCATATCATTACCAGATACTTTAGTGTACTGAGGTAAGATTGTAGATTCGTCGAAGTTAGAACCACTAACGAAACAAGCTCTTGCAGCTTCTAAATCTTGGTCAGTTTGAGCAGCACCGTTAGTTACAGTGATTTTCTTTAAAGAACCTGTAGCTACAGTTGAATCGAAGTTAACGTCAGCTAACAATACAGAAGAAGTAGCTGCAGTTAAAGATGCAGAGAATTGGTTAATTGAATAACCGAATTTACCAACACCATATAAACCTTTAGTGATGTCAGTTGACTTTAAGTCAGCAGAAGCACCATATAAAGATCCAGCAAATGCTTTCTTATCAGTACCATACTTGAAATCAAGATAGAAGATAAGACCTGAAGGTAAGCTCATTGATTGAACTGAAACGAATTCTTTAGCGCTGATATCACCGAACACACGGCGAACTAACGGTAAAGCAACTCCAGCCCAGTTTTCACCAAAACCACCAGCACCGAAAGTAGCAGCACCACCACCTAAACCAGTTTGGTTGCTTTCTACTACTAATTGCTTAGCTTGGTTTTCTAATAAGATAGCCATGTTGTTTTTCTCAACTTCGCCTTTAAGACCTTCCAAAAGGCCAGACTTAGCCCACTTAGAGACTAAGGTGTTAGCTGTATCCATTACACGAGCGTAAGGATTAGCTGATTCTAATAATTGTTGAATTTCCATTTTTAAATGAATTTGTTTTTTATTTTTAATATTTTGTTATACCTGCTAACTTTTGGAATCTAGAAATTTGTTCGTTTGTTTCAACGATTTGTTTGCTAGGTGCATTGCCAGCTGGTTTTGAAGCGAATCCTTTAATGATTCCTTCTTTTACCATACCTTTAGAAGTTTCTTTAGCTTCTAGAGACTCATTAAGAGCTTCGAATACTAATTTAGCTTCGTTTGGTGTTGATGCTTTATCAAAGGCGTTAATTACTTTGATTTTGTTGTCTTCTGATAAGTTTTTAGCTTTGAAGATCTTGTTAACATATAATAACTTAGCGTTTAATAAGTTAACTTCATTCAATTCGTTACGTAAAGTTTTGATTGTAGCAACTGCTTCATCTAATTCTTTTTCGTCTTTTTTAGCTTTCTTAGCTTCATCTACTACATCTTCAGTTGCTTCGTTTTCGTCTAAAGCATCTAATTCAGCTAATAGTTCTTCTAAGTTGATTTCATCTTCTGAAGATTCAGTTTCTTCTTCAGTACCATCTAATTCAACAGCATCATCTCCCATCATTTCTTCTTCATCTTCTGCACCTTCAGCGCCTAATTCAGAATCTACGATGTCTTTGATAATGTCTTTTAAATCTTCAATAGATAAATCAGCTACTGATGTTTCTTCTTCAGATGTTTCATCTTCCATTTCTTCTTCAGTTTCTTCTTTACCTTCTCTCATACCAGAAGCGGCTGCGGCTCCTAATTTTTCTAATTCAGCATATGCCTTCTTAGCCATAGGTCCACCCTTCTTAATAAGAGATTTAATACCGTTGATGATGTTTTCTAAACCAGCACCAGCTGCATTTGATGGATCATATCCACTGCTTGCTCCGGTTACTTCGTCGATTTCTTCATCAGAACCTTCTTCAAGTTCTAATTCAGCTAAAAACTCGTCTAAATTCAACTCTTCTTCCATGTTTTCTTCATTGAAAGTTTCTACTTCTTCGATTTCTTCTTTAACATCTTCATCATCTTTTGCCATTTCTTCTAATTTAGAAGCTAACATAGATTGTAAATGAGGAGTTAAAGTTTCTTCAAGAGCAGCTTTTGCATTAACTAACGCAGCTTCGCGAATAGTTTTTGCTTCAGCAATTGCTTGCTTAAATAATTCTTTGTTTGTCATTTTGTCCTTAAATTTTTTTCGGAAATAAGCTTATTAGAGGGGAAGCTTAATAGGGATTTGTATAATACCTGAACTACAATAAAAAATGGGTAGTCCATTTTAGGCTACCCATAAATATATGTAGATACGAAAAACCGTGAAAAGTTTTAAGCAGCTACTATTTTTTGTGCTAGTTGTATAACTTCTGCTGTTTTAAATGCTGCTGCTCCTCCTTCTAATCCTTTTATAACTAAATTAACGGCATTAGCAGCTTCAAATCCTGAGGCTACAGCAGCTGCGGTTAATATAGCGGCATAAACTCCATGAGCGGCATCATATAACGGTGATGTTTGATCAAATGGGTCTTGATTACCAAATTTTTTAGGATATGCTTTCTTTAACACATAAGAAATTGCTTCAATATATTTGTGTTCTAAGTCATGCCCCTTTTTTTGCAACCATTGTCCTACTTGTGTTTGTCCTACAGCTCCATAAGAAAAATAATTAGCAGCTCCATCAACAGCTTTACCAAGTAAATTTATTAAACCTGGAGCACCTGCAGTTAGCGCAAATAATGTAAGTGGTCCTAGTTCATTTATTTGTCCATCTTTAGGAGATGGTTTTATTGTTGATGCTGCAGATTTAAGATCTCCTAGTATATCTAGTAATCCTTTTTCAACTCCTTGCCCAACATTAGCTTCTACTTCAGTAATAATACCAGCTAATTGCTGCATTCTTATAATTTCATTGATATTAGATTTCATTTCTTGAATTTTAATTTTTGTATTAGAAATACTATTTACTTTTTCTTCTATAGATTTTATAGTTTTATATAGATCTTTTAAAAATTCTTTATAACCTTCGGGGTTATGTTGTTTTATTTTAGATAAATATTCTAAATATTCTGATAGAGCATAATCTGAGTCGGAAGGTGTTCTTATTATTTGGCTTACAAAGTTAAATATTTTTTGGAAAAATTTTCTACTACCTGTTCCATCTATAAATTCTTTTGTTTCAGTACTAATAATTTTAGTTTTACCTGCAAAATATTGTAATATGTTTAACAGTGCTTTTTCAATCCTTTTAATATCTCCGGGATTATTTGTAGTATTTAATACTCTATCAGTTCCTGTTATTAAGGATTCAAAAAATTGACCAGTAAATGTTTGAAATTCAGCCCATGATTTGTAATAAATAGCTTCATCATTAGGATCATAAGCTTGTTTTAAATAATGGTGGTTTAAGGCAGGATCTTTAGCATGTATTAACTCATGTTTAAGAGTCTGTCTTAACCTTTCAATACCTGTATTTTCATTTCCAGTAACAGTTTTATAAAGTCTTTGATCAAAGTCTTGAAAACTATTAGGTCCCGGAAAAAATTGTTTAAAATAGGTTTGATTTATAAAAATCCAATTATCTGTTCTATTATTTTTATCATACGTAGAAAATTGACCTTTAGCATTTTTGTCAATAGCACCAACACCAATTTCTACTTCTCCTTTTTCACCATCAGAATAGATGTATGATATTTTACCAGCAGACCAAACCTGCCCACTACTAGGAATATTTTTGGTTTTAATAATCTCAATTATTTCTGGGATTATTGTTTCTAGTTGTTGTCTTTCTTCAGGGGTAAGAGTTAAAGTTCCTTCTTCAATTATGTTTAGTAACTTTATCATAATATTAGCATAAAGGACAAACTCCTGTTGCGTTACAAATAATTTCTGTAATTAATCCGTTTACTTTGCTATAGTCTTTACTAGATTGTACTTTTTTACCTTCAGATAATGACATATAAGCACCCGGAGTTGATGGTACTGATACTAGATCCCAACATAATAATTCAAAATCGTCTTGTACCTCTACTGTTTCACCCAATTGCTTAACACTACCCATACCACGAGATGAAATACCTAATGGAATGCCGGCTAGTACAATTTCTTGTGCAATTTTACCTGATGGTGTGTTTAATAATTCTAATTCACCCATTACATCATTACCTTCCCACCAAACCTTAGTGATTATATGAGAAACGTTATTTAAGTTAATAATTGATGATTCTGGGTGGTCTAATTCACCTGTTGCTGTTCTAGTAGCTACAGGTCCTTTAGTATACATTTCTACTTGTTTTCTAAGAATATTCATAGGATAAACACGACCATTACCGTTTTTAACTTCGGCTTCTTGTAATTTACCTTTGATACGCATTCTAGTACCAGTTCCTTCTTTACCTTCAGATAAAGTAAGTTTAGCTACGTGGAATGGTGTATGATCTACTAATAGTTGTTTCATGTTTATTTACTATTTTCTTCTGCTAGTACTTCACGTACAATATTTTCTAATGTTGCTTTAAATTTATCAAAAGCAGCACCTACATCTACTTTACCAATTGGTCTTAATGGGGTTAAAATATATGCGGTTGTTGGTAATCTGTCATCATGTTCTTCTACATCCTCTTCAACATTAAATTGTAATTTGAATTTTTCTAAAAGAGTTGATGGTAATTTTTCCCAATAACCATATCTTAATACGGCTCTATCACTATGTCTACCAATATTTTGTAAAATAAATTTATTTGAGTATGGATTTAGAGTATTATTCATCTCAATAAATTTTGCTGCTTGTTTAACAGTGTCATTTGGTTCTTCACCAGGAAACATATTTAATTTAGTTTCTTGAAGATTTTTTACAAATTCTTTACCTACATAATAGCTATCACCTTTTACTCTAATATAACCACCTTGAATAATTGGATTTTTTTCAATTCTTGCAGTTCCATATTCTTTTTCACGTGGAGTTCTTGAACCAGCACCACTTTGTCTATATCTAGAATTAGGAATAATCACATAATCAATTTCAAAATATTCAGGAGTGTTGTCAATTACTTTAAATTCAATTGAAGATCCAGTATCACCCATATTTTGTCCAGTACCACCATATACTTTGTTAGCCCAGTCTAAATTTTCTTTAACAACCTTCATACCATTTTCTTTATCAACTAATTCACCTTTCTTTGGTGCTTTAGGAGATTTAGATTTAGCTTTTGCTTTTGGTCTTTCTTGATGAGAATCAATACCAGATAATTTTAATTGGCTATAATATGATGGATTTTCTTTTAAATGATCCATAGCAATTTTTTCTGCTTTTTTAGGATCATCTGTATGTTCCATTTCAACTTTAATACCCATTGCTAATTCAACAGGATTACATTGATATTCTTCTTTAGCTTCAGATAAAAGACCTTTGTTTTTTAAAATTTTAACTGAATCAGTAAATGATGTTACATTAGTAATGTATTGGGGAAATGTCATACGAACAGCTCTCATAAAGTTAGCCTGAGATAAATTTCCTTCTACTAATTGGTTGTATTGATTTTGTATACTTTTCATATTCATTTATATTTTATCGGCCTTGTCCTCTATATTTTTTAGGTTTTTGTTCTGTTGGGCCATAAGATTTTTTTGCTTTTCCGCTTATCTTTTTACCAAATGAAACCTTTTGAGAAGAAGATGATGATTTTGTTTTTGCCATTATTGGTTCAAGTTTTTAATTTTATTATTAAGTTGATTAACCATTTCTGAAATATTAGCAACATTCTTTTGGGTTGCTTTCCAATATCTAATTCCATCTTCTCCTTCACTTAATTCTTGTTTCATACGAGATGTATATTCAACAATACGATCAATTTCTTGTAATTTACGCTTTACTTCACGAATTGCTTTATGCAATTGTTCAGATTTAGTTCTATATGTTACTTCTTTTTTGAATTTACCATAGGACACTTCATTAAGTACTCCTTGTTCAATAATATCGTTTAATTTCATTTCGTATATTTTTTTATAATCAAACATTTTTGAGTTTTTTGGTAGTGTTAAATCTGCTACTGTCCAACCCATTTTCTTTAAAAATTTTACTGCTCTGTTCTCACCTTTCTTTCCAAAGGCTTTTGGTGTAGCATAATTTTCACCTGATCCTGCACTGAAAGAAGCACCACTACCAGTTACATTTTCCTCGTTCATCATTATTTCACGAGCATATGCTTTGATAGCAGATTTTAATGCTGCTCTTTTTTCTTCATCTAATCCTTCTCTTCTTATTAAATTAAATCTTTGTGTAAAAAGTTTAGAATCATAAAGAAATTTTTCAATACTTGATTTCATTACTTCATACAACATTTCAACTCCTTTAATAATAGGTTGTATCCATCCTACAAAAGCATTAAAACTAGCTAATTTAGTAATTAAAGTTTGTAATCCATTTTCAGATAAATAAGAAACTATAAAATTTTTAATAGCATCCGGAGCTAATCCTGACATTTTGTCTATTACATGTTTGGCAATGGCACCAATTCCAACAGATGCTAGAAATTTTTGCCATCCAGTAAGATCAGTAATTTTAGTTACTACATTATTGATAGAGGCAACTAAATTGTTTAATCCTAATTTATTTAAAAAATCTATTAAACGTTTTAAAGTATTTCGTTTGAAATTATACCAAACATCATCTGAAAAACGTTGTAGTATTGTTGGGTTTGACATTACCTGCCCTATGACAGCAGCTGCATCTTTCCAATCATTAATTTTATTAATTACATCATCATACTTTTCTCGAGCATATGCTTTCACACTATCCAAGAATGCTTCTTGTAATAGTTGTTCTTGCAAAAGTTTATTTTCTATGCTCAATTCCATTATTTATAGCCTAACTTAGTTAATACTTGTTCAACTTGGCTTCTAACAGCAGATTTACTAATTTTACCTGGCTCAAACCCTAAAGATTGAAACCAAACTTCAAAAGCTCCTGGAAATTCCTGAATGCTGTTGATGTTTTTAGATTTATTAGCTACAGTAGTTGCTGATGCTTGAGCTCTACCTAAAGCAGCAACATCACTAGGTGTATTGGTTGCTGGGGCTTCATTTAAATTTTTCTCTAATTCATCAACTAGTTGATATACTATTGATTGTTGAGCTACAAGATATCCTGCGTTAGCTTCAACTTCTTTACCATATCCTCTATAAACACTTCCTTCTTGTCTAGCTATAATACATTTTAACCCATCAGGTTTTATGCTTATAGTACTTTGTGTAAAATTATCATCCTTTGTATTTACTCCTTTTGATAATCCACTATTTCTGTTACCAGCAAATTCTTTAGCTAATTTATGTAATTCTTTTGCTTCTTCAACTGATATAGTTAATTGATTGTCTTTAAAACCCCCACCTAATACACTTAAAGTAATTTGTGTGTTTCCTTCTTTACTGGTGTCTTTTTGTATATCTAAAGTATCTACAGCTTCTTCTAACTGCGATTCATTAAGTAATCCAGCTAATTGCTGCATTCTTTTAATTTCGTTAAGTTGATTTTTCATATTATTTAACAGATTTTAATTCGGCTACTAATTGATGATAAGTCAATAATGTAATTATATCATCATCTTTTACACTTTGGTTTTTATCTAGAGGTTTAATTAAATTAACTACTTCATTAATTTTAATTTTAATAGTATTATCTTCAACTTTTTCAACTAATTTAATTAATTGTTTTTTAATACCATCTATATTGTTGTTAACAAAATCTTTTAATTTTGTAGTACTAGATACGTTATTAATAAATTCTTTCAATACTAATTTTTGATCTGCTGTTAAATCACCGTACTTCTCATTGAATTTTTCAATAAGCATTTTATAAGCTAAAATACGAGTGCTCTTATCCATTGCACTATATTCTTCCATTACACGATCTTTAACTTCTTCTTTATTTACTTCTTTACGAGTAATATGTTCAAGTAAAGTTACTTTATTATCAATAACATTAGATGGATCTACAAATTCTAATGTAGAATAAGCTTCCATTAATGTATAAACAGCAGCATGTTGTTTGTAATTGTTTACTTTAGCTTTAAAGAATTCTTCTAAATTATAATGTTGCTTAATTTCTTTAATTAAGTTATATTTTTCTTTACGAAGAGCAGTGCGATTTAGACGTGAATGGATTTCTAAAGTAGTATTGATTAATGATTCAGCTTTACCTTCAGAAATGGTTTTATTAGCTGTTAAGGTTTGATATAATTTATATTCCTTAGCTAATTCAGATTTGCTAAAATACTTTTTAATTAAAGGCAAAGATGCAGAATCTTTACCAGAAATAGTATCGGATGTTACTTGTCTCAATAAGAGTTCAAATAAAATTCCAGTATTTTTGTATTTGTTATGTTTTATTTTCATAAAAAGTATATAATCATTGCGTATAAATATGTTATTTTTCTATACCCTTGATGTTATCTTCATTTAATAAATTAGATTCTACAGGTTTTGTACTTTCGTATAATGTTACTTTTTTCAATTCAGCAGCTTCTTTTGCTCTTTTTAATTCAGCCAATGCTAATGGTGAACCACCCTTATATGCTGTTTGCATTGGGTTTTTATCTTGGGTAGCAGTCATGTTGTATTCCTTACTACCAATTGGATCTTTACCAAATGAGCTTTTCTGAGTGCCAAATATAGATGCTTTTTGTGTTGGTCTACCAACTGGATCTTTTTCATCATATCCTACTGGTACTGCTCCGTTACCGCTTCTACCTTTACCATATAGTGAAGCTAAATCATGTGGTGTACCAAATGATCTACCTGTTTTAGCTGGATCATTGCCTTCATTTTCAACTTGTTGAAGTCTAAATGCACGTTTTTTATCCTCTAATACTAAATCACGATATTCATCTACTTGATCATCACTGAATTGGAATATTCTATCGTATATAAAATCTGATGGGATAATACCTGTATCAATAGCATCTTTAGCTAATGATACTTTTTCTTTCCACAATGCGATTTGTTCTTGTTGATATATAATAGATGGTGGTGTTAAAGATAATTCAAAGCTTGTTAATGAATCACCATCAAATCCTTGTGTATATAAATGTACTAATGCAATTTTGTATAACTCAGATACAAGTACCTTTTGTATACGTTCAATTGTACGAGCAAATCTAATATCTTCAGCAGCTAATGTTGCTTTACCAGTTAAGTCTTTTTCAAATCCAAAGAATGCTTTAGGTACCTTAAGGGCAGCTAACATTTCATCACGTAAGAAGTTTACATCCTCAATACCATTATATTCTAAACCTTTTAAGGTATCAATTTTGGTATTTTGGTTTGCACCTCTAACAGGAATAATAAAATCTTCAAGTGAGTTTTGGATATTAAAACGTAAGTTGTATTCACCTGTTTGAGCATCCATGAATGGAGTCTTCTTCATTTTATTGGTGATACGCTCCATGTAGTTATCAACTTCATGTGCTGGTATTCCACCAACGTCTACGTAGAAGATACGTTTTTCTGGAGATCTCATAATACGATGAATTAACATCGCATCTTTCATTAATGTATATTGCTTATAAACCTTACGAGCTGGTTCAATAAATGAACGTCCATAAGGTAAATAGTTAGCATCAGCATATAATCTAAAATGTGCTACTTCATAATTCTCAAAACGCTTTTTCATGTTACTCTTATCCATATGGATAGTACTTGCTAATGCGTTTGGATCGTATTCGTAATAAACCTCAAATGGGTTTTCAGGATTTAAACCTTCTCTTCTAGCTAATTCATATGAAGATAAAGGCATAACATTATATACACCTACCTCACTATTAATTTCTAGGAATAAATAAAAATCTCCGTACTTACACATCTGACGTGTCCAAGGCCAAAGATTAAATTCTATGTTTAAGATATCGTAAAATAAATTGTAAAGTACTCTTTGTACTTTTTCATCTGAAGAACGAATTTGTAATACTTCTCCAGCTTCATTCTTTAATGTAGTTTCATCAGCAACAATGTCAAGAGCAGAAGCAATAATTGATTCTGAATCCATTGCTTCGTAATCATTATATAATTGTGTTCTTAATGTCTGATAGTTAATAGCAGGATTGAACATAGCAGACATGCTAGTTCTGTGTAGACGTGTAAAACGGTCTACCAAGCTATTTGTTTGTGCACTTCCATAAGCTTGAGTGCGGTCGGTATCAACCACTTTTAATTGGCTTCCACCAACGTTTCTTACGATAACGTCAGTTGAAAACAATCTTCTCAGCCTTGAAAATAAATCTGTATTAGCCATTTTTTTATTTTAGTATGTATAACAATAAATATTCTAACCCAATAACCATCGTATATCTTCTGCATTTCCGTGGGCATCATCTATTTTGTATGGATTACCTCCAGGTATCCATTGCCCACCTCCATACTGCTGATCTCCAGTTTTCCTAAAGTTTAATAAACTTGCAGTTGCTAGATCACGACCTATTTGCGCAAATCTGGATGCTGTATCTCTAATAAAGAGACCCATTGATAATGACAATACTAAGTCATCATTATATCCGTTTTGTGCTTGCCCCTTACCATGCATCCAAATAAACACTCTTAATTCCTCAAGTAAGCGCTTTGAATGAAAGGTAAATGACTTATCTCGAAGGTACGACTCCATCTTTGAGATAACAAGTGGTCTTGTCTTTGCTGATGTAGTAAATCCAGGAACTGTTTGCCCTGAGTCTAATTTTGATAGATATTTGTCAGCACTTAATTCACCATATGAGCGAGGTGAATAGTATAAATTTGCGTACTCGCGGTCTATAATAGTATTTACGACATCCCAACCGATATTAGCATTTTCCACTACTAAAAGCGCATTATTATATTCAGTAGCCACCGATACTAACATATTTCCGTACTCACGTGTGCCTATTTGGGATTTAAACTCAGCTACTTGCTGACATGCTTCTAAATCAATGACTTGGAATGCAGAATAGTCACTTCCATCTCCACGGGCAACGTCGGCTGATACAATGTAGTTTTTATTATAATCAGGATATTGCCAAATCCAAAAATCACCTCCCATGAAACGACGTTCAACAGGATCCATTATAAATCCTTCATAATATTCTAATGTTTCTGGGTCAATTACTGTTGCACCTGAGCCTAAGAAGTCACAATCATATTCCTGCGCAAAATCTCTTGCAGTCATATTTTCTTTTTCATTCTTAACCCAAGCACTATCTCTATCAGGGTGAACATCCCATTTTAATTGGATAGGAACAAAACTATTTTTACTTAATTCTGCTTCAACCCAGGTTTTGTGGAACCAATTACCTACACCATTTGGTGAAGATAATGCTACGCAACCACCACCTGTTGAGATTGTAGGTTTAATTGCGGTATATATTTTATCAATACCCTCAATAAACGCAGCCTCATCCATAATCAACCAAGATACTGCAAACGAACGACCAGCATCACTAGAAGCAGAGGTCGCTTTAATAAACGAACCATTTGATAGTTTTAATGATGTTTGGTTTGATGCTACTGGTTTAGAGCCTTTTAACCATGAAGGTAAGTTATTGTACATGAATTGAACCTTTTCAACCATGTTTTGTGCTGTTAGTTGCTTAGTTGCAATACATAATATTGCTTTATCTTTATGGAATAACATTAACCATAAAGCATAACCGGCACATAAAGTAGAGATACCTAACTGACGAGATTTATTAATAATATTGTAGTCGTTTGCTCTAAAGGATTTTAATACATCTTCCTGAAAAGGATATAGATGAAATAAAATTCTACCTTTAATTGGATGGGTAATGAAACAATATTTTCTAAAGAAATGGACAGGATCAGAAGCACATTTGATGTATTCCTGTTTAATTATGTCCTTTATATTTTGATCGCTCATATACTAATTGTTGTATATAAATATATAAAAGAAACCCCAACTTATGTTGGGGTCAGTCCTACAATACTATTATAGGAGGGGCACTTATTTAACTAACATTAGATAACCTAAACCTCCAATCACTATATAACTTCCTATACGTTGGAATTTAGATTTTGCTTTTAATTTCTTTAATTGCAAGTCTATTTGGTTATATTGATCTTCCCAACCTGCAATTTCCTTATCTTTATTTGTTAAAATCAACTTATATTTACTTTCTTTATTTTCAAATCCAGTAATAATATTGTCTTTAACAGTTATTTTTGCTTCCAATGTAGTAATAGTACTATCTTTTAATACGATAATTTGTTTAGTACCATCTAATTCTACTAAATCTTTAGCAGCAGCAACTAATACTGGTTGTGCTAAAGGTAATGGGTTAGTTATTGTATCTTTAGGGTAACGAGTATTAAATGAACTGATTAATTCATGTTCTGTAAAAGTATCAACTTTGCTTTTTTCTACTTCAATAGTTTCAACAATCCTAATTACTTTTGCTTTTTGGTGTTCTACCTTATATGTTAATTCTTCACTAACATAATTTAATGAGTCAATAACAGCATCATCTTTTTTAATTTCAGCAAATAATGAATCATTTACTTTATGTAAACTATCCATTTCAACTAAAAATGCTTTATGATCAGCATTACTACTACATTTTTCAAACAATACACTACCTATTGCTATAATAGCTACTACTATAACAATTTTTGGCAACCATTTTTTAACTAATAACATCATATTTTTATTTTTTGATACCTGCATAATACTGCATTCTGTGTTTAATACCTTCATTCAAATCATCCATTTCATCTTCGTCCTCAAGTGGATTTTCGATTGGTGGTGGAGCAATATATTCTTTGCCTGCTTTTTTAGCAATATCTTTTTGTAAATATTCTGATTTAGCAACTAAAGCATCAATTCTCTGTTCTAGACTTGCTTTTAAATCAGTTAAACCTTTAATTTCTCTAGCTGTACTACCTACGTCATTAATATCACCAGGTGTGCTTCTATATCTTTTAGTTTTTAATAGATTTGATTTAACACTTCTTAAACGATCAGATAATTTTGAATATTCCATCCAATCTTGATAATCTTCATCTGAAATGGTAACTGCTGATTTTGATCTGCTACCACCTGTCATTTCAGGTTCTGGTTCTTCTCCTGAAGCTTTAGCTGCTGCGAATGCTGCTTCTACTTCATCATCTGACATTTCTTCTTGGCCTGATATTCCTAATGAATCTAATTCACGTGATGTAAACATACTACCAGCTCCTGCTCTTCTACCTCTTGGATTGTAATATAATTCTTCATCACCAGTCGCTGTTGTAGATGCTGTTGGAGTAGGTCTTGGGTTTGTTAATCTTGGTGCTGCTTGTTCTGATGAAGAAACAATAACACCTGCATCAACTAATTCCATAAAATCTTTATTGATTGGATTTTGTTTATCATAACCCATTTCACCAGCTACGTTCATTTTTGATACTGCTGATCCTGCTGCTTGAATAGCTGCTAAAATTTTAGCTTTTTTACCAGAAAATCCTGCAATTTGTGCATCAGTAACATCGTCTGCTAATTGATATCTAACACCAACATTTGCCATTTCGTCTAATTCTGTTGAAGACATACCTGGTTTTGATAGTTTGGTAAGTTTTAATTGTGCTGCTTGTATATTTTTATTAACAGCATTTATTTCAGCATCTTTTCCTGGTTTATCTACTGGAGCTACTTGTTGAGCAGTTAATTCTTGTTTTTTCTTATTAAGTGCTGCTATTTTAGCTCTTTCGGCAGCTAATGCTGCATTTTGTGCTTGTTTATCCTCAGCAGGACCTTCTTCAATTACTTCAAGTAATGCTTCACGGATAATATCTTGCAGTTCAGATTTTTTCATGGTATCGTTATTCATAATTTTATATGTATAAATATTAAAGACTTTGCAAAATTGCAGCAATACGTTCTTCAGTTGTACCTTCGACTTTAATTAATTTATTAGGTTTAAACTCATCTAATGATAATTGTATAGCTACATCTATTTTTCTACGATATTCTAAATCAGTTTCACGTACACCATTATCTTCCATTTCAACACCATTTGGCGATACATAAATAACTAAATCATAATAACTACGAAGATGCATAGCTGATTCAACAAATGAGCGTTTTTCCCAATCTTTTATAGTTTTTGATGATAAAGTAAATGAACATACATCCCATACTGTACGATCTGTAATGATTTTAGGTTGTAATAATTCACTAGCACGTTCTGCTAAAAATATAAATTGACCTGGTAATGTTGAATCTGTATTTAATGGAATACCTAGCCCACTAAGATATCTACTACGTTCAGTTTGTACAACATGATCTTTAAATTGATCAGTTTCACCTAACGCTTTTGCTAATGTAGTTTTACCTACACTCATTGTTCCTGCTAATCCTATTCTCATTTATTTCTATTATTTATTTTTTTCATTTGACGTGCTACTTTCTTCTGCTGTAAAGCTTCTTTAACTTGTTGCTTTAAACGTTTTTCAGCACCTGGTTTGTATTTGACATCTACCTCAATTGGTCCTTTATCAAATTTATCCAAATCATACTTCCATGTTTCAACAGTATTATCATCCTCATAAACTCTACTGAATTTACGAGGTTGATCTACTGGTTGTGATTCTTTAGGTCTACCTCTTCTCTCTTCCATGCTTAAATGTATGAATTTTATTTTGCCTAAACTCTAGCACCTGCTGCTTTACCTGCTGCTGTTTTATGGAATGGTTGCCCATTGCCATCTTTTTTTCGATCATCCCATTGTTCTTTGGTAAATTGAAAACCAAATAACCAATACTCGGCTGCGCGTTTATTACCTTGGGGAATATATGCGGGACCGTCCCAGTTATGCATTTTTCCATCTAAATAGTATACTATACTACCGTCTGCTGTTTTTATTCTTTTTGTCATTGTTTTATTTTAAAAGTGATTCTGCTACATAAATTCCGTGTGCACCTGATACTGTAATACCACGAGCTGATAGTGCATCTCCTACAAAGTGTACATTTGGATATGTTGTTAAAGACAAATCATTGTAATTAACTAATGGTTCAGGTGAAAGATATTTTACCTCAGGCATGTATATACCCCAATCATTTTTCATTTTTGGAAATACTATTTGCATATTAGTAATAAAATCCTCAATATATTGAGCATATTCTTCACCTAAAGCATTAAATAAAACATCCATTGTATCTACTTGTACAGCTGATACTGTATTATTTTCTGATGTAGTTCCTGGTTTGCGAGTTCTGTTTGGTGAATAATAAGTACCTGTTCCATCGATTTGTAGTTTTTGTACTACATCTCTTGACCATGCAAATGGATCTTCAATACCCTTAATTTCCATCAGGATACCAAAGTTAGTCATATTATTTCTAAATTCTTCACCTTTCTTAGCGTGACCATTATAACTAATATCACCATATGTTTCTTCTACAGCAACATAAGCAGCATTATTATTCGTGCAGAATGAGCGTAAAGAAACATTATCAAATTTCTGGTAGAGTTTAAAATCGTAAGATACATCTATTAATTTTTGGAAATATTTTTGTGGCGCTTCAAAACGAACACCAATTTGTACTGATTTAGGTTCGTTAGGTAATTCATATTGGTTTGCTAGTTGTTGAGCAAAATCAATACCTGATTTACCTACTGCAAATATTAGTTCATCATAATTATAGTATTCTGCTAGTTTAGGATTTTCACATACTGTTGTAATATCTTGTTTCTGGAAATCAATGTTAATAACAGTTGTATTCCATTCAAATCTAATACCTTTATCTAACAAATACTGATACCATGTTTTAGCAATTTCATGTAAGAAATTAGATCCAATGTGCCATACAGGAAACATTCTTAAACCAAAGTATGGTTTGATAAATTCAGGTTCTTCCTGAGGATCAGACATGAATATTTCTTCTGGTTTAGGGTGAAAACGTCTAAAATTAGAAATAACCTGGTCCATTAATTCCATTGCTTTTTCATCACCACAATACTTAGATAATTGACCACCGATTTCGGTGTGATATGTTAATTTACCATCACTCCAACCACCAGCACCTAACATACCTGTCATTACTTCTTCAGGTAGGCGATTAATTGGATCATTACCTTTATCTAAAATAGTAATAAATTCACCAGGATATCCATTATCTACTAATTTAGTAGCAGCGTTAATACCTGCTACCCCCGCACCAATAATAACAATATTTTTATATTGTTTTTCTGGCTTCGTTCTTATAATCCTTGATGTTGATCTAGGAGTATCAAACAGCTCCTGTGTTTGTCTAAATGAATTTTGATATTCTCTCATAAATTTTTATTGATTGTTAAATATACTATTTTGTTTTGCCATTACCAAAAAAGAGAGGGCACACCTTTTGGGTGCGCCACAGCTGCATTAATATTATTTCGATGCGACAGGCTATGAATCTGTCTATATGTTTATTTTTATTGTAATGTTGGGGTTTTGTTATAATCAATAACTAAAGTTTTTCCTCCTTTAGTTGGTTCTAATTTTGCTTGTTTTAATGGAATTGTTCTAAAATCAATTCCGTATTTTTGATTTTCATGACGTGCAATTGATATAATAGGCATATCGTCAGGTTGTAAATCATCTTTATCATTCATATTTCTAGTAGTCTTAATGGTTAAAATACCATTTTCAAGACTATAATCAGTTGATGAAAATGAACGTTGTACTATTTTAGCTTTATCAGGGCCAAATGTAATATTTTCTAAATTTTCTTCTATTCCTGGGTAATTAAGTATGAATATTCTTCCATATCTTCTTTCATCTTCAGGATCTACCATATCTAGTACCTTAGGTTGGAGTGGGTTTGGTTTTATTTGTAACTTAGGTATTTCACCTTTTTGTCCACCCTCAATAAATTTATTCAACAAATCATTAAAATTTTTTCTTTCACTACTCCACCAATAAGGACCGTCTTTTTTTACAGATATGTTTTGTTCACCTTCTGATGTTGTTAATGATACATCTCCTTTAAAACCTAATTTACTACCTTTTACCCCCATACCTTCTGCTTTTGAAACATCAGAAATGAAAATTTCTTTTCCTTTTTCATCAACAAACTTAACATTTATAGGACCACCATTTTCTTCTACAAAATTATTAATAGCATCTACTAACTCTTTTTCATTAGATACTCCAGCTCCACCTGATGTTTGGCCACCTAAATTAGATGATTTATAAATTGTACTTACATTTATTGATGTTTCTTGACCATTTAATTGTCCTATAATTTTTACATTACGAGCATTACTAACATTTCTAATAGCTCCTATCAGATTAGATTTTTCTTCTGGTTTATCTGCAAAAAATGTTTCGTTATTTACAACAATGTAGTCTGCTATGAAATCTTCTTCACCTTTAGAACCTAATTTAAATGGTTCTAGACTATAAAAAATATCAACAAATTGATCAGGACGTTTTTTAATTGTATTTAACGATAACATAGCTTCTTCTAATTCTATTTCATTAATTATTTCTTGTAAAATAGATAGCTTTTTAGGATTGTTTAAATCAACAATCCCATCATGGCAACGAAATGACCACTCATTTAATATTTTATCTATAACTGTCATATTATGCTTCTGCTGGTGGAGGAGTTTCTTCTGCTGGTGTTTCTTCAGGTGTAGCTGGGGTTTCAGCTCCTGATAAATCATTAAATGCTGCTTCGCCAGCATCTGGTGCTGCAGGAGCTTCTGGAGCTGCTGCGTCTGCAGGTACTGCTGTATTTGCATCTTCTTTAAGTGCAGGAGATAATGATAATAAATTTGATACAGCTTGGCTTGCTTTATCTATAGCACTACCCATAGCTAAATCATATCTTTTACCTGCTACTTTAGCTATAAAAGTACCACCTGAGTATACTAATTGGAAATCTAATCCATTGATTAATTCAATATTAAGAGTTGTTGGTTTTGGAGCAACAACAGTAACACTGCTTAAATATCTACTAAATGAAGGAGACATTATTGATTCAACAGCATCTTTTAATTTAGGAAAACGATATATTAAATACAAAGATTTTTCAGCACGCTTGATTGCTTGCTCTTCCTCTTGCAATCTTTGTCTGATTGCTTTTTTAATATATTTTTCTAATAATATTTTTTTAGTATTCTCCATTATTTTCCATTTCGTTAGCTTCTTCAGTTAAATATTGTTCTATACTATTCATATAATCTGAAGCTAAAGTAATATATGCAGATACCCAACCTGGTAATTGTTGGTTAGGTTCGATCATTTTATAAATTTTAGAAGCATTTTCTACCATACTTCTTAGTTCACTTTTAGCCATTGTGGCTTCGTGATCTTCAGTTTTAGGCCAAGTTAAATGAGTTTCTTTAACTAAAGCTACAGCAATTTTTTTACGACGATTAGCAAGATAAGAATCTGTCTTATTTACTTTACCATCATTGTTGATGTCTTTATCTTCTTTACCCACTGGGTCTAAGCCTTCTACTAAATTTGATAATCTAATCATTGTTATTTCATTGATTGTTTTGTAGCAGTTGCGTACATAACTTTTTCAGCGTCTTTGCCATATTTGTCAAAGCCATCTGATTTTTTCATTGCTTTAACATTTTTTTCTTTTTTAGCTTTTTCGCTTTTAGTCATCTTACGCTCTTTAACTGGTTTATCCATTGCTTTTAATTGTTCTTCAAGCTCTTTTTTCTTAGCTTCAAGTTCAGCAATGCTGTTATCCATATCATCCATCAAATCACCAATAATTTCTGTATCAACATATTGATTAATATTTGTTGGAATAGCAGATTTAATATCGCTAGCTTCTTTGATATCTTCTTCGATTTTAGCAATTTTTGCACTAATTGCTGCTTTATCACCAGCCTCATCGATCATTCTTAAACGTTCTCCGATAGCTTCTTTAATAATTTGGCGTAATTGATTAGTATTCATTGTATGTGTTTATATATAAATATGTAAATTTTAGTCTAAATCTTGTAATCCGGTATCATCTTTTGTTAAATCACGAGCAATATCTCTTATTTCCATTTCAGCCCAGCGTTTTTGAGAAGATGTTAATGTACCGTTGATTGCATTTTCAACAAACGGAAAAAATTCATTATCAGATAATTTATAAACAGATGCAAAAAACAGTTCACGAACACGTGGATCATCCACATCCGATGAAATATATAAATCATTAATAGCATCATATATAAATTTACCATAACGTAAATCTTCAGGTTCATTTGAAACCTTATCTACAGCATTAATAATTGATTGATTTTTTTCTTTATCTGATCCGAATCCTTCTGTACCTACGATTTCATATAATCCTTTTATAATTTCATGAACTAACATAGGAAAACACATTGCTTGTGCTTTAATTATAAATTGATCATTTTCATCATCGTATTCCATTTCACTTTCACCACCCTGCATTTTAGCACCTTGTGCAATTGCTGCTAACATCATTGCAATAGCATTATCATCATCATAAGTACCAAATACTAATTTTAATATTTCACTATATTTGCTTACTAATTCTGGATTGATTTGGTCAATGTATTCTTTGAATAACATAAATGCAAAAGCTCCTCTAACAGATGCTCCTTGAGTAATACCGTTAATAAGACGACGTTTTGCTTTCATCTTTTCAGGATCATCTTCACCAAAATCAGGTTGTGAAGGATCTTCATTGTTAGGATTCATCTCAATATCCATATCATTACCTATACTAGCAATAATTTTAATATTAGCATAGTCAATAATTGGATAAGCATCAGTAACCATTTGGATAGCTATTGCCTCTAATTCATCTCTATATCCTTCTTCAGCAGCTATAATTTGGTCTAATACTTCTTTAGAGCGCATCATTGTTTGCATTAATGGTCTATTACCAACCATTTGGCGCAATGATTCACCAGACTTACCTTTCAAAGCAGACATGGTGTTAGGTGAAAATATTTTGTCGTATTCTACTTCTAATAATTTTGCCATTATTTTTTAGATTGAAATCTTTTAACAATTTTATCTACCATTTCTTCTTCATTCATTGAAGCCTTTGGTTTTGGTTTAACATCAGGATTTCCCAATGGACGACGAGGTTTTGGTTTATCAGTACCAGGTTTAGCTGGTATTGTTGTAGGTTCTGGGCTAACGCCTGGTTTTGAAGGAGCTACTGCTGGGCCTTCAGCTAATACTTTCTCTATCACTTCACGGATAGTTTCTTTTAATTTACTTATTTGCATTCTTTTTTTCGTTTATATGTTTACGAAGTAATTCTTTAAATTCTTTTATATGACCTGGATGATCTGCTAAATATTCATTTACAATATACTGATGTGCTTCTGCCAATCCTCGTTGTTGTAATGCTGTTAATAAATCTGCAGGTGAAGCTAATGGAAACGCATTATTACCACCTTCATTACCTGTTAATATATAGTTACTATTACCTGGTTGTACATTAATAGATGCTATCACTTGTTGGTTAGCTAATCTAATAATATATATTTTACTAGCACCAATTTGAATTACTCGTCCTACTCTACCTGATGTACCTAATAAGTTATTACGACGAGAAGCACCTCTATCACCATTTGGATCAACACGGGATGCATTATTAACATTTAATCTTCTTAATATAGCTCTTGGTAAACGTAAATATGCTACTTCTAATCCAATTGCATTCATTTCTTCACGAACGTTTATATCACCTGCTGCTGGAGCTGCGGCTGCCTGACGAGGAGCATTTGGTACACCTGCTGGTCTACCTCTTCTACCTGTTGTAGTAGCACCTGCAGCAGCGGCAGCTGGTGCAGCAGTACCTAACATTTGTGCTGCTTTAGAAGCAGGAATATTAGCAACAACTAATTTACCTGAATTAGAAGATACTGTGTAGCTTGTTCTTGGATTTGTTGTATTAATAATGTAAGGAATACCTTCATAAATAACAGATCTAAGTACACTACCAGCTTGCATTGGGGGGTTAGCTCCAATAATAGCTTTTCTAATATCACCACCGGAATAACTGCTTACATTTTTTATAGCATTTATATAGTCATTATCACTAAATGCTAAATTCTTAGATCTTAAGTAATCAAACCATGCAGAATATACTAATCCATTTGCAATAGGTGAATTTCTAATTTGTTGCCTCCAATCCATTCCTGACCGTCCATAAACTGCTGTAAATATCAGACTAGTTGTACTTCTTTCTAAATATTGAATAAAAAATGGAGAATCAGGACTTTCAGTTGTAAGTACAACTGCTGGTCTTCCATCCCACTCAATAATTCTTTTATCTGCAGGTATAGATTTTAATAATGAAACAAATGCATCTTTATCTATAGTATTAGGAATATTATCTCTAACATTAAGTAATGATAATGCATTCTTTTGGAATCCTTCATTATCTTTTTGTTGTGTAAATACTTCTTGTACCTCTTCATCATCGAATGGTACTTTAGAAACTTTATCACCGTCTATTTTATAAGATACAAATGAATTAGAATCAATTAATATTGTTTTGTTATTAATATCTTTAGCAATAATAGCTGAGTTGCTGTCTGTTTTTGCTTTTTCGATTACGTTATCTAATACACTTTTATCAATTACTTCATTAGAAACTAATGTTATTAAATTTTTAAAAGGAATCTTATCTAAATCTGGGTAGTCTAATAAGTAACGTGATGTACGTTTATTTAATTTAATATTAGGATAATCATCATCTTCAGTATATAATCCTACTTTAATGTCTTCACCAAAAGTTAATTTAATAATACTTTCATTATCTTTGGTAACATATATCCTTTCATTTTTAGGAACATCCCATTTATCAAATTTAACTAAAAATTTCTTAATTTCAAATGAAATAGAATCTAGAGTTAGATATTTCAACTCTATTTTATCTCTCATATTTGCTATGATTGATCTTGTATCTCCATTTGAGAATTTATCTAAATTTTTAACTAAAGTTATACTATTTAAAATACCAAAATTAGTAGCAATAGTATTAGCAATTTGTGGATATTTTGGTAAGTATTTTTCTACAAAAGTATCATTACTAATATCTTGGAATAATTCTCTACCTTTTCTAACAACTAAATATTGTTCTTTAGCTTTAAAAGGAAGTTTAGCCCACTCTCTAACACCAATGGGATTATTTTTATATAATTGATTTATTTTTTCTTTGTTAGATAAAGGAATATATTTGAATACACTTCTTAAACCAGTAACTGAAGGGAAATTTTGTTCAATAAAGCTCCATGGTTCCCATCTATCCCATTCTGTAGCTCTACCACCAACATCATTATTTGATCTGTCTGATGCTTTATAAGTGTCATCTTTACCAACAACCACAACAAAGAAACTCTTACGATCGCTATTAGGTAAATTTGTATCTTTTACTAAATAAAATGTTGGGTTTTTTCTATTATCATCATAACGATAGTTACCAAATGAACCTCTGGTAATACACCAAGATTCACCTCTACCGAAATTTAAACAGTTTTCTTCTTTAGAACCATTATATATAATTAAACCATTCTGGTCATAAACCACATCTGGAGTAATGTCAACTTCTTCTTCAGGTTCTTCAACACCTTTAGTTGAAGTTACTAATTTTATTAATTTAGATAAACTATATTTACGTAAATCTTTTTCAGTAACTTTAGGTGAATTTTTTAAAGAATCAAAACGTTCAATATATGCTTTTAATTTATCATCAGCAATTTCAATATTTAAATCATCAGCTTCTTCTTTAAATTTAGTCATCAATTTATTAATCTCACCTTCTGAGTATTCATTAAGGGAAAATAAATTGTGTGTTACGTGAATTATGAATTTGTCAATTGCTCTCATTATTTATTAAACTTTACTTTTGCTTTATCTGTATTAGATACAAATTGCTTACCTTTTTTAGACCCAGCTACTTTTTTACGTGATGTAGCAGCGCGTTCAGCTTTAGTTAAACGATTTGCCTTAGCACGAGGTAAACAACGAGTTGTTGCTTTATCTTTTTTCATTGTACCACAAGGACCAGTTATGTTACCTTGTGTATCAATACGAACCCAATCTTCTTTTTTAAACCAATCACGAAGAGATTCATGTAAATCTAAATCATCTTCTTCCATTAATCCTTTACATACCTTAACAGCACGACCAGAAAGATAAGCTGATGGTTTTTCACCAGCAGCTCTGCGACGATCATAATAAGCTTTACCTTTTTTGCAAAGCTTTTCTACAATGATCTGGTCTAGTATTTCTTGTAATTTAATCACAATTTTTGAATTTTGATTACCAACGAGCCATTGCCTTTAATAGTGCGATGCCAGGTATGTTTTGGTATAAATATCGATTTATTTATAAGTGTTGGTAATTCGTCTTCAAGTTGTATAAACCAATCTGTGGGTTGTGTGGGTTCAATAAGACGGTCTTCATTATCACGATGCCAAAGAAGTTCGATGGGATCTATATTTTCATCGAACTCTCTAATAACATATTCTTTTGTTATCTCTAAATCAGTATAAGGATGACTCATAACAATATTTCATCTGGTACTTTAAACTGCCATATAGTAGCTTTACCCTTTTGTAGCATCAATGCTGTAAGTCTAGTATTACCACCAATCAATTCTTTGTATCCATCTGAATATAAAGCAACAATTGGCATTTCTACATTGCCTGCTTCAATTTGAGCTAATGCTCTTTTTTGTTTTTCTGGGTTTAAAGTTTTAAAAGTACTTGGTTCATCTGCGTTAGTATTATTTATATCCTTTGCAGAAGTTAAATTAACAGGTTTACCAGTCTTAGCTAATTCTACCCATTTAGCTTTACCTAATTTTTTAAATTCAGGATAGCGTTTTGCTTCCATCCATTCTTTTTCAAAATTAGGATTGCTATATTGAACAGAATCTGTAATTTCTTTTAATATGTCGAATAATTTAATCATTACCAAAATCCACCAAATGATGTTTTAAAGCCTAATAATTTAGCATATCTTGGTAAACGACATGACCAATATGATGCTTTTGTTCTATCTTTTTTCTGAGCGCATTTATGGCGAGCTGCAAATGCTTTACGGGCTTTTGGATTATTTAATTTAGCTCTTAATCCTGTAGTATCACCAAATGATACTTTTTTAATACCCCCACCCGGTTTACGAACATATACATAAAACTTTTTAGAACCACCACGTTTTGGTTTACCAATAGGAGGTGTTTTCTTTTTATCTACTTCGTTTATAATTTCTTCTAAACTGATTGGGTAATCTAAAGGAACATTGAATCCATTATAATTATCAATTTCACCAATATTAGATTCTAATAATTCAGCATCATCTTCAGTTACAGATAATATACCTTTATTATATAATTCACGTGCTTCACGAAATAAAGCAAAATAATTATTAGATAGGGGGCGGTAGATATTGTGAATTAACTGTCTACCTTCAGTTATATGGTATTTCATACCTTCAGATAACAATATTGATTCTTTACCTTCAGATATTATTTGAGGACCATTGCAGCCACAATCTTGTTCTTCTTGTAAATTTATCATATACTTCCAATACGTTTATCAGTTAGGTACTTAATTTCGGTACGTAGTGCTGCTACTTCAGCTACTAAATCTAAAATTTGCTTACGCATTTCATCTTTTTCTTGAGATGATTTTTCTAACAATGCTTCTAATTTAGATATTCTATCTTTACAATCATGTCTAACGAAATCATCATCTCGTTCTTTCTTTAAAGCACGTTTTTCATAATATCGAAATGCTGTAGTACCTCCTAAAACTGTAATTGCTGTAATTAATACTGAATAGATATTCTCCATTATATGTACTTATATATTTAGTTATTGATAGCAATAAATATTACGATTGGGTTATTGCTTTTACCTTCTCAATATATTCCTGGAACTCTTTAACTAATTCGCTATTATTCCCACCAGACCATTGTTCCATTTCACCATTCTCAGTAACAATTTGTTCTGGGTGTACATCATTAATTAAATCTTGTAATATTTGTTCAAGATCACCAATAAATCCTTTAGCGTTACGTTGAACCATGTCTTGAACATATGCTTCGTATTGACCATCTAAACGTAATTTAGTTTCTCTTGTAATAACACAATCAAAGCATTCTTTATGTATTGCATACATTTTAGTATCCAATACTTTTTTCTTCATTGCTTTACCGCACTTAGGACATGTAAGAGGAATTTGAAGGGCTTTCTTAACTAAATCTAATTTGGATATGGTCATCTTGATACCATTTTTAATGGTCCAATTTTTCCCATTTTCTTCCCAAATATCGCCTTCTTTACGATCAATATTTTCTTTAGTATAACCTACTTGAGTTGAGATCTTATCTCCGTATTTTTTATTTACTATATTTCTTACTCTCTGTACATCTTTTTCTCGAAACTCTTTTTTCAAAACACTTTCATTCATCATAAACCTAATTCTTTTAATTGTTGAATTGTATCAGCAGCTGAAGTATGTAATACACCTACACCACCTGCATCCTTCCATCTTTGAATATTATCTGCTCTATCATCAATCAATATTGATTTAGGAGACGCATAAAATTGTTTATACTCTGCTGATTTAAGAAGTAATACTGTACCTGGGAGATTTTGTTCTACCCATTTTTGTTTTCCTGTTCTTGAAGATTCTTGTCTTGAAGGAGCTGAAAGTAATTTAGGAGAATATGGTTTAATGTAATTCCATAGTTCTTGACCATCTTCCATCCACTCCATTTCAGTCCAAAATGATTCACCAGCATCAGTTATTGGTTGCCAAAAATCAGCATCACCCTTAACATGATTTCCTCTAATATTTTTGCCTGTTAGTTTTTCATAAGCACCTTCAAAGTCAACAATAACACCATCCATATCGCAATAGATTCTGTATTGTGGTGATTGTGCTTCGAATATCATAGGATTAATTTGTGCAAATTTTCTCATTATTTGCCCTGCTTTAGAATTTGCTTCGTTTTCAGTATCAGAACCTGTAGTTCCGTCTAAAGGTTGACCTTTTTGTTTTTGTGATAAGTGTACCAATTCATGAGAAACAGTTCGGCAAATATCAGCCATATTACGGTTACCCGTATAAATCCAAATCTTGTCGTCTTGTGGACTATATAACCCCATTGACCTCATTTCTCTCGCTTTCTCCGTATCCCTACTTATCACGATTTTTCCCCCTCCCCCCTCAATACCCAATTCACGTAGGGTAAATCTAATGAACTCCTTTAATAAAGACAAGTTTTCTTGGCCTTCTTTTAACTCTTCTTTTTCCGTGTCGCCCATTGTATAACCAGCAGCATCCATGAATTGCTTCACATCAATACCATCTGGTAAAAATTTTTTGATTAGGTCTTCTTTTTTAGATTTAATTGCTATTCTAAAATTAGTAGCACTTATATTATCAAATGTTCCTGCATTAAATAATTCAGCATTTCTATATTTTTCATTTGAAAGAATAGAATTAAAACGAGTAAATTCATCTTTACCAAATGCTGCTACAATTTTAGCTTCTGGATTTGATGTAATTATGTCATAGGTTTCTCTAACAGGATTTTCATCTACAACTAAAAAATTAACATTTCCTGGCAGTAAGGTTTTATATAATTCCCACACTCTATAACTTTCATCAGCTGTAATTCCTTCACGAGTTTTAGGAGAGATAAAGACTTGAACTTCATCACACATATCTGATAAGCGTTTAACAACATTAAAATGACCTTTATGTGGTGGTTTAAATGCACCTGGGAATACACCAATAACGTATTGTTTTTCCTCTAATAATTGTTTTGCTATGTGTTGTCCTAAATTCATTACTGCACAAATGATTTTACTTTAGATATAATTTCTGATTCAGATAAAACGGATTCTTTAATTTTTTTATCAATATTAATGAATTCGCGTTCTAGCTGCTCTACTTGTTTTTTATAGTTTTCTCTTGATTTTTCTGACGCTTTATCCTTTTTAGCCTGCTCATCAGGTGATAAAGGTTCATCTTGAGTTTTACGAAAAGTTGATATAAACTGTTCTGGATTTGTTTGAGTTAATTGTTCTAACCAATCAAATAATTTACCTTGTTGAACGGCTTGATTAAACCCATTAATTTCTTTTTGATACTCTTGATCAGGAGCTTGATATAATACAAAATTATCTCCTAATTTATTTTTATAAGTATCTATATTTCCATAAACATTATTCCATGTTTGGATAACACCAACTTTAGGTACTCTACGTTCACGTTTGAAATTCCTTAAAAATGATACAATTGGGTGAGCATACACCATAATCATTAATGTATCATAATTAGACGCAGTGTTTAATAAACCTGGTACTTCTTTTCTTTTATATAGACCACCGATTAATTTAGCGGCATTAGATGCGGTAGTATCCCAAATAAACGCCTTACCTGATGAAAGTGCATTAGGTACGTCAACATCATCTACTTGAGCAGAAGCCGCTGTAAGATTGTTGAACATTTCACTTGATTTATCTTCAATGTACTTATCTGGGTTGATTATTTCAAACCCAGGTGTTACACCTTTAATTTTATTTATTAAAGTAGACTTCCCAGCTCCGGCGCCTCCCGCCATGATTATCATTTTATTTTGAGGCATTGCTGCTTCCATTAATAAGTCAATTAATCTGATCATATATTAAATGTAAATAGGTGACCTGGATAAACCAAGCCACCTATAAATATTAATTTGTTAATTACTTATGTAAAGTTACAGTACCATTATTATCAATCAATATAGCACTCATATTTTCAACCCAATCACCACTATTCAAATAACGTTTACCATTAATTATTCTATCCTCAGGTTGATGGATATGTCCACAAATAACACCATTACATCCTTTTTTATGAGCCATGGATAGTGCTGTGGTTTCAAAATCATTAATATAATTAGTAGCAGCTTTAACACCACCCTTAATCTTTTGTGATATAGATTGATAAGGTAATTTTCTCCATTTACGGTAATTGTTATATACTCTATTTAACCATAATGCAAAATCATATCCAACAGCACCTATTTTAGCTAACCATTTGTATTTTGTTATAAAAACATCCACAACATCTCCGTGAAAAATATAATAATTTTCATTCCTATATACATCATTTTCAACCCAAACTTTTGTATTGAATACATAATCTTCTCTAATTTCAATGCCGCCGAAGTGCATTCCAATAAATTCTTGTATAAATTCGTCATGATTTCCTCTAATCCAGATTATCTGGGTTTTATTAGATAATTTTAATAGTTTTGAAATAACTTTAGTATGGTGTTTTTTCCATTTAGAACCTCTGTTTATTGCCCACCCATCTACTATATCACCATTAAGGATTAATAAAGGTGTTGGGTGTTTATCTAAAAATTCGATAAATTCCTCTGCTTTAGAATCTTTAGTTCCTAGATGTAAATCCGATACTATAATTGCTTGATATTTCATTTCCAGTAGTTATGGTGGTGTTTAAAAAATTCAGGGTTATTTCTGTTTAAATAACTTTTTATCATAATCCAAAACATATAACTAACTCCCTTATTTTTAAACCTTCGTGCTGATGTAAATATTCCGTTTGATTTATGAATCCAAAATTTATTAGATTTTACTTTAGATGATAGTGAATAATCTTCTGCAAATAATTCATCTTCTTTATATCCGCCTAACTCCCAATATTTTTTAGTATTCCAATATTGAAACCCACCAACAGCAAATGGTGTTCCTAATTTTATACTTAATAGTTGAAATAAATCAAATAATCTAAAAACCCAATTCCACCCCTTTTCAGTTTGGAAGGGTACTGTTAGTAAATCTCCTTCAAAATCAGATATAACGTCTAAAACTGTTTTATCAAGCAACATTATATCAGCATCTATAAATAAAATATAGGGGGTATCAACTAATTTCGAGCCTTCAAGACGCGCTTTAGATGGATACCCCCCTTTAATTATTTCTATATTAAGAGAATGCTTATAATCAATTTGTGCTCTATATAACCATTCTAATGATTCTTTATCATCAGAATTATCCGCAATTATTACTTTAGTTCCTGCAATGTTTTTTTGCTTGCATATAAATCCTAAACAATCGTATATATTAATACTTTCGTTTTTGCAAGGAATTACAATAGTAAATTGATTATTATTCACATAAATAAATATTTCTAAGAAATTTTAACTGATGTTGGTAATAATTCAGTCATAGGTTTAGAATTTGGGTTTTCTAATTTGTATATTTCTTGAATATTTTTAAACATTTTAAAGTTAGATTCAATATCACTTACAACTTTTAATTCCCAACCTTTACCTTGAATTTTATCACCTTTACCTTCACCACGTGTATTTGCTTTAACCCACAAAATACCTGTATGAGTTACTTTTTCATTATGAGTTTCATTCCAAGCTTGAGCATAAGCGGCTAATTGTAAATCATATGACGTATGTAAACTGTTTGATGTCTTAAGATCTAGTAACCATATATTATCAAATAAACGAACAACTAAATCCGCAGTACCTGCATATTCATGTTCGTCTGAAAATAAATGGTATTCTGTTGCAATTAATTCTGGCTTATGTGTGTTCCAAAAATCAGCAAATTTCAGAATCATTCTCCAAACATCTAAGTTATACTTAGCATTACCATATTCATCAATCCAATTAATTTCTTCCCCATTCAAAAATGCTTCAACAGCATTATGTACTTGAGTTCCTTCACCAGCTGCTTTTTGAGCAATGATGTCACTGTTATGTCCTACATCTTTTAACCAAGAATGAAAGAATTGATTCTTAGGAAAATAATTTAAAATACTAGACACTGAAGGATAGTATTTACCATCTCTTCTGTAGAATCTTTGATCTAATACATTTACTTGTTTATTATCATTGCTGTATTCAACAATACGCTTGATCTTTGGATCTTTGATAATATTTACATTTTTTTCAATCATATTAATTGTAGTTTTTTCTTAAGTAAACTCTGAAGATTCAGAGGTTCTGTTTGCTCAAGAGTAGTTAGAAATGAATCAAATCCAATTTCATTTGCATCTTTACCATCTAATTCAACCATATAAACTTCCTTACCATACGACATTAATTTTTCAGCGTGTTTTAAGGCGTCTTTTTTGGCATCATTATCTAATGCAATGTAAATTCTATCAACATTTGATTTTACTATTTTTTCCATTAACTTGTTATGTAATACTTTTCCAAGCAATGGAATGCAATTGCGTTTAATTGTAATTGCATCAAACATACCTTCACATAGTATGATTGGTGCATTCCAATTTATATATAACTCTAAACCTATAATTTCTTTAGAAGCTACAGGTGGATTTTTGTATTTACGATCTGAATCTTTATAAGCGCGAGCTACAAAATAATTCAACATACCATTAGCATCATAAGAAGGAATAATAACTCGTCCAGCATATGGTCCTTCTTTACAGAAACCAATATTATATTTAATCATATCATCTATAGTAATACCTCTCTTAGTCAAAAATCTGAATGCATGTTTTGCTTCGATTTGTGCTACTCTGTCAAGACCTTTATCGGTCATTATATGAGGTGTTGGGTTGCTTACTGATATGAATTCTGCGGGTAAAACGATTGCTTCATTAGAAACATCGTTTGTATTGAAAGCAGTAGGCTGAATGAGTAAACTTAAGTCTTTAAATTTATCTGGAGTTGCTTGAGCTTGTTTGAATAAAGCACGTATGGTTTTACCCTTCGCATCACAAACCCAACAATGCCAAAAATTTTCTTTTTTAGCAGTAGTACGTAAACTAACTTCTAATTTGTTTTTGTGGTGTGAACAGAATGGGCATTTAAAAGCATAATTGCCCTTACTTGTGACTTGCCCTTTGCCTAGTACTGATTCGACTAGAACTAATAATGCTGCATTTTCAACCATATAAGCATGAATATACGATCTTATTCTGCCTCAAACAAGTCTTTGCGGAAAAATTTACCTAAAATATTATCATTTAAATAACGATCATCTTCCAACACATTGTGTTGAAATAGGTATTTTGTTTCCCAATATGTTAATTGTTTACTTGTTTTGCACAATTTATACACATATCGCTTTAGATTTTCTTTTGGTAATTTCTTTACTTCAAGAGAAGAACCATAGTAAGTCTTCCAGTCACTTTCTGATATAACTAGTTTTTTGCTTGGTTTTTTACCACGAGCCACAGGTAATGTTGCTAATTCTTTCTTACCTAATTTTTTGTTTTGTTTATGAAAGAATGCTTTTTTACCAATATATTGTTTACCTGTTGTTGTATCTAAAGTACAATAAACATATCCATAATATTCAGAGGGATCAAAATTAGGATCATTGATTAGATCCTCAACCTGTGTAACAGGTTCCATAACTTGTACCATAACTATATTTTATTTTATGTGTCGTATTTCACCAAAAACGTCATATCAGTTTCTGATGAAATAGGAATTGGTTTTCCAAATTTAGCAACCATTAAAAGTTCATTTTGTTCATTATATAAACCTAATGTTGTAACATATGGTCTAAAATCAGAACCTGTTGTAAAACCAGCCAACGATGATGATACGTTAGTTCTATCAGATAGCAAAGTAGGATTGTAAGATAAATTATATTCACTTTCCTCAACAGTACATTTTACAAAATTTTCATAAATTGTATGTTCATTTCTAAAATTAATATTAAACGATCCTGTATAAACTGCCATAATTATTTAATTTATATACAACCATCAGATAAATCACCATAAAATAATATTGAGTTTCTTACTTGTAGTGGATTAGGTAGTTGGAATACATTTGTTTCTAATGTTGAATCATTTGGACCAGAACAATAAACATTACCATTTAATGGACCCGGACTAAAATCAGTTGTTTCAACTAAAACATATGCATTCATTCTTGGAACCCCACCGGTATTAGCTACAAGTATTTTATAATAATACCCTGGCGTTCCATTAAATGATTGGGTTGCTAATTCACCATTTGTAGATGTACTTAATTGTACTGATGGAGTGAAAGTAATGTTGTCAGCTGATTGTAAAACTGTTAAGTTACCTGAAGCTCCAACTCTACCATATAATTTAACATCAATAGTATAATAAGTAGAACCTGTTGGTGGGGGTGTTACGGTACAGCTACCATTTGTAATTATAGTACCTGCATTATATCCATCTACATTTCCTGTTCCTACTTTATACCAATTACTACCAGAAGCATAATATGCATCAGGAGCTAATTCTAAACTTGAAGATAAATACATACGAGACCCAGTATATAAGGTTACATTAGAAGTTTCATCTAACATAACACCTGTAGGGTCTATATTAATAGTTGCTGTATCTAAATAAAATTGATTACAATTTCCACTCTCACAAGCACTGCTAGAAGTAGAACCAGAACAAAAAGTAAAAGGACCATATAAACAATCTCTCCATTTACCATTAGCTAAACTACTGGTTAGGCGTTGTTCATAAAAGAAATTAGTTCCACAAAAACTCTCAGTTGGGATGGTAAGAGAATGACTATACCCTACAGCTGAGCTGTTATCTGTAAAGTATTGTGTTACCTTTGTATAAATCTTATTTCCTGATCTTCTTATCATTAATTATAAATATTTATTTTGTTTATCCTGGTGTCAATTCATCATCACCTCCACCACCACCACTTGGTGGATTTGCTGGTGGGCTTTCTGGAGGTGGCCCGCCTACTCCTCCTGGGCTACCTCCCCCTCCTGGGCTACCTGAACCTCCTGATTGGCAAGCAGAAGCATTACAACTTGAAATTGGGGTTAAACCATCCAAGCTATGTTGGAAAGTACCGTTATTATCATTATCAAAACTAAGAAGAGTAGCACATGTTGTACCAGTAAGTACATAAATTTGATTAATTTCACTTAATAAAGCATTACTAGTACTTCTACCAATTACCGTACCTGTATTATCACATTTATCTAAAATATAATAATGATATGTTGGTCCTGCAGGTGGGCTTGCAGGTGGGCTTGCTGGAGGGCTTGCAGGTGGGCTTGCTGGAGGACTTGCCGGTGGGCTTGCTGGAGGGCTTGCAGGTGGGCTTGGGTTACAATTACAAGAAGTATTATTATATGAAATGCTTGATATAGTAGCACTTGCACCCGCTAATGTACCATTTTTAATGCAACCATTAATGACTTGTGGTCCAATACCATAAAATCCAACTACGGCTTGTTCACAACAATCTAAATAACTAACGTTACCCGCAGTATTAACTTCAAAATTTACTGATGTTACACACGATGGGCTCGGGCTACAATCACACGATGATGGTGTAGTTCCTGTTATTGGGGTTTTTCCTGTTATATTAGAAATTATACCTTCAGACACATAACATACTCCTCCTGATTCTAATTTAGTTCCAGAACTTATAGTACCAACATAATAGAAACCATTATTATTATCTGAACATCTTATTAATCCAGAATAAGTTGGGCTTGGTGGGGGTGAAGGTGGAGCTGGTGCCATATTACCTTCGGCTTTAATTAAGTAATATCTACTTGAATTAGCTGTTAAGCTATAGAACGGCCAATAAGCACTTCCTGTTTCAATACTAGAAGTCGTAAATGTTAATGAACCTGTAGTATAAACAGACATTGTATGAGAAGCGGAAGGATAAGTACCAACCCATCCTGTATCGTCTGGTGGATATAAAGGTGATTGGAAAGAATATGAAGTTCCACCATGTAGTTGGATATAATTTGCTGCTGTTGAGAATAATGTAGTTATATCTTGACCACTTCCTTTAACTTTAAGATTAGTACCAACATTCTTAGACTCATCAACTAAAATAACAGCATTTAATTCTTGGCAAACTGGGTCTGAGTATCTATATTCTCTAGCTCTTACTGCTTTAGTTGTTGTTGCTGTACATCCGTTAGCATCTGCTACTGTAATATTCCATGTACCACCAGCTAATCCACTATTTAAAACAATAGTACCTGGACTAGTAGTAGGACCTACTGATTTTGTAGTTCCTCCATTTACTGCTACAAATGTATAAGGTGAAGTTCCTCCAGTAGCTGTAACTACTAAACTACTATCACATTCATTATAAGTAACAGAAGCACTTACTGAAGATATTCCTGGTGTTGATGTAACTGTTGCACTTCCAGAAGATGTACATCCTGTACCTGTATCCGTTACAGTTAAAGTATAAGTACCACTTCCTAACCCACTAATATCTTTTGTTGTTCTAACTGGATTTGTATTCCAAGAATATGTAAAACCATTTCCACTTCCACCTGTTACCGAAGCACTAATAGAACCTGATCCATTTCCACAATTTTCACCTGTTGGTGTTAACACTATAGAAATAAGATTAGTAGAACTAATAGTAGCACTACCTGTAGCAGTACAACTATTAGCATCAGTTACAGTAACATTATAAGTTCCTGCAGGTAATCCTGTTGGATCTTCTACTGTTCTTACTACTGTAGATCCAGTAACCCAAGAATATGTGTATGGAGCAGTACCTCCAGAAACAGTTATACTAATAGAACCAACATCTTGACCTGGTTCAGGACAATCTACTGTTGTTGAATTTATTGTTACTGTAGGTGAAGGAGTGGATGTTATAGTAACTAAAGATGAAGTACTACAAATATCGTCTTTAACAGTTACTGTATAAGTAGCTGGTGATAGATTTGAGAATAAAGTATTTGTAGTGAATCCTTGCCAGTTACTTCCTCCATTTATTGATGCAGAATAAGGAGCTCCATAGGTGGAAGACCCAGTAACTGCTATTTTACCAATATTACCAGCACCACAAGTTATATCTGTTTTGTTTGTAGTTACAGTAAAAATATCTGCTGCTACAGTAAATGAAGAAGTAACAATTGTTCCTTCACTATCTTTAATATATAATATATTACTACCAATAGGGGCTGTTGTTGATGCTGTTGGTTGATACCACTCACAATTAGCTAAATTATTATAAGTTCCACCACCAATTGAATATTGATAAGGAGGAACACCATAATTTATTGAAAAAGTTACAGGTGAAACACCCCCAACACAAACAATTGGTTGGTGTGTTTTAGACATTTCTAAAGGTAACTTATAAAGTTCTAAATCAATACTAGCGGTATTACTTATTAAACAAGTATTATCATTTACAGTGTAATATAGTTTATAATTACCTGGTGTTATTCCTAAAGTTTCACATTCATCTATAAAAAGAGAACCTGTAATTAAAGTAACATCAGGGAAGCTATATCCTGTATAAGGATATGTGACTACTGAGCCAGTAGCAAGAGCTGTAGAATTACAACTATCAATATAGTCATTAGCTAAAATATCTAATTTTTTAACTCTCTGTACGTTTAATACTCTAAAATAATCATTTATAGCATTAGGAGGAGTAGGTAAAAAACACTTATAATTTTGGTTTGTTATTACTACTAAACCTTGAGAATAAAATATATTTCCTACATGAACTTTATTTTGTAATTCAGCAATATATCCCGGAGGAGCATAATAGCCAGGTTGTACATAATATCCTGTAAAAGAGATATCATATATATTTCCTAAACCATCATCAGCTAGTTGATAACTACCACTTGCTGTTAATATAAAGTTATTAGGTTTTATTTGTTCACCGTAAATGTTTTGGTTAAACGACATTACTCTAATAATATCGTTAGATGAAGTAGGGAAATTATTTACAAATGATGGATTCTCATTAAAATCAAAATAAGAACCAGTAGATATAGTACTAGATTCTGTCATATAAGACTCATAATATAATGAATCTAATAATGAATGAGAATTGAGAATGCTGGAAGAATGATATTGGTAATATAAGTGATTTATTTGGCGATAAACTAAAGATTCATATTGACCTTCAGTTATAGGACCATTAACTAAATCAATATCACCATTTATATTTTTACCTTTTAATATGGTAAAGTAAGCACCATCCTGAGGAACACAAGCGAAATCAAGGTCCCAGTTTTTATTAGCTGTATAAGGAACAACGAATACATCTGGAGTACTCAGTTTTTTGAATGATGCCATTTAATAACATTTCTTTTATACTAGTAGTCTAACTTAATACGAATTAATGCTTCTTTAGTAAAGTCTTTTACTAATGGTTTGCTTAATTTAGCAACTGCTAATAATTCATTATTATCGTTATATAACCCTACAGTTGTGATATAAGTTTGTGGATTATCAATTAATGTAGTATACAAAATATTTCCTGTACTATCAATAATTGATGGATTTGAAGTATAATTATATTCACTGTTCTTAATTCTTGTAAAGAAGAAACGTGATGAAATAGTTTCTGAAGATTGTAATCTAAATAATCTTCCGGCTGTTGTAGCACCTAATATAGAAGTATATAATTTAGCATTATTATTTTCATAAGTATTTGCTGTTACAGCAGGTGCTGTCATGTATCCTGTTAATGCACCGGGGTTTAGAACGATTAAGCCTAAATCAGGGAACATATGACCATATACTGTTGTGTTAGCAGGTGTTCCTGCAGATCCACTAACAATATTAAAATATCTATTACTATCAATAAATTGACTAGTAGTTAAAACAGTACTATTATCTGTTAAAGAAATAATTCCAGAGCTTCCACTTAATGCTAAGGTTAAAGAACCAGGATGTAAAGATTCTTTATATCGAGATCTTGCTACGTTAATTACATAAAATTGACTTACAGTAGAACCTCCAATTTGGAAAGTTGCTTCTTCACTACCATAAATTAGGTTTCTATATTGCCCATATACAACTTTAGTAGAAGTAGAACTAGTTACGCTTGAGTTAAAATAAGTTGAGCCTGAACCAGAAATATGTGCATATTCAATAGAAAATGCTACTTCCCCTGCATTATATACATCTAAATAAAATTTTGAAGCAGCTGCTTGAGTTGATGAAGTAGCCACGGCTGATAATGTAGCACTATCTCCACTCCATAAACCACGTACTACGGTTTCTGAGCTTATTACTGAATCTTCTGTGTTGTATCTATTAAATGACATATGTTAATTAATTAACTTTTTGAATGATTAAAGGAACTGTAATTCTAGAACCACTATCTCTACCAGTTACAGTAATTGTAGTAGTCAATGAAGTGGCAGTAGAACCAAACAATGTGTTAATTGTAGTTCCAGTTAATGTAAATGAAGTACCAATTTCTGCTTTAGATAATTTAGTACCGCTTGTTGTATTTAATGTATTATTACCTACTGTAGCACCAGTAATACCAGCACCTCTAAAAGTAGAAACTAAACGAACATCAGCAACACTCATTACATATCCATTAGTTTCAAAAGTACTATTTGCACCTAGATAATTTAATGTTTGAGGAGTAATACTTAAAGAAGCACCTTGTTTCAAAATTATTGAAGTAGAACCTAAAGAAATAACAGGCATTTTGCTTGTACCTCTTGGTAAGGTTACTAATTTATAACGCATGATTTGAGCTTCATCTGGGAAAGCTTCAATGATAGGCATAGCTTCAATTGCTTCACCATAATATGCTGAGCCTGATGGATGGGTTGGGTTATATAAAGTATAATCAACTTCATCATCTGCTAATGAAAATTGTGTAATCTGGAATGAGCCGTCATTACGAGCCAACAGTTCGCGGCCCTTTTTGGTTAAAACCGCATCGACAGTTACAAAAGAAGGATTTAATATTGCCATAGTTTATTAGTTACTGTATATAAATATACAAGTTTTAAATTTTATTATAATGTACCACCATCCATACCACCACCTTCAATCATTTTTGTTTTTACTTCGCGGGTGATTTTATCAATGTTTGCAAATACATCTGGGTGGATATCATCAGGGATGATAAAGCCGTATGATGTTTTACCATCACGTTTTATAAAGTTTATAATGGTATTTGTTTCGTCTTTTACTCTTTTTAGAAATACTATTTTTGTATATTTACTTGGATCTTCAAAATCATTAGCTTTAGCACTATTATCAAATGCCGGAGAAATATCTAAGACTAATTTAGAGTTTATAGTTCTAGTATTTAAAATTCTATATTCAGATACTTGCCCACTAGTGTTGTGGTGAACTATCATATCATAATATCCGGGTGTAAATGCATAATCAACATCTCCATAAGTTGGATATAAAGAATGCTGAGTTAACCCAGATCCTGTTGGAGGAACTGGAACAAAATCATACCCTAGAAAACTAGTTAATTGAGTATTTAAAGTAATACTACTAGTAATCGATCCTGAGGTGAATTGTACAGAATCAATAAACCCAGTACTTCCAGTAGTTGCACTAGGTAATTGATCTAATTGATTTGATACTGATTTTATTTTTAATAATCCTCTAGTATTAAATGTAGCAATATAATTAGTTGCAGATAAATTCTTTTGTTTTATTCTAAATTCAATATTAGCATCTTTATCTAAATTTTGTTGTAATAGTGCATTAAGATTAATAGTTGTGGATTCAGCAACACTATATATGTTAGGAATTTCATACAAATTATAAGTGTCATAGTATTCATAATAACTATAAGAGTCACAAGGAAATGTTTGACCAAATCCTCCAAAACATTGACCTGTATCTCTCCACATTGTTATACTTTCTTGCAACCCCCATAGTGATTTACTGTTTGAGAAAGATGGGAAACAGTTATTACAATCATTTTGGTTTGGAGGTGTTACAGTATCAAATACATTATACCCATAAATCCATTGCCCTTTGTTAAATATAATTGTACCAACTGAATTTACTATGTCTGTAGTTAATTGATATGGGTATCCTTGATAAGTAAATGTTTCACTACCACCTCCATAATTTTGATAAAATACACCCCCTCCAGTAAATTGAGTGCCAAGAACTTGATCTAATATTGATACAATTTTAGTATCACTTGCTATAACTGTGCTTCCACTTACAATTTCTAAAGACCAAGTAACGTCTCCTCCATCAGACATGGTAATTGCTAAATCAACACTTGCTGTAATATTATATAATCCTGTTTCAGGAACTGAGTATGATGGGTAAGTATTTGGAGTTAATGTACCAACATGATAGTCAGCTAATGAATTAATATCTTTAGTTACTGTTGTAAATACATTAAATATAGTTTTATCTGATCCTGTTGTAAACAAAGGATAATCTGGTGAACCTCCTAATGAACTAGTAATAAGACCTATAGAATGGGTAGCTTCTAATTCTTTAGAAATATTACCAATTTGTGATTGGAAATATAAAATACTATCACTTCCGCTAAGGTATAGTAATGGAGCATATGAATATCCACTTTCAAATATTAATTTAGTTCCATCTAAATTTTTCTGGTTGCTATATTTTTGATTATCAAATAATGAAACGTCTAAAGTATCGTTTGTGGGGAATGTCCTTTGAACTTCCTCCCAATTTTTGTTACGTTGGTTTAATTCAGTTAAATTTCCTTCTTCATCTACAAGATACTTAGTTACTACATTATTTCTATTTGGCAAAAATTTGCTTTTAACTACTTCAGAAAATAAACCTAATTTTCTAACTTGATTATCTATAGCAGCCGTTTTACCAAATGATATATCTCCGTCAGTATAATCGTTATATGTTGTACTTGTTAACTTAACACCACTATGTCTAGAACGTTCAAATGATTTTAAAGATTCATTACTATCTTGAACATCTGTTTGTACTTGAATTTGAGAACTTTGTTGTAAAGTACCACTTATATAAGAATATATTGGAGTTATTTTAGATACCTTTGTTGAAGGTCTACCTAAAACAGAATTATTTAAAATAACATTAAAATCAGTATGTTCAAATTCATATGAACTTGAAGTTGTAGTTTTTAAAAATGGGTTTGGATTAGTAATTTCAAAAGTTTCATTAATATCAGGCCAACTACCACTTAATTCTCCACTATAAAATGCTTCTCTATTACCAGGCAATAAACTATATAAATAATCATTATCCTCAGTAATTACCGGCCCATTATAATTTGCTTCATGTATTGTTTGATTAGTAATATTAGGTTGTAATCTTTTAAACTTAATTCTTTCTAAATTTTGTGGACGAATAGTAATACCGGTTAATAACGTAGATCTCCCAGGTACATAATCCTTCAACATTTTAAATAAAGAATTATCAAAAAATTTAATTAACCCAATAAAACCAGCATAATCAAACTCTGTTGTAAAACTTGAAGTTATATGAGATTGTCTTAAAGTATTTAATGTAGGATAACTTCCACTAAGTTCAAATCGAGGATCACCAACATAGTTGTCAATCTCAAAATTAGAAATAACAGAAGAAATAGATGATGATAAAACGTTATCTATTTCATTTTGAGGTGAGAATGAAATATCAATCTTGTGATAATCAGTTGATCTAACTGATGTAATATTGGTTGATTCTTCTTCAAGACGTACATAAGGAGATAAAACACTTCCTGTAATTTGAGTAGAGATAACTCTAATTTTATCATTATTACTATCTAGTAATGTATTTTGTTTAGTATTACCACCATATTCTTTAATAGGTAAAATACTACCTGTAATACCAAATATATTAACTAAATGATCTAATCCTTTATTACTACCCTTTGAGCTAAATAGTAAAGGAATATTATGATATATTCTTTTATATACTTCAGCAACTAAATCTTTTTTAGGAATATTGTTTAAATTACCAATACTTCCACTATTAGCTCCCAATAAAGCTAAATCTAAATCTACATCTGCTTTACTATTATATAAATGAACTCCTAATGATTGTAAAGCATGGAATACAATATCTTTAGATATACCTTCTTCAAGATTATTCTCGTTTTTATATAAATCGGTTACTGATTTTAAATAAATCCATATATTATCAAAATACTGACCCATCATATTAACAAATGTTAAGTATGGAGTATTTTCTGGATCTTCAAGAAGATAGCTAGGAATGAGTTGTATTAAATGGTCTTGATTATCTAAATCATAATCTTGTGCTGCTATTATTCTATTATTATACCAGTTAGTAACAACAGATGATGTTACTGGTTGTAAAATAAAAGGTTTTGTACTTGTTGTTTTTGGATAAGCGTATGAGCTTGATTCAAAATACATATATTTTTCATATCCATCAAATCCAGTAATAATTGAATTAATACTTGATGAATAGTATGCTAATTCAGTTGCTTTATTTGCTAAATTACTAGAATTTATAATTGATGATGTAACTTCATATTTTTGGATTGTAGTAACTTTACTTACAAAATTTGAAATTCTACTCTCGGCTGAACTGAATCTAATAAAATCATCAAAATTTGTATAGTCTGTATTAAGATCAATAGATCCTTCTAAATACTGATTAATAAAATTATGATTAGAACCTGTTAATTGATTAACTAAACTATTGTAATTATGGTAAGGTGTACTTAAATTATTAAAATCTACTTTAACACTAAAATTAGGTCCTTTAATAGTAGGAGCTGCATCTAATATTAGTAATCTATCTAAGTTAATATTAAAATTATAACTATCAATAATTTCATCTACAATCCAAAAAGTATCTTTTATAGAAATACTTTCTGAGAGTGGTTTGTAGAATTTGATTAAGATATAGAATGTGTCTTCTGTTGTATCTAGATCAATATTGATAATAACAGGTGTATTATTTCTACTAAAGTTTGCTAAATAGTACTTTAAATAAGGAGTATTATTAATCTCATTAATTAAAATATCTGTTTGTTCTTTTATTAAATCATTATTTAAAAAAGTAGAACCTACTCTAATTTCTGTTCTATCATCAGATATTTCTTTAATAAAAAGCGGTGAAACTGGTGTTCCTATTTTATTTCTAAAAAAGTTATATATTACTCGAAATTCACCATTATTATATTGTTGTTTTAAATCTTCTACAGGATCTATTTCTAAAGAAGAATAAGTACCATCTAGATTTAAAGCGACATCTGAGGGAGATTTGTATGATAGGTAGGAATAAGATTGGGATAAAATCTTACCCAAAGCATCAGTAATATGGTATTCTATATAATCATTTGCTAATCCAAAATTATTTGCAATAATATTTTGGCCTAGTAAAGCAATATCTTTCTCATCAAATCTATTTGTTTGAGTAGTACTATTAATATTCCCTATGATCCTTATTTCAGCCATTATTTTTTATTATTTGTGTAATCCGTAATAATTGTTTTTGCTTCTAAAAGTTGTTGTCTTAAAGAAGTAATTTCATCAAGCAATGCTTGAATATCTAAATCATCAGCTAATTTAACTCCCAAATATTCGGCTTCTTTATTTAAAATATATCTATGAGATTCAACTTCATCTTCTTTAGGAATTTGATAAAATAACTCCTCATACAATTGAAAAAAATCTTCAATAGTAAAATCAGGAGTCGCATTAATTCTAGAAAAAAAACTAAAATTTGTGTCTAATACACTTTCATTCCTTCCTAAAATAGTTTTATCAACTTTTATATTAGCCATTATCTAATTACTTTAAAAATATAATCTTCATCAAATACAATAGTTGAACCATCAATTACTGATTTAATCAAAATCTTGTAGAATCTTTCAGGTTGTAACCCATTCATATGAACTGTAAAGAAACTTGAAGTAGGATCAGCACTTATTTTAGTATAATTAGTATCAAAATCAACTACCCATTCATCTGTATCTAAATCTTTAATAGCCCAATATGATGAACTAGGTAATAACTTAGACCCAGTTATATACAATTGGTTAGTATTAAATGTTCTTGGTGGATATTGATCTCTAACTCCTAATCTAAATTTATTAACCGAATCTTGTTGAAATTCAGATTTGTTATTCTTTAAAGAAACAACAGCTTTATGATTATTAGTTACAGTTAAACTACCAGTAACGAATGTACTATCATTCCATCTAATTTCCAAACAAGGAGGATAAATAGTATGAGTATCTGATGAAAAATATTTTAACTCGAATGGTGAACTTCCTGTTGAAAATTCTATACTACTTGAATGTTTTAATATAAAACCCTCATTTTGTATTTTTACAGAAGCAAATGGATTTGTTTCATAAGCATAAAACGCAGCTACAGTTGATGTAACATCTATTTCAATGTCTTTTTCATCACTATTAGTAAATGATTGAGAAGATGTTGGGGTTGTATGCCAATCACCACCTCCACTTATCCAAGTGTTTACTACAGTTTTATTACTCCAACTTACACCATCTGTTGTAGATGGAGAATTTGCTAAACGACCTGTACCAACATCCCAAGATCCTGAAATAGGATGACACATTATTCTATAATCTGTTGGGATTTCAGAAGCATTTGCTAAATATAGTTTTAGATATGCTTTGTAATTACTTCCAGACACTTTATTTGAAATAATATCACTTATTTCACTTGTTGAAAATTTAATAAGAGCTCTAGAAGATTCTCTTGTATTTGTGAATGCACTTTCAAATGTGCTAATTTCTAGAATCTCGTCTATCCCTGTATTAACTGCAGGGTAATATGAGAAAATTGTTGCGTCCTTTTCAGGGAATAATTTATATACGGCCATGTAAAAGAGTTTCCGGTTATGCTACATATAAATATAGCAACCGGAAACTCCTATTTAATTATGTGTTATTTAAAATATTATGCTAATAATGCATGATATTCTTTAAAGTGTTTAATTCTATCTGCTAATCCAATAGTTCCACCGTTAACACGCTTAGTGATTTGTGTAACAACTGCATCAGTTGCACCACCATCTGCTAATTTATGTAAACCATTTTTACTGAAGAACCATGCAGCTGATAGTAAAGCATATTTTCCTGCTACTACTGTTGGGTCTGATATTAAGTCTTCATTAATAGATTTACCAAATGCAGTATAATTGTCTTTTCCTGTTAATTGAATATAACCACGGCCACAGAATTTAGCACCATCACCAGAAGATTCAGGTCCATTACCCATTCTATTACCGTAAACCTTGTTAGCAATTTTTTCAGGTTTTCTAGCATATGCCGCAGCTGATGCTTCTGTTGGAAAATATTTTCTAAATGTGTTTGTTAATCCTTTAGCACTGTAATTCAAATTTTCTTTTGTTAGTCTAAATCCACCTGATTCATGACCACATTGTGCTAAGAAATGAGCTAATCTTAATGGAGTATTTATTTGGAATTTTTCCATAACTCCTGGAATTTGGGCTATGACCGCCTCGGGAATGTGTCCTTTTAATTTTTCTAGGTTCATATTTTATTTAATTTATAAAGTTACAATTCTTCCTTGTATATCTATATCTGGGAATCTGATTTCAAATATAGATGGGTCTAATGAAGGATACAATATATTATTTCTAATAGCACCATTAATATCATAGCTATATGGAGAATAATTACCTCCAGATTTATTTACAATTTCAACCTTAGATATTGATTGAACTCCTCTAACTTGTAATAAAGTTGAATTTACATCAGATATAACTAATGGTTTATTTATTTGCATATTTTCAATGCTAAATTTATCTTTTAATGCTTTTATACAATTACTTAATACTTCTTTATTATTAAACGTTGGTAAAACAGAAATATCAAAATTAATACCTATATTAAGATAATAAGCATTTTTAATATTAATAGCATCAGTGGCCATTCTATACTGTGATAAATAATTTTTAATGTTATTTTTTAATACAGAAGATGGCATGATTAATTGTTTATTAGCGTTATATCCTAAAGTATATAAACTAATAGATAGTGGGTTATTATCTAATAAACGATCATTTCCTGAATTTTGAGATAGAGCAAAATCATTAATTGCATATACTTTAGCTACAGAACCAAAATGACTAGGCATACTAAGTACTCTATTAATGTAATCTTCTTTAGTTACTACTCTATTTTGAGAAGAGAATGAATAAAGGGTATTTTGTCTAATTTCTTCAACAGTATCTTCATCTCTACCCCCAACCGCAGGTTCAGGATTAGTTATAATCATACTATTAAAAATATCAGTATTTTGTGGAGATGTTACATTACCATTAAAAGTAATATCAGCTAAATTAAACTTTCTATTTACGATTTCATTAGATGAAATATTAGAAGCAACACCACCACCTACAAGATATTTTATAGTTAAAACACCTGTTGGTGCTAATCCATATTCTCTAGTAGTTACTACGGTTGCTTTATTAAATGAATTAGCTGGGTCATATACGTTAGCATCTATACCAATACTTAAATTATTTGGATTAGGTAGTATAGAAGAATCTGAAGATGAATTAATACCTGCTCCAAATTGTAATTCTAAATCGCCATTTTCTTTAAATCTAGTAACAAATCTTTTAGGTGATTCTATATAACTTAATAAATACGGAATAGAATCTGTATTATAAGTTGGGTTTGTTGCTCTTTGTGGGATACCTTGTTGCGCTAAATATGGTACTTCATACCAAATTCCATTTGTACTATCTGTTACTTGTAATATATTTAATATTTGATTATCAGATATAGTAGTACTTGTGAATTTTTGAGGGGTTTGTCCAAAATCAACAGTAGTAGTTTTAATTTCTGCTGAAATTGCTTTTACAGTTTTTGTAACTCTAGCAAATCCTGTATTTTCAAAGAATATAGTTCTATTTTCTTCTTTAGAAAAATCAACTAATTCAGTAGTTAAAAATTTTACACCATTTATACTTTCAACAACACTATTCTCAGGAATTATCATATAATAATTGCTGTCTGGGATTTGGGTATTGTTTAATAAATTAGTAATTAATGGTACTCTTTGAGACATTTGCAAATCAACATATGAAGCATATGACATTTTAGGTCTATACCCCAAAGCATAAGCTAAAGATAAAGCATTGCTTTTTTCTTTTGTATATAAGAGTAAATTTTCTTGGAATTGAGTGTCTAGATAAAAAGATAAAACGTCTCCTACATAAGAAGCCATTTCAATAAACATCATTCCTGGTGATGCATCTGAAAAATCATTATGTACTGTAGGGAAATAAGTTTTAGCATGATTAATCAAAGTTGATTTAAAATCACTAAAACTTTTGTTTAAATACGATATGTTTTTTGTTTCAGACATTATTCAAAGTTAATTTGTATTTCATCCGCTTCTCCTGATATTCTCATACTATATTCAACTTTTACATTTACATAGTTTTGATCTGGTTCAGGGGTAATGATTACGTTTTCTAAATTTATTTCAGGTATAAATGTTTGTACACCAACCCTTATGTTATTATTAATTTTATTAATATTATCCGTGTTGATAAAATCAAATATAGACTTTTTAATATCACAACCAAATTCAGGATTTTCAACTCTTTCACCTTTATTAGTTAATAAAAGATTAATCAAATTATATTTTACCTGTTCTTTAGTACTATACGTGCTTTTAAAAGCAGAGAACTTATTAAAAGGAATACTAAGACCAATTGCAATATTTTTTTGCAAATCTCTAGGATCAACACGATATATTCTTGGTGTAGGCATTATCCTTGTGATTGTAACATTTGTCTCATTTCTTGAGGACTAAGGTTATTAGCAGTATCATTAATAAAAGCAGCAAATGGGTTATCACTATTTGGATCTACTTGTAGGTTTTTTGATTGAGGTTTAGCACCTGCTGGCATTCCGAACATTTCTGCCATTTTGTTACCAACTTGTGACCTCATCCCAACACTGTGAACATCCCCACTATCAAATGATAATGAACGATTTTCAGTAAGTGGTTTACTTTGTACAGCATTTCCACTTTTTAATTGTTCCAATAACATTAAGCCAATTTCTTCACGAACTGCTTCGCGAACTGCTTCTTTAATAACTGATTTGAATTGTTTAGCATCCATAATAATAAATATTAAGCTTTAAGATTTTGTTGATCTATGATTAATTTAAGTTCTTCAATAAGAATGTCAGGGTCTAGTGTAAAAGAACGTTGAGATTGTAATACTTCATTCTTATCTCGATTTAAAGCAACCGCATAACGACGAGAATTTCCAGCCACGACGAATCTTGAATCGTTTTCTTCTTTTATAGCAAATGTAAATCCTTTATAACCTGAATCTATAGTACCTAAGTTTCCTGATGGTGATAATGTTTGTAAAACTGCATCTAAATCAGTTCTATCAAATGCTGCTAAATTTGAAGGCTCGTCAAAAAATTTATCAATTTCTTTAAGTCTTTCTTTTTGTTCTTCTAATTCTTCAATAATTCTGTCTAATAATAATCTTATAATAGAAATAGCAGCTAATAACCCAGTTAATATTTCAACAGCTAATTCATATTTTTTTCTAAATCTTTCTTTAGCTGGTGTTACAATATCAGGTAAAGGTCCTGGGGGTGTAGGTAATGGTAAAAGCACATCAGCTAACACTAGTATAATATCTAATATAGATAATATAAGTGAAATTCTTTCTAAAATACTCTTTATTGAATTAATTTTAGCTTCATTTTCATTTATAATTCTAATAGCATTATTTCTTAATAAAGTTGCTTTTTTAACGTCTTCTTTAGATTGAATATTATCAATAACACTATTAACATTATCAACTAATTCTTCAATTCTTTTATTTCTTACTGAAACTAGTTGACAAGTTATAGTTAAAGAAGCCATGATTATAGGAACAGGATTCTTTTTAGCGGCATTTAATGCTCCTCTTAATAAATCTTTTATTATTTTAGCATTTTTGCCTTTAACTCTTTTATGACTTTTCCTTAAAATACCTTTAATTTTTTCATCTGCTAATTTTAATTTAGCATTAATTGCTTCTTTACTATTACTAATTAATTTTTGATAATCCTCTGTTTTATCAGCTATAAAATCTTGTAATTCTTCTTGTTCCTTATCAAAATTACCTTGTACAATTTGCTTAATCCTATCAGCCTCTTCCCTAGTAATTGACTTATTCTCAATACGTTTATCTAAATCTGCAAATTTACCAAAAGTATCTGTTTTTAAAGTTTCAACTTTGCTTTTAGCTTCTTCAATATCGTTTAAAATACGTTGAATAGGGCTTGTTGTTAGTTGTTTTAGCTTATCTTTTGCTAATTTCTCTACATTTATATTTTTAAGAGATTCTAATTTACTTTTAGCGGCTGATGCATTAGATGCTAACCCTGATATGTTGATTGTATTAGACATTATTTTGCTACTCTTACTTTCTGTGATTTAATTTTTTCTAATTTAGGGATTAAATTATCTACTGATTCTTTTAATCCTCTGGCGGCAGTATTAAGTTGAGTTATAGGACTACCTTTAGATCCATTTAATGCTGAAGAGCATATAGTACTAAATGAAGATAAACTTGTAAGTAATGAGTTTAATAATTTAATAGTTTCATTACCTAATAGTACTGGTTCTTCAGGGACTAAGCTACCATTTAATCCTAAAAGAATAGTAGGTGAATTAATTACAAATTTATCATCAGCATCTAAACTAATAGTATTTTTTGTATACAATTCAATATTATTTTGAGCAAATACTAAAACATTTTCTTTTTTAGAATTTATAATAACTCTATCAGATGTTAGAATTGCTTGAGAACCTTCTAAATATTTGTTTGGTAGAGAGGTTGTAGAAAGAGGATTTAATTTTGTCTTAGATACCTCTAATGGAACCTTTTGAGTAGATGTTAAATACAAAGCAGAAGCATCTTTATTAATATCTTCAACGTATAATTTGCCACTTCCAAAACTATGACCATTAGTTAAAATAGTAATAGGATCACCATTTTTCCCACTATCACTCCAAAAATTTTCTCCTGTATTAATTTTATTCGTAGAACCAAATCTTAAAGTATTTCCAAATCTTCCTTCAAGTATATAATCTCCTTCAAAAGGTAAAATTGATTCAATAGATTGAT